TGATACTAATATATCAGCTAGCGACAAAACTCTATTTGTAAAATCTGTTATGAGGCTTGGAAAACTGAGAGGCTGGAAGATAAAACAATATGGCGATGATGCTGTAGAGATTTATGAGAAAGAATCAGTTAATGAAGGGGCAGCACCCAAATTCACAGCTAAGGAGTTCGTTGCATATGTTAATGATGAATTCGATTCTGAAACGATAGAGCTCATGCAAAACGTGTTAGGTGAGAGATTGAAATTTCTTGATAAAATGAAGAGTATAGCTAATCCTCGTACTGTGGTTCAAGGGTATATGCGTAAGGATGATCTTAAAGAGAATCTAGGTAGATATGCAATAAAGCTAGACGAAGGAGCATTTTCAGAATTAGACATTTTAGCGGATGAATCGAGTGATTTTAACGAATTTTTAGGTAAAGTTCAGCAAGAGTTTCCGCAAGTAAAAACCACCGATCCTACCTTTAAAGACTTTCTAAAAAAGCTTTTTGATGCGCAAGATACGATGGCAGAAATCACCAAAAATCCGATGGATTTAGGTGTTTTTAACACGATATGTGAGGTGGCTGAGGCTAATGGATTTGACAAAAAAATTACGAAAAAATTCAAGACAAGTACCGCTCTTATATTGCACATTTCTAAACAGTTACCCGATGAAAATCGACGAGATTTCATGCAAGAAGTGCGAGAGATTAAGAACGCGTTTAATATTCAAGAATTTATTTTATAAAACAATAAACAGCTTAAAGTTAATGCCGGCAAGACCGGCATTTTCTATTTTTCAGAGCTATTTATAATTAACATGAGCATCTTTAAGAGGTTATATAATGCTATAAAGGTTTCAAGAATTGTGATGTTCTTAAATAGAAAATTTATGGCTTTTAGAGATATTTTCAAAGACGATAATGGTATCAATGAGAAAACTATAGTTGGTTTTCTTTCATTTGGTATGATGGCAATATTTGCAATCACAGACATTATAACTGGTGTGTTAGGTAACCATCTAGTTATTTCGGAGTTTATTTATAACTCATTTTTAATAGTAACCTTAGGTAGTTTTGGTATTGCTGAGATTGGTAAGGTGTTTAGTAACAACAAAAGTAACAATAAAAATGAAGAAGTTTCTGACGAAGAGTTTTAGTGCGTTTCTGTTAGCGGTTTTATTGCCAATAATTTCTATTGCGCAAACACCTTGCAACTTTATAAGTTCAAATGCATATCAACAATGCATTAATGGTGGAAGTCAAGTAATTATTATATTTGAATGGTTTAACGATACTACTGCTAATTGCAATGAGGATGTTGTTTCGGTAGAGTATTCAACTGCCGCAGGAGTTGGACCATTTATATATCCAATAGGATATCCTTCAAGTTCACCTCAAGGCAACTTTGGTGTATTTGCCGGAACACCGAATATGCCTCCAAACTGGTCTGTAGAACATTATCTAATTTTAAATTATTCTAACGGAACACAATCCGATACTATAGCATACACTCCATCTGCTTGTATACCTGGATGTATGGATGTTAACTCTATAGCATATAATCCATGGGCGACAGAAGATGATGGTTCTTGTGTTGGTGGAGGTGGGAGTAGTGGCTGTGATCCTGGAGATTTTGAAATAACAGTAGAGGTAACTTTAGACAGCTATCCAAGCGAAACTTCGTGGATATTAGTAGACCTGTCAAACGGGAATCAGCTCGAAAACAATGGACAAGGTACTTACGATTTTAATGATATAGGACAAACCTACAGCTATACTGTATGTGTTGATCCTGCAGGTGCAGAGTTAATATTTAGTGATTCTTATGGTGATGGTTTAGCTGGATCAACTACTGGCGGTACGGTTGATGGTGATATTACTATATATGATTGCAATGGTAGTGTCTTATGGCAATTAGGTAATCCTAACTTCGGTTCTACAGCATATTCGGGACCAGTATTTGGTGTTCCTTGTAGCGGTATAACTCCTGTGTTAGGATGTACAGATCCTGCATATCAAGAATTTGATTCGCTAGCTAATATAGATGATGGTACATGTGCTAATCTGCACGTGTATGGGTGTATTGATACTGCAGCATTTAATTATGACTCTAATGCTACAATGCAAGCTATAATTCCAACTTGTAACTACACACTAACAATAGAAGATGATGCTAGTGATGGATGGGGTAATTCTTATTTAGGTGTTGCTCAAGGAACAAATTTATGGACTTATACTATGGGACCAGGTGCATCTAGCCAAACCTTTCCATTACAATTAGATACTGATAAACCAGTCAAGGTATATTACTTTGAAGTAGGTGGACCACAACAACCACCTTCTCAAGTACAATTCCAGACCTGGCATAATTCATTTAAGTTAGAAAATGCAGATGGTGTTGTGCTGTTAGAAGAAGGTGCTAATCCATTTGCAAATAATGGACAAGGAGCATTACAGCCTTTTGAAGAACCAACATGGATTACATATTCTGCATTGCCATTCTGTGGAGATTATTGTGAACCTAAAATATATGGTTGTATGGATTCTACTTCATTTAATTACGATTCATTAGCCAATACCGATGATGGTTCATGTATTGCAATCATAGAAGGTTGTACAAATAACCTAGCATTTAACTATAATCCAAATGCAAACGTTGATGATGGTTCATGTATTGCTACAGTATATGGTTGTATGGATTCTATATCTTACAACTACAATTCTCTTGCTAATGTTGATGACGGTTCTTGTATATATTTTGGATGCACAGACTCAACTGCTCTAAATTATGACACTACAGCAAACGTCGATAATGGTACATGTATTTATCCAATATATGGATGTACAGATCCTAACGCCTTTAATTACGATCCAAACGCAAACACCGACAATGGAAGCTGTATAGATGTTATTTATGGTTGTATGGACCCTACACAATTTAATTACGATCCATTAGCCAATACGGATAATGGATCTTGTATACCAGTCACTTTTGGGTGTATAGACTCAACAGCATTAAACTTCGATCCCCTAGCTAATACAGATAATGGGACATGTATATTGCCAGTTGCTGGATGTACAGATCCAAATGCATTTAATTATGATCCAACAGCAAATGTAACAGACTCATTAGCTTGTCTATATGACGCAGGATGTGTAGGTGGTCCTGGAAACCCTTACTGGTTAAATGATGGATGCTATGCTTGGGTAATAGATGTAGATGTTTATTGTTGTGAAAATGAATGGGATGCATCATGTCAATCTATGTATGATTACTGTCAACAAGGGTGGCCAGTGGGTATTGACGAGATGGATATTAATGGAATTCTCGTATATCCAAACCCAACAGACAACACCGTCACTATTGAAACACATCTAACATTTAATTATGAGTTGAGAGATATGATGGGTAAACTAATGTTGACTGGAAAGGATAATCGTTTAGAGTTGGGTATATATGAAACCGGTGTATATCTCTTAACACTAATACATGAAGAAAAGAGATTTACTAAAAGAATTATAAAACAATGAAGCAGCTTTTAATACTATTCTTACTAATACCAACAATATTATTCGGTCAAGAAGAGCAATCTAAATTCTCTAAGACTGTTAAAAAGTTAGTCAAATACTCTACGTTTTATGGAGCAGTCTCGGGTGGTAACTCAATTTCAGATGTCGATGTATTTTCAGTGACAGATGGATTGCAGACAAACACAGTTAAAACACCTTTTGATTATTCTATTGCAATAGGTGTGAGAAAGATTGCTAGATTTGGTTATGAAAATCGAGCTAATGTGTTTTATGACGGTACAGAAAAATCATACGGAGACGCTGCTACAATTGGAAAAATAAATGGCTTTGAATTTTTATTTGAGGCAGATTGGACTAGACAGCAAGGAACGTCGTTTTTTAATCAAGATCATTTTTTACGATATGTAGCTAATCATTGGATAGCTAAGGTTGAGTATGTCCAAGATGGATTTGCAGATATTCAATATTTTGAATCTTCAGAAAGATATAGACAAAAAGTAGGCGATAAGTTGTCGTTTAATATAGGAGCAGTACAGCGTATATCGGAGCCATATGGATACAATCCATTAGAAAGTTGGTTGTTATCCGATGGTAATCTGCACTACACTCAGTTAGCAATACAAGAAGGGTATTCAGTTGAATTTGATGGTTTTGGTGGTGTTACATATTTTGATCCAGCAGGAGAGTTAGTAGCAGAAAACACTCAAGTGTGGGAAGCGGTTGTTGTTCCAGAAGTGTTAGCAAAATACACAGAGGAAGAGCGAAGTGCTCTACCTTTACAGTGGAATCATTCCCTTGTTATAGGGTTTGACTTCTATCATTATACTAAAGATTTTTGGTTGCACTCATGGGGTAATGTAATGCCAGTGCACCTAAAGGCAGATGGTGATTACTCATATCACAACTTTAACAGCGGTCAGTGGATCGACTATTCTGGAGGATTAATTTTCGGTTACAAGTTCAATAAAAGCTTAGGAGTGTTCCTAGAAGGCAAATATAACAAGTACTGGAATCGTAGTTGGCACAACTTTAGTGTTGGTGTCAATTACATAATTTTTTAAAAATGGCAAAAGAGTTAAATGAGGATACAGGTTTTAAGATAAGTATCAAAACTTTGGTAGGTCTTGCTTTTGCAATTGCGACCATAGTAGGAATGTGGTTTGCATTACAAGCAGATATACAAGAAGCAAAAGAGCTTCCGATCCCTCCAGATCCTGAAGTGACACGGATGGAGTACGATATGAAAGATCAGTTGGTTCGACAAACTATTATGACAACTCAAGAAGATGTCACAGAGTTGAAGGAAGATATGGATCGTATAGAGGAAAAAATTGACAAACTAAGATAAAAGCTATGAGATTAATATTGATGTTTGCGTTAATATGTTTGTGTGCTACGAAGAGTTATTCTCAAGTGGTTGTTAAACATTTTAATGCTTCGTGGAATGATGCTAATAAGGTAGCTTGGCTCGGAAAGTTAACAGACTGCAGTGTTAAGTATTATGATCTTACCAAATATCCTAAACTAAAAACAAAATATAAAATAGTGGTATTACCTACTATAATAGTGTTTGTTGATGGAGAGGAAAAGAAAAGATATCAGGCTAATATTATGATGCAAATTGATGCAAAGCAAGAAGATGTGCAAGAGTTTGTGGATGAGTCTATGATGAGTGATTTCTAATAAAAAAATAAAATATGTTGTTAAAAAAAGGAAGTAGAGGTTTAGAAGTAAAGGAGTGGCAGAAGGTGATAGGTACGCCAGCAGATGGAATATTTGGTGCAGGTACAGAGAAGTTGACAGTTGAGTGGCAAAAGAAAAATGGCTTGGTAGCAGATGGAATTGTGGGTCGAGCAACATGGGAAGCTGCAGGAATTGACACAGATAACACTAAGGACACTACGGCTGAAGATACAGCGTATGATAAAGATGATAAGTTAGCAAAACACGGAACATACACAACTAAAGGTGGTCTTGTGATTGATAAGGTGTATTTGGATTCTGATGAGTATGTAAGAGATTATGGCAAGATTGAACCGTTAGGATTCTTTATACATCACACTGCTGGTTGGGACAATCCATACAACACCATACACAGCTGGAACAAGGATAAGCGAGGAAGAGTAGCTACTCAGTACTGTATTGGAGGTTCTAATGTAAAGGGTAAAGAAGCTAAATACGACGGAACTGTCGTAGAGTGTTTTCCTAATAATTACGTAGGTTGGCACTTAGGTAAAGTGGGTAAGTTTGCAATTTCAAAGATGTCTGGAGGAGTAGAGCTTAATAACTTTGGATACCTAACTAAGAAACCTTCGACCTCTGGAGACAAATATTACACATATGTTAATACAGAAGTTAAACCGGAATTTGTTTGTGATTTAGGTTATAAGTTTAGAGGACACCAATACTGGCATGCTTATACAGAAAAGCAGATTGAAGCTCTTCGATTGCTTATATTACATCTTAAAGACATTTATCCAAAAATGGATCTGGTTAATGGATTACCTAAACTCCTAAAAGAGGGAGTACATCCTAAAGATGCTTTTGAGTTTAACTCAGATGCTTATAATGCAAAGCAATTTGGATTATGGACTCACACAAATGTTCGTAAAGATAAGTTTGATTGCTTTCCACAATTAGAATTAGTTGATATGCTTAAAGCTTTATGAAAACTGCAGTAATCTCAATAACAACTACATGCGCCTTTGTGTGTTCTTACTTCCTAGGTCTTGCTATGGATAATGCAGAACAATTTTTATCAGTAGGTTGTGTTGTATTATTGGATGGCTTTTTTGGTGTTATAGCAGGTGTTAAAAGAGAAGGATTTAGAACATATAAAGCAATAAAAGTTTTAAGAACTTTAGCTTTGTGGTGGGTTATATTAGGTGTACTCCTTTCTATAGAGAAGAGTTTTGTAGGAACCTCTTGGTTAAGTGAAACAGTTATTGTGCCATTTTTAATTTTCCAAATAGTTAGCGCATTAAAGAATGCGTCGCTGAGTGGATGGATAAAAACAGACCTCTTCAAGAAAATACTAGAAAAGATTGATCAGCATAAGGAAACTAAAGAATAGTTGACTATTTATTAGAAAGCCTGTCATGATAAAATTACGTAACCTTCTTCACGAATTAAACGAGTGTGTGATTGCGCGCTGCCGTGTTGATGGCAATGTAGTTTTGGCAAAGAACCGCGATAGAATGTATGCTCCAGATCTTGAAGTAGTGCACGAAATTGTGAATGGTATAGAGATGGTTTATATGCGAGACGTCTTAACCGATTGGAGTGAAGGTCTAAATGAGAAGGGTATTGGTGTAGTAAATGCATCTTTAATGGTTGGTTTTGATGAAAAAGAGGGAGATTTAGCAAAAGATAAAGCTAAAAAAGGTAAGAATGGTAAGCCTTCTTATGATGGATTAAAAATCAGAACCGCATTACAACAATCTAAATTATCACAATCTATGAGATCGGTGATTAATTTTAGAGGTGATGATGAAGATGATGTTGGGGTCAAGGGGCTTACAATTGTATCAAACGCTAAGCATAGCTATATTATTGAAATGACTTCACAACATGTTCCTATAATAAAGCGAATAGGTCCTGATGAAGTAGTGACAAGAACTAACCATGGAGTTGAGTATCCTGATACTGGTTATACGGGTGGATTAAAAAGAAAATCTTCTTTGTCTAGGCAACAAATAGCTTACGATGCATTGTCGGATATTTCATCGCAAGAGCAGGTATTGGATGCTCTATCGAAGCAACATGATAGTGATAAGTGGATGAATCCGTATAGACGAGATAATAGTTTTGGATTTACAACATCTTCACAAGTGATGATGGATCTTAGTAATCTTAAATTTGAGTTTAGACATGATGCTGGCAACTCCACTTTTAAAGGATTGGTAAATAAATTACCACAAGGATATGAACCAAAAATACAAGTTACAATAGAAACTACTACAGATAAATGAAAGATTTTCTAAGGAATGCAGATTATATTCGTGAGTTAGCAAAAAAACAAAAGTTGCAGGAGGAAGGAGCGTTTAAAGCTAAAAAGAAACAAGATCAAAGAAGAAGGAAAGAGGCTTTTTTGCGATATCAACAACATCTACAGGCTTACGGTAGTAATACTGGAACAGCTGCAGCCAGTGGTTTTACAAACACCTACTCTGCTAAATTTGATGGAGATGTAGCGGATAGTACTATAGGGTTTGGTGATAATATGGTAATCTCACCTTCCAGTTCTTTTAGTATAAGTACATGGGTAAAACATGATTCAAATCCAGGAGAAAGCGGAGTTAGAATTGCTAGTAAAGTAGCTTCAGGTCGAGGTGTAGAATATAAAGGATTAAGTTTAACTGTAGATAGTTTTAGTGGAGTAAAAGTTTTAATTCAAGGACGGGAGCCCGTCACCAACAATCCTAAGGGATTAACTGTAAGATCTGCTGTACACAGTGGATCAGACAATGCTGGAGGAGGTAATATTATTCCAAACGCATCACTTGGTTGGTATCATCTGGTAGTAACATATAATGGAAATTTTAGTAGTTCTGGAATGGATATATATGTAAATGGTATTAGTCGTGTATCACAATCATCAAATGGGACACACGCGGAATCATTTGATACCAGCAACATGACTCCAGGATCTTCTACCAATGACACAACACCATTCCACATTGGTTCACGTAATGGTGCAAGTGATTTTATGAACGGCAATATAGATGAATTTGTATACTTTACTGGATCTTTGGCTCAATCTGATGTAAGTAACTTATATAATAGTGGTGTTCCTACAGATGCTACTAGCATTGATTATAGTAACCAATTTATAGCTATCCAACATTATTATAGAATGGGTGATAATGATGGAGGTACTGGAACAACAGTAACTGATCAGGTAGGTAGTGTTAATGGTACACTCACCGGAGAGGGAATAGTGTTTGAAGAAGATGTACCAGGATAACATGATTAAGCTACAACAAATATTAGAATCAGTAAACCAAGCTGAATTAGATGAAGTGGAAGCTTACTTAGATAAGATGTTTGCTGCTATTGGAATTGATATAGAATTCACAAGACATTTTATGGATCGAGTAAACGATATACGTAATCGTAAATCAATAGAGCCAGAAGAGATTGAGGATCTGTTTACAAAGACATATGAGGATCACGGACAGGAGATAAAGAGTTTAGGAGCTAGTGGAGAGGCTGTAATCACTGATATGGAATCTAATATTAACGTACCGTTTGTTCTTAGATTCAATCCTAGAACCAAAAAACTGGACTTAATATCTAAAACAGTTATGCGTAAACTTAATTTTAAAACATCGGGTAAAAAGTTGAAAGTATAATATAATTTTCGTATATTAAGTGTATGGAAAAAATATTATTTGGTCCTCATGCAATAGAGGACAAAGTTTTAGAGCTGGCAGAAAAAATGAACGGTCTTTATCCAGACGAACCAAAAGCACTGTATCCAGTATTAACACCAATCCTGCAAGGAGGTATTACATTCTTTCAGGATGTAGCTAAAAACCTACTATTCGACGCTTATGTGGATTGTGTAGGAGTTGAGTCATATAAAGGTCAAGCTAGAGGTGAGATTAACTTATATAAAGATTGGAATATTAATTTGGCAGATAAGGATGTTTGGTTGGTAGATGATATTTGTGACTCTGGAAAGACGATGGCATATTTAGAAAAACTCGCTTACGATAGAGGAGCAAAACACGTTTACAAAGCAACTTTATTAAAGAGACATGACTGTCCAATGGAGCTAGACTTTTGCGGATACACTCTACAAGATGAGTGGGTGTTTGGGTATGGCATGGATCATCCGGATGGATTAGGAAGATTAAGCGACTCTATTTTCCAAGTTTAATTATATTCCAAGCTATTTATAATAAACACGTACATAAATGGCAACAATTTCAAGAACTGGTATTAGCAATACTTCAACAATCGACGCAGAGCATATTACACGAATCATTGATGCGCTAGACGGTGCAACAGCCACTGAAGTAGTAGCTTCTGGATCTTTTTCTGGATCATTTACTGGATCTCACGTTGGAGACTTTTCGGGAGACGGAACAAACATAACTGGAGTAACTGCTGAGTGGGATGGCACCCATAACGGTAACGCACAGATTACTGGATCGTTAGTTATTACAGCTAATCTGACAGCATCTGGTAATATAAGTTCAAGTGGAGACATAACAGCAGCTAATTTTGATACTGTTGGGAAAGTAACGGCAGACATATCAATTACGACCCCAATCGTAAAGAGTGCTACAAGTGTTTTACAAGTCCTTGATAACTTAGATGTAGTTGGCCACATGACAGCCTCAGGTAATGTGAGTGCGAGTGGTAATATAGTAGGTACTGATATAACTGTAATAGATGACTTATTTATTAAAGATTCTATTTATTCAGTGGGTGCTGATGATCCATCCATAAAACTAAATGCAGGAGCAACAAACTTTGATGTAGATATTGGAGATGTAGATGGAGCTTCAGCTGAGACTATATTTAAAGTAAAAGACAGTAATCAAAGTTTTCAATTTTTAAATGGAAACGTAACAGCTTCCATTATAAGTGCGTCGGTTGGTTTTATTGGAGATTTAACTGGAAATGCAATTACTGCTACAACTGCAACTAACGCAACTAACGTAGCTATAACTACAGAAAATTCAAATGCTGCTTTCAACATACACTTTGGAAATGCTACGTCTGGAAATGATGGAGTTAATGTAACTAGTAGCCTCTCCTTTAATCCAGGCATTCAAAGTGGTGTGTTAACTGTTGGTGCTCTAGCCAATGTAAAAACAACTCACGTAACAGCATCAGGCTTTATTACTGCTCCAAACATATCTGCAAGTGTTGAGATTTCAGCCGCTAGATATGTAGAAGCGGTTCAAGATGTTGCAGCTGCTGGAAATAATCAAGATAGTGCTACTCAGATTGCTGCAGGTATGTCAAGAGTGTTTGTTACATCTGCTGATAATTCTAAAGGTGTCAAGCTTCCGTTAGTGTCGGCAGTTTCACGTGGAACAACATACACTATTCACAATACTGTTAGTAATAGAACATTAGAAGTGTATCCTGGAGTGGATGATAACTTACTACCAATGCTACCTACCAACGGCCCAGCAACAGTGCCTGCAGGTGCAGTTTTAGTAGTAACAAAGTATACTGACCTCAGATGGTTGTGTTACTTTGGTGGCGCAATATCATAATAAATTAAATTTATCTGACAAAATAGTTGACTTTCTGGATTATTTTTCTGATATTAAAGTTTATACATTAACATTTAAAAACACATAATACTATGTTATTTACTTCATTATTAATTACTAGTGTATTTGTTAATATAGGGCTAGCTATTGTCTTATATAGAAATAATACAAATACTAAAGATTTACAATTCAAGGTTAAAGCCATACAAGGGTGGGCTGACCAAGCTTACCAAAAAATAGCAAAGCTAGAAGAAACAAGAAATTCTCTTCTCGAGCATGTAGCTAATATGGATAAGCCAGTGAAGCCTGCAACGAATAAAAAACCAACAAGACGCTCTTCTAAAAAATCAAAAAAGTAGTATGAATAGCTACTACGATGCTTTAGTGGATAATGGTTTTTTGTCAAAGGCAAAGCATCAAATAACAAAAGCAGCTGCTAGTCTAGACCTAAATGCTTTCGGGGAATCACCATCTATAGAAAATGTCAAAGGTGAGTGGATGTGGCATTTTAGTCGCAGTGAAAAGAAGCTGGATTTTGACTATCTGTGCGAGGAATTATCTCTTTTTGATCATATTACTGATCACTTAGATGAACTCGACAAAGAGCATGATATCATGGTTTTGAACGCGTTTGATATCCTTATATACGTGAGTCCTCACAAAAAATCCATAAAAAAATCGATTAATTTAGATTTTAAAGAGCAAGGAATGTTGCCATATTACGTTACAAAACGTAAGGTAAATGGCCAGTTTTTATGGTTTTGTTTAACTTGGACTGTGTTTCCCTTCCAACCTATTAGTGAAAATTAGCATTTTTGAGAAAAAAGTTGTATAGTTACTACTATAATAGTCACACAAGTAGAAAGCTATGCCTTATTTAGAATGTCAAAATTGCGGACAAATGGAGTACAGAGATCAGATTACTCCAGGTACTATACTAAAACACTGTTCTGATTGCGTAAGAGAGATGTGGGATCCAAATGATCTTCCAAAACCTAAAAGACCTTCCGGATTCCATAGAGGATGGAAGTTTATGAAGGTGTTTGTGCATGAGAATGGCACAGTGTATTATAAAGGAGTGGAGCAGCCTAAATTAAAAGGAACACTGCCTGCAACGCCTAGAAAAGAACCTAAAAAAGACACAAGAAGTAAATCTCAAAAAAGGCGAGATCATCAAGAACTTCTTGTCAATATAAGTAAGTTAAAAAAGCAAATTAAAAAAGAGAAACGCGTTACATACAGACGTAAATTAGAATCACAGTTAAAAAAACTAAGCAAGCAGTTATGAGTTACACAGCAGAAGAATTACAAGATAATTATAAAAAGTTTTTGTCTTTTATAGACGAGTACGTCACAGGAGATAGAAAAGAAAAGTTAAAGAAGTTATATCAAGATCATGAGGAGCGTATTATGATGATGCCTGCCTCAGGCACAGCTCACTACCACAATTGCTTTATTGGTGGTTATGTGGATCACGTTATACGTGTTATGGAGTGTGCATTGGATGTAGATAAGCTTTGGAGTAAGCATGGAGCAACAAAAGATTACACTACAGAAGAATTAATCTTTTCTGCAATGAATCATGACTTAGGAAAGATAGGAACAGAAGAAGCTGAGCAGTATATTCATAATCCGTCTGATTGGCATAGAAAGAATCAAGGAAAGCTGTACACTAACAATCCGGTAAATGCTTTTATGACTGTTCCAGATAGAGGATTAAAACTTCTTTACGATAGAGGTATTACTATTACTGACAATGAATGGTTTGGAATTAAATTACATGATGGTATGTATGAAGAATCTAACAAGCCATATTATGTTAGTTGGAATCCAGACAGCGCCTTACGTACTAATCTTCCTTACGTGTTACATCAAGCGGATGCAATGGCAGCTCGTATTGAATCTAATATGATGAAAGAAGAACCGGTAACTACTTTTCCAGAAAAGAAAACTGCTAAGAAAAAAGGAAGCATCACAGACTCAGATAAAGATAATCTGAAAAATACATTCGATAAATTATTCAAATAATATGTTAGTAGTAGTTATAACACTGTCTGTATTGTTAGCCGTAGCATTATGGCTTCTAATCGTTCAGTTTAAAAAATCAGAAAAATTAATGGGATTTCTTGAATTGTATGTCAGAATGTTATCTGTCATAGCACTTCGTACTGATAAAGCATACAAGAGAATGCAGGAAATTGATCGTTTAGGTTCATTTGAAGCTGACGACGAAACTGGATATATATTTCAAGAGATAAAAGCAGCAACCACAGACTTAGATGAGTTTGTTAAAAAATACATAAGCAATGATGCAAAAGAAGAAAAGAGCGAGAAAAAGTAAAAAACAATATTTCGGTCCTGAGGTTGATGTGGCTATAATCGAATATAACGCAACAGAGGATACAGAAGTAAAGAGTAGAATATACGAAAGAGGTATTAGAAAACCAATGGAGAAGTTGGTTGAAAACATCATTCACACCTTCAAGTTTTATTACACCGACAATGTTCCGTTGCATGAAGTTCAACATGAAGTTGTATCTTTTTTATGTGAAAAGCTAGGTAAATTCAAACCAGAGAAGGGAAGCAAAGCGTTCAGTTATTTCAGCATGGTTGCAAAAAATTACTGCATTTTAAAGAATAGAAAAAACTATAAAAAGTTAATCGAAACAAAACGTATTGATTATGACCTCTCCATAGAGATTGCAGATTCAACACCTACAGCAGATGAAGAAGGTCCAGATTTAGAAAAGTTTTTTGAAAAGTATTTAGAGTATTGGGATGATAAGGTTGAATTATACTACAAAAAAGAGCGTGATCAAAGGTTAGCAGAAGCAGTATTGGAATTGTTTAGAAAGAGAGATAGAATTGAAATTTTTAACAAAAAAGCATTGTACGTTTATATTCGCGAGATGACCAACGCTAACACTCAGCAAATCACCAAAGTTGTAAAAGACATGAAATTGCGTTGGAAGCATATGTATAGTGATTTCTTAGAAAAAGGCTACATCCCTAAAGAAAAAATATACGAAATTGAAAGGTAGTGTTAATAAACGTATCTCAAGACTATATTCGAGATTTTATTTTAGATGAAATCAAAGCATGGGAAGATGTTTGTGGTACACCAAACTTGCACGCATTTGAGTTTGATCCTTTAGAGCCAGACATAGAGGGTAAGTTAACAGAGTTGGGATTCTATGAAAATAGAATAGCTTGGACAGCTGGTATTCGCATCAAGAAGTTGTATGAGTATTTAGAGGATATTGAAAGTAGAGGAGTTTCGTAAAACTTACTTTTCACCTATTTATATAAAAAGCACTATGGATAAAGATTCACCACTATTTGATAATAAAAACTTTTCTGATCTTTTAGCAGACATTTACAATAACACTAAAAAGAAAGAGAAGCAAATCACTGAGCTGATCAATCAACTCAAACCAATGATTCGTAATATGACTGATGCATCTATGATGGTTCCTTTAGTTAAAGAGTATCTTGAGGTCTCAGTGAAAAACGATGACAATTTAGTGAAATTGACAGCGATTGTGCAACGATTGCTAGTATCCAGCAATAAGAATACTAACACAGATGATGGCATGTTGTCTGAGGCTGAAAAGCAACAATTAATGGATGCAGCACAAGATTTACTAGATAAAGGATAGAATATGGGATTTTTCAGCGGATTATTTGGCGCTCTTAAAGCATCGCCAGCACCAGTACCACCTCAACCGTATTTACCATTTAATCGGTCTGGAGTGGGTCATGTGTTGGATGTTATCCTAAATGAAAATCACCCCTCCTATGATCCAGATCAAAACAGAATAATAGGTACTGTATTTTATCGAAACGCTTTTGCGTCACCTGGAGGAACTTCTTTTAGTTTCATGGAAGCTTTGTTAGCACGACAAGCAAATCCGCTCGATCGTAGTAATTTTAAAGTACCGTTACCGGGAGAGCAGGTTTTAATCTTTGATGCTAAATCAAGCAAACTTGATGGCCCTGACGTATTCATGACTACAGAAACCTTCTACGGTCCAGTAGTTGGTACTAGTGCTAACATCACATCAAACTCTGCACCATTTATTGGAATTGATCCTGATAGGATTAATCCATTCCTTCCAGGACAGAGAACAGTAGGAGAGTTGTCTCGCAGATTTGATAAAAAAATTAAAAGTTTAGGCGCATTTAAAAACAACCAAAACAAATCTATTGTACATAAGCAAGTAGCATTGAATGAGGGTGATTTTGTATTGCAAGGTCGGTTTGGAGGAAGTATCAGATTTGCAGGAACACCCGACCCTGCAAACCTTACTAAGGTAATAAAAGAGCAACAATTTGCTCAAACAGAAGCTGGAGTGCCTGGAGATCCTATTATCCTTATGCGAGTAGATAATGATAAAAACACAGCGTCTGAGAGTGAAAACAAATCATACCAATCAGAAGATGTTAATGTTGATGCAACTTCAATGTACTTAACTTCTACACAACAAATACCAATAAAATTAGCCTTACCTGATGGAAATGATTTAGCTCATCCATTAGCTTCTTGGGCTAATACATATGGTATTGAGCTTTCCACTGATGTCAAAAAAACTGCTAACAAAGCTAAGGATGGAGAGGATGCTAGGAGTGGAGCAAATAAAACAGCACCGAAGGAAGGAAACAAGGGCGAGGATGTTAAAGTAAACGAAGAGCCACCCTCAGAACAACCATCACCAGACGATACAACTTCTCAAGACGAAACACCAATTTCAGATGGAGAATCAAATGACCCAGCTAGCGAAGGATACAACGGATTCTATACACAAGGTCAAACTGGTTTAAGTGGAGCACAAGATTAATTATGGGAGCAATACCAAAAGATACAATTGATAAGTTTAACGGACTCATAACTGAGAAGGGTGATGAGCTTGCGCGTGCTCATGTGATTCGTATTGTAGCTGGAACTAATTCTACCTTATGGGCAGATTATTTAAAAGTGTTAAGAGCGGGACCTGCAACTGCTAAGGATGTTCTAAACACAAGAATCCAAGAAATTATTGCAAAGAATAAAGCAAGGTACCAAACAGAAGATATAAACGGAATTGATCCAGATACAATGTGGAAAATTGTTGATGGAGTTTGGTGGCCTAGTATTAAGGAAGTTGATGTGGCATTAGTAGATCATCCAACAGCAAAGGAGCTGACCTCTATGAGAGGAATTGCTATGAAAACTGTGATGAAGATGCACAGCAGTGGTCGTGGAAAACCTTATGCTAGAAAATTAGACTTTGCTTTTGCACCTTTAGAAGCAGGATACTTTAGTGACCTTACACAAGCGTATACTGAAATAATGATGTGGACCAAGTCTTACACACGATACACGCCTAAGACAGCGTTTGATAATAAGTCAGGAACATCTAGTAATGCAGGAGATGTAGATCAATCCAAAACTAAAGCATTTCTGCAAGAAGTGTTTACAACCGAACAAGCAGCAAAGGTTTGGTGGATTAGCCAATACGGAAACAATCCCACACTAGGACGTCCAATACTGACAGGTGCTAATCTAAATTCATATTTGGGTTATTTTAATATGATGATTGGTTGGAATGGAGGTGATACTGCTTTAATTAAAAGAGGTATCCAAGCAGAAGAAAAAAAATCGTTTAGTATCTTTCCATTTGATTCAAATAAGTTTACATTTAATGATAGTCCTACATCTCATGATGTAAAGAGTATAGGATGTTGCGTAGCAGCTATACAAGCACAATACAAATGGATACAAGCACAAAAAACAAACGAAAACAAAGATTTTTATCAGGGGTGGTTTGATAGATTTTTCAAGAATCCAAAATCGCTTGTTAATATGCTAATCATAATAAATGAGCGCGTTCACAATAATGGAGCAAATGAATTTCAATACTCACCCAAATGTGGAGCTAGAATGAAAGCAATGGCAGCTGCGTTAGCTGCTCAATTCAAACTCGAAATAGGAGACTAATGGCAGTATACACTTACGATCAGATAAAGCAGATTGTCGCTCAAAATGGAGGACTGCCTCCTGCCATAGCAGCTACCGTGACAGCACCACAACCTGGTCAACAATTCACCGGAAAGACGACTATTGATATAGGTAAGTATCAAGACGAAGTAATGGCTCTTTCCTTTGCTGAAGAATCTGACACAACCTTCGATCTAAAAGTCAAAGGAACAGCGCAAGATGTAGAAAAGCTTCTTGGAATAAACGAACGAAGCTTTAATACATACGCTCCTGGAGCAGTTGGCGGTAGCATATTTTTAAACAGTAGTCGTGTTGTTATAAACGCTAAAGACGATTACGCAATGATGTTTGGAAAAAAAGGAGTAGCAATAGCATCACCAGAAGCAGTTAATGTTGATTCTGGAAAAGCTATAACATTATTTGGTCATGAGCAGGTGTTTATAGGTGTTCCTAATCGAGGCAAGGAAATAACCGAAGACTTGAGCAAAGCAAGAGATCCAGGAAAGTCGGTAGGAGATCCAACACCAGACGAATTATACGAGCCTTTAGCCTTAGGCATTAAACTTATTAATTTTCTAGAAGACTTTATTGTAACCCTAGAAAATTCAGAAATAGCTGGACCATTAGGTAATGGAGTATTTCAACCATCATCTTTGGCAGAGTTTGAGTTATTAAAAACTAGATTACCTGAAATCATAAGTGAATATGGATATATAGACGGTTTAACTCATGGAACAGTTGATGCAGAGAGATTGAAGACTGTAAAAGCAGCCAAAGAAAAAGCTAAAGATTATGTTCCACCAAGAACTTTAACTGGAGTAACTACGGGTACAGTTGGACCTGGAGGACCTGGACAAGCAGGACCACCACCAAATCCAGTAACTAACCCAATGGCAGCAGTTCCAGGATTTTACGATACACCTGCATCACCACTGTATGGAGATGAATTAAGTTAATATTATGGCATCATTAGAAGGAAAATTAGCACAATTTGGAGATAATGTAGTATTTAGAGAAGCATATGACTATTTTCAAGCACTAAATGCAAAACTACGAGAAAGCACTACAAAAGAGTTGGTGCTGCAACCAAGCTACTTATCAAAGTTTGAGGTAGTTGATGATCTCCGCAAAAAACTGCGAGATGAGTTTAAAACAGCAGCACCTCCAGGAGTGGAGAGTTTTGATGCTGCATTGTCCCCATTATTAGATCCAGCAAAAGAGATGTTGGAGATTGCACAAGGATCGGACTACTCAAAACTAGAAACGTATATTAACGATTGTGTCACTAAAGCAAAAGGAGCGTTTGATCCACCACTAGCTGTTCCTTTCAAATCTGCAGCAAGCGGAAGCGCAGCTCCTGCAAATGTGTATAGTGTACCCAACACAACAGACTTAGACCCAAGACGACATGGTCGTATTATTATGATTGAAGAGTATGATGGTGCAATAAAAAAATGGTTACAAAACAATGCTCTACTATATGGCTTAACTTTCTATGGAAATGTTGGATTATACTACATAGGATTTAAGCAAACAAAAGAGCAAGCAACTAGCACAACAGCTATTATTAATCTAGTAAATAGATTCCAACAAACAGCAATACCAGCATCAGCAATTCAACTAAAATCTTCAGCAATTCAAGCAGCAAAAGATCCAGTATCTGGAGACTTGGATCCAATAAGATTAGGTGGCTCATCGGTACAAGACAATAACGGAAAGGCTTTCAGTATATTATATCGAATAAACAAACAATCTGGAACTAAGGAAACCATTACAGCATTCCAAAGAATGAATGTAGCTGCAAAAGCAGCAGGTGTAACCTTGACGTGCAACTCAGGTTTCCGACCGGCAGCAGGTCCAAGTGTAAAATGGGTATCAGATAGTGGAGTAAATGGTAAATTTACAACACAAGAAAGTTTAAGAAGAGATCCTGGTAGATGGAAGGATGGCTCAACATATAAAAATAGTAAAGGTAAAACCGTAACTAAACCACTCCACCCACACTGGACAAAATACGTAACCAATAATGGAAGTGTAGGCGCTAGCGGATTGTTTGGTCCAAAAAGCGGCAAAGAGGCTTTTATATGGTATGCTACGTCAGGTGCATTCATTGCAGCAACTGCTCCTCCAGGAAGATCAAACCATGGTAGTGGAATCTCTTTAGATTTTAACACCGGCTCTCGTACCGGATTTGGAGGATCTCTTAATGTAGCTGTTTATAAATGGTTAGCGTTTAATGCTCATAAATTTGGATTTATAAGAACAGTAAACTCGGAGGAATGGCACTTTGAATATAGACCTCAAATGGCATTGAAAGGACCAAAAGCCAAGTGTACAAAGTTGTGGTACTCAGATCTTGGACTAGATAATATACCAATATAATGCCAATTAACTTTGAACTAGATTTTGTCCAGCCTTTATTAAAAGATCTGCAAAACGGCAGCTTTAAAGACGTTGAGGATTTTGCAAATGGTGTAACTAAGTATTATGTGCGAACAATAGAAAAAGGAGCACCAATAGGAATACCACCAACACTTCCAGCACCAGCAGCATCCGGAGCCCCTGCTCCAGTAGGAACCGGTACCGGTGACAGCTTTCGATTACCGTTTAACGATGTTAGTAAGCAAAAGTTTAATAGAGCTGTGTTTGCTTATTTCAATACAAAAGAACTAATATTACAAAAAGGAAATTTAGAACAGAAAAAGAGAGCATTAGAGGGTATTATAAGAAAAGCAAAGTATCAAAAAGAATTAATACAAGGTCAGATAACTCTGATTAAGACTTTAACTCAAAAAGTGAAAGAACTTCCAATCTACATAAAAGAATTGGGTGATACTGCTAAAGAAATGTATGCATCATATAAAGCAGATTTACTAAAAGTCGTTGACGAGATAGAACAAATTGCCGCATCCGACATTGATGTTAATGTTAGCTTCAAAGACACCTTTCCAGAAGAGTATGCCGTGATAGAAACCTTAAAAAATCTAGAATTTAAAGCTAGCTCAATTGATGAAATTCGTCAAACCTTCAATAATATTTTAACTGTTACGCAGTATATAGAGAAAGCTAATCGTGTAGCGTCTAACGAAAACGAAACTAAAAGATATATAAAAAAACGACTATCAACAGCAGCTCAAAAAATTGTAAAAATTGTAACATCATTAATAGAGCCTGAGAGCTTTAGTGATATTATGACTGAATTTATAGCTGACAAATCATATATAACTGAAGCTACAAAAAAAAGACTAAGACAAGCTGATCAAGCTGTAGAAGCTATTAAGTTTATTAAATTTATTGTAGAGCCTCAAATAGCAGTATTAAAGAAAAAAATAGAAATCCAAAAAACAAACATAAAGACTAGAATTAACAAACAACTTGATGCACAAAAAGAAGCAATTGCTAAAAAAGCTAGTGAAATAACTGGAAAAAAGCTGAAGTCTGAGAGAGTGAAGTTGTTTGAAAAATATATAGACGATGCCAAGCGGTTAAAAAAAGAAAATGAAGCTAATATTATTAAGGCTAAAAAAACAATAAAGCTAGTAGCAACCATAGCAAAGGAAGGAACCGCAATATTAGCAGCAGGTACAAAATTGACAGAAGATGTTATAAATGAAGTTGAAACCCTAAAGACAGAGTTTAAAACAATAGCAGAACGTACTAAAAACGATGTTGAAGAGGTTAAGAGTATAAGTTTGTCTGGCTCAAATACATCAGGTCGATTGAGATCTTATCTAACAAAACGTGGACTTGAGCAAGTTTACCAACCAATAAATGCAGCGGTAGGATCTTTGACAATTGATTTTATCGATATAAGAAAATTGCTAGAAAAAACAGATAACAAATACGATCAATATGAGGATAAAATATTTTCGTTAGAAGATCAGTTTATAAAAATTGAAAACGCAGTAAGAGAGTTACAAAACCTCCCCAAAAAACAAAGACCAGCACGAACAAAAACTAAAAGAGAGCGTAGAGCTAGAAACACACTTATAACTGTTTTACAAAAGCTAGATGTATTATTGCTACGTCTAAAAATTTTTATGAACAAACAACTGCAACGAGCCGAAAAATTCGCTAACGAGCAGATAGCAAAAGCAAAGGTGCTAGCAAAACAAATTGAAATTGCAATAATCAACTCACTACCTATTCCAGAAGAGTTAAAAGATGTTGAAACTAGAAGAGCTGCAATAGAAGAAAAAAAAGAAACAATCAAGCAGTATAAAGTAAAATTACAACAAACAAAACAAAAAATACAAGCAAGTGCATTACTAGCATCTAACGCAGTATTAATAGGACAGAATCTAGCAGGAAAGGATTTTTCTTCCGCCTCAAACGAACAACCTCTGCAAAAAATTGCTAATGCCAAATTCCAATTCTTTACTGTAGGTGTAGATGCTAAAAGTGCTACATACAAAAAACAAGAAGATGACAAAAAGCGTTTTTTAAAAGAAATTACTACTTTAAAACAAATTGAAACATTGGTATCTATTGCAACTCTAACTCTTAAAGGTTTGAAAGATAATCCTACTAAAATTGCAAATGGACCAACAAATTTTGTTGAAGAACTCAAACGTGATTTAGAATTATTAGTGAAAAGAATCCAAAATCAACCACAGATTGATTTAACTGGTGCAGCGCAAAGCGGAGTTGATAAATCGTTTGAAATTCTTAGAAATTTTATAGAAGGACCAACTAATAATCCAAAAGGACTTATTGCTACTATAACAGATATGAAAACTGAACTTAAAGGACGATTGTTAAGTGAGGTGATTAAACCAGTATCCTTTGGCCCACCTCTAATGAATTTAGAACAAAAATATTTAATAAAAGTCAAAAAGTTACTAGCTCAAATGATAGGAGCTGTAGAGCCTGAAGAAGAGGAGCAGAAGGAAGAAGATCGAACTAACGAAGGACTGATTACTAGCAGTTTTAAAAACAAGCAAGAGGCAAAGGAAAGAAAATTGCAAGCCGCAAGAGAAAAGCTTGCTGATAATAAAATGTACAAAGTGCTACGAGATATGTATAAAATTCTAAATGAAGGCAGAGGTTCGTTTGTAATATTTTTAATAGAAAAAATAACAGAACTACTCGAACGCTTTGAGGTGTTTGTACGTACACAAATAGATAAAGTTGTTTCTTTTATAAAAAAAGAAGTCAAAGGAAGAGTTGATAAAGAAAAAAAGCAATACGAAGATCGACTGCAAGCTATCCTCAAAAAGAAACTACAAAACGACTTAATTCCTCAATCTATAACTTACAACATAGCGTCATTATTGTTTTGGACTGGAGCTGTGTGGACAAATACAACTGGAGCGACTTTTCAAGTAATCACTATTCCACCGTTTAAAAAACTAAGAATTGATGGACGATTAGAGGGAACAGCTCCATCAGTAAGAGAGTTAGCAAAAAACTTTGAATCACAATTAACACAAATGCAAGGATTATGTATCCCTAATCCAGCAACTGGAATTCCTCCGTTTCCATTTACTGGATATAAATAAAAACTTGCCTATTTATATAAAACAACACTATTATTATGAAAGCAATAGATTTTGCAAAACTCCTAAAGGAGATTATCAGAAAGGAAGTGCGAACGGTTATACGACAAGAGTTACGAGAAGCACTAAAAACAAACAAACAACCAATCAAAGAGCGCGCTAATGATATACATAGCACCACACACGCTCCAGTAACTCAGCAACCAATTCACAAGACTGGAAATGCTAGTTTGGATGGAATATTAATGGAAACTGCAAATGCCATGAGAAATGGTCAAGCAGCTCCACTTGGTGATGATGGAGCATATCCAGAAATGGCACCACAATTTACAGCTGATCAAGCGCAAGGATTTGGACACATGGCTAGCCAACAGACAGCTATGCCTCCATCTGGAACAGACGCTTTTGTTAAAGACTACTCATCAATTATGAAGTCAGCAGAAGCAATACACGATAAAAAGTATAATAGATAATGGCAATAGAGATAAACCAACCAGCATTAGATTTTGAACGAGATGTAGCAATAGGTTTTGATTTACCTATGAATTCATCCCGCGGGTCTGGTTTTGCTCTAAATTACACATCACTAGATCAAGCGGTGGCTAATGCTAAAAATCTACTACTCACCAACCATGGCGAAAGACCTATGCGTCCAACTTTTGGTTGTAATTTGCGAGGAGTTTTATTTAACAATAATACAGATGAATTTGTAGAAGAAATAGATGAATTAATTCGTGAGAGTTTTAAGGTGCAATTGCCGTATATTAATATTCAAAAACTAGAAGTATTAAGATCAGAAACTAATCCAAACTTATTAGGCATTTCATTAAGTATAAATTTAATTGGAAACGAATTCGATACAAGACAGATAGATGTTACGTTTGATAATGATAGTGAAACACCAACAAACTACTAAGCATGCCAACAGAGCCATCAAAAAATATACAATATTTAGGAAGAGACTTTGATACGATCAAAGAAGGATTGGTAGAGTTTGTCAAAAACTACTACCCTAACACAGCTAATGATTTTAACGAAGCATCGCCTGGTATGATGTTTCTTGAGTTGATAGCCTATGTTGGAGATACATTAAATTATTATATAGATTCTCAATTTAAAGAATCCCAACTCCTTCAAGCAACTGAAAGAAGAAACGTACTAGCAATCGCAGCTGCTATGGGATATAAGCCGTTAATCAGTGTTCCTGCTACTGTAGATTTAGACGTGTTTCAACTAATGCCTTCTACAGGAACTGGAGACAACGCAGTCCCAGACACAAGATATGCTTTAAAGATACAGCCTGGCATGCAAGCTCAAGCTGTGCTATCTCAACTCATCGAGAACTCTTACAATGCTAATAGTACAGACCAATCTAATGTAGTAGATTTTTATGTTCAAGAAGCGGTTGATTTTTCAATCAATACAGCAGACGATCCAATTGAATTTCAAGTTTATAGCATAGATGGAACTGGAAATTACGAATACTTTTTAGCTAAAAAAACTGTTAAAGCTGTGTCCGCAACTCCTCAAGTATATGAAGAAGAGGTAGGTTCAGTTAAAAAGTTTTATAAATTCAAAATACCTTTTAACGATATAAACAATCCTAACTTTATTGGAATAGATTCGATCATAGATTCAGACGGAAACACATGGACAGAAGTTCCATACTTAGCTCAAGACACAATATTTGAAGCTGTAACCAATACAGCATTAAACGATCCAGATGCAGCTGTATATAGCGATGAGATTCCTTATCTTCTAAAGCTAAAAAAAGTACCACGACGATTTGTTACACGAATACTAGACGACGGTATTGAGATACAGTTTGGTAGTGGGATAAGTAACTCAGCAGATGAAGAATTGCTACCAACTCCAGAAAACATAGGATTGAATTTACCAACTGGAAAAATAGATATAGACCAAGCTATTGATCCCAACTCACCTGGAATTACAAAAGCTTATGGTATTGCACCATCTAACACAACCCTTACTGTAACTTATTTGACTGGAGGAGGTATAAAATCAAATATAGCTAGTGATCAGATAACAAACCTGACAGCTGTAGATACAAATACTGATAGTTTTCCTATAACCACTGGAATGTTAAACACAACAGTGTTAAACTCAATTGCATGCAACAATCCAACCCCAGCTGTTGGAGGAAGATCGCAAGAGACTTTAGAAGAGGTTCGACAAAACGCCATTAAGCAGCTTTCAACACAAAATAGAGCAGTAACGCGAGACGATTATTTAATAAGAGCGATGACTATGCCTCCAAAATTTGGAAGCGTTAGCAAAGTTTTCATCACCCCAGACGAACAAAATAACCTACTAACAAGTGATGTAGGTGATACGGTGTCAAACCCTCTTGCAATGAATATGTATGTGTTAGGTTATAATAGCAATAAAAGCTTAATGACAACAAACAATGCTATCAAAGAGAATCTTAAAACATATCTTTCCCAATACCGAATGTTGACTGACAGCATTAACTTACGTGACGCTTTTGTTGTAAATATACAAGTAAACTTTGACATTATACCCTTGAGAGATCGTAATGCAAACGAAGTACTGCTTAATTGTATTAATAAAGTACAAGACTTTTTTAATATTGATAAATGGCAAATAAACCAGCCGATACAATATACAGATATTTACAACACACTTCTGCAAGTACCTGGTGTACAGACAGTAACAAATGTTATAATCAATAACCTTAATGATTCAAGTTTAGGATATAGCAATATTGCTTACAACATACAAGATTCAACTAGAAATGGAATTATATACCCAAGCCTTGACCCAATGATATTTGAAGTAAAATTTCCATCTAACAATATTAAAGGACGAGTAGTAAATTATTAATATGATACTAAGATTCTATCCAAAAAAAGACACAACAATATACGAAAACTCACCAGAAACAAACGCTGGGTTAGATAGTGTATTAGATATATCCAAAGCAGCAGCTACCGGATCAACTGGAGCAGCAGCTACATCAAGTTTTAACTCGAGAATATTGTTGGATTTTGATTATACTGCAGTTTCAAAGAGTATTGTAGATTTGGGATATGATCCAAATACTTTTGATTTTGGTGTAAAACTATACGCTACAGAAGCATCTGAAATTCCTTTAGACTACTCACTAGAAGCTTTTCCTATATCACAATCATGGAATATGGGAATTGGCAAAAAAGGAACAACTCCTGCAACGACAGAGGGTTGTAGTTGGTATTATAGACAAGGGAAAACAACACCAACCACTGCGTGGCTGACTGAATCATTTGCAGAATTATCAACTGGCTCTTGGTCTGTGAATCCAGGAGGTGGTACATGGTACACATCGAGTCAAGCATCACAATCGTTTAGTTACACAACGACTGACGTTGATATGGACATTACAAGCATTATTCGTGAAGTGCAAAGTGGAGCTGTAGATTTCAATGGAATTATAATAAAAAAGACAGATACTGACGAAAAATCTCTAACTAAGTTTGGAAACCTAAGCTTCTACAGTAAGGAGACGCATACAATATATGCACCGGTACTTGAAGCACGGTTTGACGAATCAAATTATCAAACCAACACCGGATCGCTCACAGTATTAGATACAGAAGAAGATTATAATTTAGTATGTACAAATTTAAGAGAAGTTTATAAAGAAACAGCTAGACCAAAATTTAACTTCGCTCCGCGATACAGGTATCCAGCTTTATTATTTCAGACATCCTCACTATTCTTAGACTCTTACAGACTTCCAACTGGATCGCAATATGCTGTGTATTATGCAAATTCCGATGATGCAGTAATCCCATTTTCTGAATACACCTATATGGCATCTGATAGTAGAGGAAGCTTTTTTAGATTGCATCTTGACAGTTTTCAACCTGAAAGATATTATCGAATAATGATTAAAGTGCCAGAAGACGATAATGTAAGCTACGAAGTACGGGATCATAATTTTATATTCAAAATAGAAAGACAGTAAAACCAAAGCATGGAATACAATCAACAAAACATATTCTATGCAAAGGAAGGCGAGTACGTTACACTAACTGGCCAACCTTACATTGGCGCTTTTCATAAGATGCCATCTGGAGCTCTTATGACCGGAACTGGACACTCTGACACTTCTGAGGTGATTGTGTTATTTACAAACAGACGAACAGTGAATTCGGATCCTCTCGAAACTACTTCACCAAACACGGATTTAAACGAAAACAACACAGTGTATGATTTGCTACCCGTGCTAGTAAATAAACCTCCCATTATAACAAACCCAATTACAAACGCATCAACTCCATCTGTAAAACCTTATGCAGCTGCAAAAACTTCACTAAAAGGAAATCACATGTACCAGTTTCCTGACGGAACTGTTAAAGTTCATGCTGGAACTACAATTGTGTTGAGAATTGAAGCTGAACAACCTGATGTATTTAATGTTGAAAACGGAGTGTTAAAGATAATTCCACCTAAAACAGAACTCACTTATAGATGGAATTTAGACGGTGATAATATTGTTGCCAATGATGCAGTACCAGACTTGCGATCATCAAGGATAGTAAATGGCAACACGCTTACAATTAAAAATATTTGTCCACAATTTGCTGGCACTTATGGATGCATAGTCTCTAATGACATAGGTGCAACAGATGGTGGTTCTATTAACCTAGAGGTATTCAACTCAGACCTTGATAGTTTTTTTTATACCAACCTTATACAAAATCCTAATGGTAGAGTAGGAGGTGAGCTTTCAGCAGATAATTGGAATACTGTAGGTGGTGATGTTATTTCACGAAAATTAATACAAAAAAGTAATGGATTTCGCGACAAGAGAATAGCTGTAGATTCTATGAATCCAGATTTTCGTTGGACTAAAGAGATGCTACACCCTAAGCCATATCAACTTGAAGGAGGTGTCTTACAAAACAATCCTCTAAAACGAATTGATTCTTACTTTGCTAAAGAAAATCATGAATATATTCTTAACGGTGGATCAACCACTTTAGAAGTGTATCAAGATATCGATCTAATAGACATACGAAATCAAATAAATGGATCTATTTATGGAGTAGGTGGCGTTCGAGCAATAATTTCCTTTTACCTAGGAATGGCTGTACACAACTTTATCCCAGCATGGCCAAACATTACTCCTGACGCAGCAACAGACATCGAAAACTACGACATTAATAATCCAAGAATGGGTTATTTCAACTTTAGAAGGATGGGTCCGGGTTTTGTGCAAGAAAGAATTTATGTTGAAATTGAAGAATATGATCGTGAAGAAAGATTACTTAGTTTAGATCCAACTGGTAATCCACGAAAAACATTAGATCGTATAGTTGATCCATGGAATAGTCGTATTCCAAAATATTACAATCAAAGATACTTTGCTGATCCTGAAGAAGATGGAAGACCTGCTTCAATAGACGGTGATAGCCGGGATCAACATCTGTATGTTATAGATGAATTGAATCCAAACCCAGCAGATCGCTATACCTATGGTCAGTATGCCGAATTTCACAAAATAGAACTTCCGTTCTTGAATCCTAAAACTAACAAAATTCGTATTAATTTTACTATTGAAGTAATGGGTGATCTTGGATTTGTAATGCAAGAAACGAAAATAGGATTACCAGTCACATCTTTACGAAGTGGCGTGTTTGCTCAACCTGGTTGGCAGGGCACATTTGCTCAAAACAGTCCATCCAATAAGACAAATCAACCATCCTCGGAGCGTAGAATTATTGATGTCATAAAAAACGAATACAGAACAAGCGCATCTTGGCCTAATTCGGTAGAACAACGATTACCAAAATCACCATCATCAAAAGCGTTTGCGACGGGATTCAACTTATGTTTAATCCCCAATGAAACAGGAAAAGAGGCAGAAATAAGAGCAACTGTAGATAACATATATACACAAAACCAAACAGTAAAAGCACTTGTACCTGGTCCAATAGAAGACACTACTGCCACTGAACAAACAAAATATAAACATATTGATGTGAGTTTTGGTTTAGACAAATTCACTAGTATTATTAATGTAAAAGTTGAGAGTTATGATCCAAGTAAACCATCTAATAAAGAGGTAGAACAGTATATAGCAGGATTATTTCCATTCCTACCAAGCTCAACAACAACACTACCGTCCGCTCCCACAATACAAGGAGGTGATAATCTAAACACCAACCCTCCTGGAGGATTGTTTAATAACATGACAAAAACAAACGGTTTATTGTCCCCAATATACATACAACCTATAGACGATCCACTCCAAACTAGATATACGCAGCTACACACTCAAACTCTAGACAAAGGAGTAACAAATAGACTATTTGATCCAAATCCAACAATAGCTCCAAGGTTTCCAATATACTGGTACACTCTTAAAGATGAGGATAAGATAAACATATACGAAACAGGATCTGTAACAACCGGTGCTTTAGAAAAATACACATACTGGGCTGTCCCGGGTTCAGATCTCAACTACGGACAATATATACAAAACTGGAATAACGGGCCTTTTTCACCGGGTCAAGGTTTCTTTAAGCCTAAGATGGATGAAAAAGAAACTACTTGGATGCAGGAGAGTAGATTCATTATAACATTAGGTGTGCATTATGTCAGTGAGAGTGTAGATAATACCGGAAGTTTATTTGCTGTAGATAATTATTATTTAGACTGCAAACCAGATCAAGCTATTATACACAAAACACCAAACCTAGGAGGTGTTGAGTATTTGCCAAGTTTTGATAAGTTTGAGTATCCATCAGAAAACGATATTACTAATCTTGCTAATCCAAACGCCAACACCGCATTTGCAGTGCAAGGATTAACTCCAGAAAACAATACGACTGATGGTGGTACAAAAGTATATAAGTCGTTTGGTAGTGCGTCTATTAACATGAAGCCCGTTGTAATAGATATAGGTAAAACAGCGGGATCAAATATAAAAACAGCTACAATAAGATTACCTGATGAGTTTTTAACTCGTTCAAGACTTCAAGGAGGTTTAGGCATACCTATGGAGGATATAGATGGAAGTGGCTCAATGGGTCCTGCTTCAAATTATTTTGTATGCTTATACGGAGTACGGCCTGCAACACTAGCTAATAAGATAGAAGGATTTACAGAAGCTGATAACGGAAGTGATGTACTGCTTACTGATACATTTGTAGGAACACCTTTGGCAGGTAGTGATGCATCTCGAAACATAAACTACCTAGTAAAAAACATTAAAATAGACCGAGTTGATTATCAAGAAGGAAGCGAGGAAGATCCACTCTTAAATTACAGCGGATATACTCCGTCAATAGGAGAGCCTTAAAACAACATATGAAGCAAAGAGTAAATATAAAAACAGCTAAGCCAGACGACGCATTACGTGTAGGAGATTTTGCTTTATTACCGGATAATCCACAACCACCGGTAATCACCTCACACCCAATACGTAACTTTTCTCAATTAACATGGGCATCCGTATTGCCAGATGGTGGTCTAGCATTTAAAGAGGTTAATCCTATATTTGATGTGTTTACTGTGAGAAAGGGTACACGAGTTAGGTTTGAATTCTTTTGTGTTGATCCATCTAATGTTAACAATATAAATGATATTTCAAGTTTGCAATTTGTATGGAAAAGAGATGGAAACTCCTTATTCACAATCAATAATCAAAACGATGGACTTGGCACAACTACTATAGAATTCTCAGAAGATCAATGCACCGGCGAAATTGAAGGTGAATATGTGTGTGAGATATCAAACGAGTTTGGCACATCTCAAACTGTACCTTTTACATTAAATGTACTGGATTTAGATAGTAGTGGATTTTTGTATACCAATCTAGTTAAAAATGGTGATGGAGAATTGGGGTTAGAACATTGGACAAGTGCAAGTGGCAAAATTTTATCAGTTGTTAGCAATACCTCAAAAAGATATAATCCTAACACAATGACAAGATACTTGTCTGATTATCCAGTCATTCCAATTAACGATCCAGAATACACGCCACCACTACCTTTTAGATTTAGCACTCAAACTAACAAATGGCAGTTATTTTATCCAATGTATAATACATGGGTTAATTCAGAGCCAGATTTGCTCAATTTAGATATACCAACATCTGACGCAATGAAAGCTAAGTTAGCTAATTGGTACCACTACACTAGTATTAGCCGACGTGTAAGCATTATTCCAAATGAAGATATCAACAATGAAAACACACCTCAAGGATTTTTCCCTGCGCCAGCTTTTATTGATCGCTACAACAGAAATGGAAACACTCAAAAAGGCTTTTTTCCATTAGAAGAGGAGTTAAAGAAGGGAGTTAGACCAACAAGCTATTTTACAAGAGATTTAATTGAGTTTAATGAAGATGAAGAGCATGAGTTTACACAAACAATTGACATTAGTGAAGCGGCTAGTTTGATCGATGGGCAGGTGGGGGGTGTTGACTACATGACAGCACAATTCTTTTCATATGTTGGAATTGCGTTAAGTAGATACAAAATTAGAGTAATACGAGACGGAGATGTTGTAGAGTATCCATGGCTTGTTTATGATTACGAAAGCTATAAAAGCTTTTTAGCTGGAGGAGGAGTATCTCCTATTACTTGTGATCCATTAACACCTATTGAAATAATACCATGTACAGACGACACAACAGAAATTAGTATTAAGTATTTTGATCAAGAATTAGCAGAGAGTAGCGAAGAAATCCTAAAAGGACCTGAAGCTATTGATTTGTGGGCAGTAAAAGAGAAGGTAGATATTGGGTTAATGTTATTTCCAATATATGCTTTTTTTGATGATGATGACGATAACGATTCGGGTCATGATATACTAATCTATGGTCAAAAGTACACAAACACAAGAGCGTTATTTAAACTTTTGTCAGAGGAAGCTGAGAGTGGTTTAGGAATGTTTAATGATGCCGTAATAAGCAACTCCACTGGTCCAGGAGGTGGTACAGCTGGACAGTTTACTGGAGTAATATCTCCCAACATTGATGACATTAATATTAGATTTTTAGCAAAGAGATATGGATCATTTTATTCACAATGGAACAAAGCATATCCCAAAAGTACGTGGATCAAAGAAACTGATTCAAATGATGCATCCGTACAACCTTGGTATATTGATATAGTAGATGATAAGCGTAAAGGACTTGCAGTTGATCAAGGTGCTGGAGCTGAAGCGTTTTTTGCTGTTGGAAGAGATATTGATATTCCATTAGGAACCCGACAAATATCTATAACAGTAAAGTTTAAAAACGATACACCGTCTAGAAATGACAATTCTGCCACTTCTAAAAACTGGAACCGAACAGACATATACAACAATTTATTTAGTGTAGAGGGTACTGCACAAAATGTACCTCAACCATACTTTGCATATGGTGAGCCAAGGTGTGCTATCACAAAAATGAAACTACAGCTAGTACCAAATAGAGACATAGCATCCGAAAAACACTCAACATTCACAATACCACCAAATAATGTTACTGTAGCTGGAATAGCAAAAAATCTAATACAGCAACCTTTATGGAATACAGCAGGCAAATCAGAATTCAAATACAAACTCATACAACCACAACCCCTTCCTGCATCGCCACAACCAACACTAGATACGGTTGAGAGCGGAAAACAAGATTACACAGATGCAATAGACGCAGGAAACTTGGGCGAATATACAAACCCACCTTCACGATTCTCTCCAAAAGAAGAAGCAGATCTCGGAGAAGCTCAGATTAATCAAGAAGGTATTGATTTTGATAAGGGAGATGTGGACATAGAAGATCCGTAAATTATTTAACACACCTATTTATATAAAAGACAACTAAGTGGCATACGGATCTAAAAATATTAGTCAAATTGTTAGAGGTGCTTCACCTTCACAAGCTGTAAAGCAACAAGAGCGAGTACCCTTAACACCTCCACCAACATCAGGAGATACTTCAATAAAAGCTACAGCGGTAGTGACCTCGTCACGTGACCGCGAAATCCCGCAACAGGACAACACACGTCCAGTACAGGCGTTTGGTACCAAACCACAAACACTAGCTAACTATCCAAATGATGTAGTTAGGTTAGACCTTTTTAATGCAGACCAAAACGGAAATACACTTAATTATCTTGGAACGAATTACCGCGTACCAGACTTTACAATTGAAAGATTTAAGGAGGAGGGTAGACAGTCTAGCCTTTCAAATGATCCATCACCAAACGTATCCGTACTACTCAACGTAGAGGAAGATATACAAGAGTTAGGATACATTGCTGGAAGATATAAACCAGTATACAAGTTTCACAGAAACATATTAGGATCTGGAGATGGTCATAAAATTGTTGTACAAGAGATAAGTTCAAACGGACTAGAGGTAAGAGTACGACCAATACTATCATCCACTTTAGATAATACCAGCTTTTTGAACCAATTTGAAACTGGTTTGTTTGTCACTCCAAAAAGCGAATTGCTAAGCAACCTTTACTTATTTAGAGAAGCCAATTTATTCTTCCCAGTTTTTGACTATGTGCAAGATAAATTTACTGTAAACTCCTCTCCGTACAGTATAATATTTAAACTTGCTGCTCCTATTCCTCCATCCATTGTAGTTGGAGATGAGTTGTGGTTAGCGCAAGAAGTTAGTGGAGATTTTACCACAGACATAACACTAATACCACCTGATCTAAAACCTACAACTTTAGAAATTGCCTCACCAAATTTTGATATATTAGCTAGAGTTAGGACTGGGATTTCGACTGAATATAAAGGTAAAGAAGCCCTTGTAGGAGCTGAATCTGGATCACTCAACAGTGTTTACTATCAGTTGCAAGATAGAATTTCAAGTAGCTCTCTAGTAGAGAATATAAGTATGAATGTTGATTTTCGCAAATATGAAAATTTCATAACTTATTCTAATGCCGAGTCTCGGTTATTTAATTTTAGATACAAACTTAGATTAATTGAATCCTATGATGCTCGAGTAGCAGCTCTGACTACCGACTTAAACGGATTACCAAACTCATCAACATCTGCAAGCAACGCAGCACAAACAAACATACTAATAAACGCTAAGCGTAAAAGTTCTGTTATTGGTGGCTTTGATGCTTACGAACGATATTTGTATTATGAATCAGCTAGCTATGAAACTAGCTCTTATGGTGAATTTTACCCATCAACATGGCCAAAATCCAACTCAACAAAGCCATTCACAAATTTGCCAGTAACTTCATCGGAAGCTGTTGAGTGGTATAATGGAGCTATTTCATCAGCAAGCCTATACGACGGCAATAATACAAATTCTTTGTTACGAAATGTACCTGCACACATCGTGGAGGATTCGGATAACGAAACTTTTAATCAAGTTGTAAAACTAGCAGGTCATTATTTTGATGACATAATTCCTTACATTGACGAATATACAAATCAATATAATAAAAGTCAAGAACTATCAGCTGGTTTAAGTAAGGATTTATTGTACCTTATAGGTCAAAACTTAGGGTTTGAGTTTGAAAATGGAGCTGCTTTAGATGATTTGTGGAATTATACATTAGGTACAGATGCAACGGGTAGCGTAAGCACACTATACCAAACGTCCACAGAAGATACCATGAAAGAGACTTGGAAGCGTTTAATTAACAACCTTCCTTTTCTTGTACGAACTAAAGGTACCGAAAGGTGTTTACGAGCTTTAATTACGTGTTTTGGAATCCCAGAAACAATCCTACGTATAAAAGAATATGGAGGACATGAGGGAGGTTTTGATAAAAAATCAGATCTTGTATATGATCGTTTCTATTACGCTTTTGTAGCTGGATACAATAGACAAACCTCAGGACTACCAGCGCAACAAATTGAAGTACCGTGGCAACCATTAAGTGGTAGTAGTAAGTTTGCACAAACTATTGAAATGCGTGTCCGCATGGCTGACAATCAAACCAAGAATCAAACCATTATGGAGGTTCCTGGCAAGTGGAAAATTGAAGCATTTCAGAGCGCAAGCAAAAAGCATATAGGAATTTTCTTAAGCGGAAGTGGAGCTGCAAATCAATGGGCTACTGCAAGTGTAAGTTCATCAATATACGATACTAACACAGAAGACCCATACACCGATCAAGACACAAGATGGCATCATGTAGCGTTACGTAGAGAGAACCAAACTGAATTATCTGGAAGTGATCAAACATACACTTTAATTGTCAAAACGTCACGATACAATAAAATAACATCAACAACAACTGCTTCTTTGTTTATTGACGGAAATACATCTGAATCGTATAATGGAAGCTTTCTAACCACCGGATCTTTGTGGATACCTGGATCTGGAAGTTTTGAATTAGCAGACTCGCATTCAATGAATATCCTATCAGGTAGTGTTCAGGAATTTAGAATGTGGTCATCAGAGTTGCAAGATGCAATTTTAGACAATCACACACTAACACCAACTAGCTTTCAAGGTAATACTGATGGCGTGTTTACTGGAAGCACTTCAAGTTTTGACAGCTTACTATATAGATTAACATTAGGTACAGACAATAAAACAACGCTAGATGATTATTATCCAACAACTAGCAGCTTTAACTCTCAGCATCCTAATCAAAATTTAGTACAACCATCAGCATCTTTTTACAACGTAACAAGCTCAGCTTACTTTAGAGTAATAGAACAAAACTCACTAGAATGGCCTGACTTAGGAGCAAACAGAAGTGTTTCCACAAAAATTCGCATCGACAACACTACTTTAGCTAGCAATCAATTATTTAAAGACAATAAAGTAGAAAAACCTCTTACCGATAACAACCCTCCCGACAATTCAAAGTTAGGTGTATTCTTATCACCAACAAACGAAGTCAACCAAGACATTGCAGAGCAATTTGGTGGAATTAGCATTGATGATTTTATAGGTAATCCAGCACAACTAGGCTTAGATGACTATACAGATTTGCAATCATTAGCCAGAGTTTATTCTAAAAAATACAAAGGAACAAATAAACCAAACGAATATATTCGACTACTACAACACTACAATGCAGCACTGTTTAAGCTAATTAAGCAGTTCGTTCCATATAGAGCAAACACACAAACTGGACTGTTAATTGAGCCTACAATCTTAGAGCGTAGTAAATTACCAACTCCACCCCCGGTAGCTGAAGATTTACTACTAACAGCATCTTTAGATTTAAGTCCAGAAAAAGTGTTTCCTATAAAAGGTGAGGTAGAAGATCCAACAAACCAACCACTAACTCATTATGTGGCTGCAGCAACCATAGGAGGTGATCTATCTGATTATTTAGAAATTGAAGGAACAGCACAAGATTTATTGCCAAAGCAAAATACAGCTTCTATTGATCTCAACATACTAAAACCAACAGGCATATACGGTGTAGTTGCAGAAACCACTCCTCCTATTGATATGACCGGTGAACCTACTGGAACATTCTTTGAAATGGTAGACGGTACTGCTGTAGATTTAGGAACTAATGGTGCAGGCCACAACTCACGATACGAAGGAAGTAAGTATATTTATATGACTTACAATTCGAGTGGTAGTAATCCTCGAGTATTGAGATCTGTAACAGCAAGTCGTTATGACGCTTGGGAAGCAATAAACCCAACAATATTAACAAGTCGATTTAGCGAACGAAGCTCTCCAGACGAAGCTAAATATCAAAAAGACATTTGGAGCTACAAAGCACTTGAACAATTGTATCCCGTAGCATATAGCGGAATAGTAACAGCAAGCATTAACACACTACTCACATCTTCAGCTGATGTCGATAAAAATGTATGGATAACTAATTTTGGCTTACGATTATCAAGCTCTTACGATAATATTACACAATATGCTTCGCCATTTAACACTACAACGTACTGGCAATTAAGTGGATCCCGAAGTGGTGTAGATCCAAACAACGGACCTTATAACGGATTAAATTTTAGAAACACCACTAGTGGACGCTTTACTGGATCAGTTTTGCTTAATAGCTTTTTTAGTGAAAGACAAGATGCATCTACAAAAGATTACCGCTACAGAGTTTCCGGAAACTTTAGAACTTCAGCTACTGGCGGAGGTAATGACAATGCAGTAGTAACATTCCAGTTTGGAAAAGAAGGATCACAATATACAAAAGCTGTAAGCATTAGCGACTTAAATTTTGCAGTGACATCAGGAACAGGATCTTTTAATTTTATAACACAAGCAGATGGGCCAAATTTAGTAATTACAATCGAAACAAGAAAAATAGGAGCTGGATTTGTTGTGGTCAAAGATCTTCATGTGCAACCACTAAACTACTTCGAATCTGTGCAAGATTACCACTTATGGAATGCTAAAGGAATGGTGAATGCTCGATACGAAGGATGTAAACTAACATCTACAGATTATAATGTAGATAGTCCAGATACAGTAGATGGAGGACCGGTAATTACAATAACAGAAGGTGGAGGAAAACAATTAGCAGTTAAACCAGGAAAGCAGGCAGGTACGTTTGATATTAGATAACGTTTTTCTTAATAACTGCATATTTATATAAAACAAGATAAAACTTATTACACGTGGGATATTTAGATAATACAACCGTCACAGTAGACGCAATCTTAACCAATAAAGGACGAGAGATCCTGGCGGCAGGAGGCCGACTAAACATCGTAAAATTCGCATTATCAGATGACGAAGTAGATTACGATTTATGGAATCCAGCTCATACATTAGGGACTAATTTTTATGGCAAAGTTATAGAAGACATGCCAGTTTTAGAAGCACTTCCCGATGAAACGCAAATGTTGCGATACAAGCTAATTACTTTGCCTAAGGATGTTATCGGTATTCCAGTCATTAGTGTTACACCATCAGCTGTAACATTCACATCTCTAACACAAGAGATAACTGTTGCGCCAAGCACACTAAACTTGCAAGGTGCTAATTCTACAAATGGATACACTTGTATTCTAAGCGACGATACTGTTGCAACTTTAGAAGTAGCTCCAGATGGTGCCGTATCTAAAGCACGAAGACAAACATCAGCTATTGGAAGCAATCCAGGAAACGCAGATTTATCAGCAGCAGCAACTAGCTTTATAGATGACGAAATTACTGGCACCTCAACGACTGGTAAAACAATTACTAGAACTGGAAGCAAGTTTATTATTAAAGCTAAGCCACAAGCTGATACAACCAAAACCGTAAAAGCATTACTTACAATTGTAGGAAACGAAACTGGTGGATTTAAAACAGTAGTTGTGACTGTAGATCCAACTCAATTCACAACATTAGACATCACTACAGCAACATCTATTAGATAAATAAAAACAAAATGGCAGAAATATATAAAGATTTTCAAGGAGATGACATAGTACCTGGAGATACTCAAACAGTGTCACAACCAGTATGGTCTGAAAATATGAATCCATATTCACAGTCTTACGGTGGATCCTATGGAATAGGGTTCTTTACATCATCAGCACAGGTGTCGCAGTCTGGTGATTATTATGTAAATACATTTCACAGAAATCCACAAGACACGAATGAGTCAGCTACTGCAGCTGTCCAGTTTGCTGTAGCTTATGGAAACAGACTAGGAAGCGGGTCTTTTGGAGATCCTAATACTGTAGGACAAAACGCAAACGATACTCCTACCAGAGCAATATACTCACAATACCGAAACCAACTCTTACCACCCACAGATACTGCATTTACTTTTGGAAGTGATACACCTGACGATATTTTAGTAATTAATGTTGCTAGAGCTAGATTCAGACAAAAAATTGATCCAGGAAACTGGGAGTTAAGAATAGCATCTGCATCAGAAGCCTTAACTGCTTTTAATGGAATCAACTCATACCTAACATTTATTGATAATAGTGGAGAAGAAGAAACACCTACAGTAAACGAAGCTGGACGTGTAGTTGGTATTTTTAGTGGCTCCGGAGCTGTAACAGCATCTAATACTCAGTATGGATTATTTTATCCAGATCATGGTGTGTTAGTGTTTAACGCAACAAGACTAAAAACAGAGACAGGGATGGACTTTAATACTGGTAATGCAACAACATTATCAGCAGCTGGAACACAACCTAAAAACTCTGTAACTGCTTCAATGTACATCTCAGCATCTACATACTTTGCCGCAAGAAGCGAAGAGAAAATAACGTCTACACACTACTTTGTCCGTGTAACGAATAAGAATTTTAATTTTTCAAACAATCCAACCTTTGTATCTGGAAGCACTGGCCAATTTAAACATGCAAGCATGTTGAGAAATCCAAGTGTATATGTTACAACAATCGGAATGTACGATGACAATAATAGACTGGTAGCTGTAGCTAAATTAAGCAAACCATTACTAAAAAGCTTTAACAGAGAGGCGTTAGTGAAGGTTAAGCTAGACTACTAAAATCACATAATCAAACTAGCCAATAATCCCTTTCAACATAATGGAAGGGATTTGCTTTATCGACATATTTATATGTAATGGCAGGAGTTTTTAAAAATTTAGACGCATCCGATATAAGGCTTACGCCTTTTCGAGCACATAAGAAATGGTTTAGCACTGTTTGCTATAAAACCTATTACTCAAATGTTCAGGCTAGCCCAGTTAGTGTTGGATCATTAGAAGGATCAAGTAAGGCTGGAGTTAGAGGACTTTACGTCACTGATGTTAGTAGTAGCAGATTATTACGTCTAAACCAGGATGACGGTTATGAAATTCTAAACGATGTAATAACACCAAATCCAAACGGAGTAACTGCTTATGGTATAGGGCACACACAGCAATATATACATGCAGCAGCAACTGCAAATGGTTTTGGAGCAGTAGATCCATACAACAATCTACTTGTAAAAGGAACACCATACACAAGCTCAAAGGTAACAGACGTAAAGAGTATATCCGTGTGCGAGTTATCCAGCGGAGCAAAAGATACTGTTTTTGTTGCTGGAACTCTAGGTGTAACATCAAAGACTTTTGCTGTTAGCACAGGAAACTTTGGAGGTGTTGAAGGGTTAATTATGCCTTCGTCTATTGATGCAGGCTTAACAGCGTCGTTTAGTGCTGTAAATGCAGAAGGTAAAACTATAAACGACAAAGTGTTAGCAATAGCAGCTTCCGGATCATTAGGAGCTTATGCCGTATCATTTACTGGATCACTTCCACAAGCTCTAACAGCTAGCTTTAGCTCATCAGTAAGTCCAGGTAGTGCGTTTGGATACGCTGTATATGGAGCAAGTGTTTATGGAGCTACAACACCAACAGCTCTCAAAACCTTTTTATATTGTGGAACCCAGAATAGATATTTTGCATTGTTTGAGGACGGAAAATTGTTTTGTGTTAAGGACACCGCAATATCTCAACTAATAACATCCAACGTTGCAGACATTTTAATAGATAAAACTAACTTTATTTCTGGATCGTCAACTTTACAAGAGAGTAAAGTGCATGTTGTATATAATGATGGACAAGTTGGTATTGATTTATATGCTGTAGATACACCGTACAATGTAGCGTCATTTGATAAAGTAATTGATGCAAGACAGTGGGTAGCATTAAAGCCCAAAGTCAAAGCCACAATCCAAACCAATCAAACACCAGCAACAATAGGAATATTTGCTGGATCTACTAACAGCTTGAAAGAGTCTGTGTTTTTCACAATTAACCCCGACACATATGCAATATCTGACCCAGATCATTTTGGAGCTACAAAAGGAGATTTGCAAATTGGAACCACATTAAAAACTAATGCATCAAGTTCAGATATTTTTATAGGATTTAGCTCATCATATAGCGAAAGGTTTATTCAATTTGATGTAAACTCAGAACCAACCTTTTCTGTGTATAAAGCAGATTACAATCCAACACCATCACATCCAAGCTACAACCCCCTTAACACACTATTCGACCAAGGCAATCCACACTTCCAATACTACGAACCCGTTACAGTTAATAAAAAATTTCAACGTGTTGTACACAAATCTGTAAACCATTTATTTTATGAAGATTTTTATAGCAACACAAAAGCAGCATTTGGTAATGGGAATATAAACACTCAAATTAGAGATTTAGAAGATCAAGCATATATTGTTAATCTTGCACAAACAAAGTTTGGAGAGGGTATTCAGCAATCCTCTTTGTCAATTAAAGCAAATTACAATATAAGTGGTAGTAATAATGAATCCATAGAAATAAAAGACGACCTAAGTGGTAATCTTTTTGTGTCTGGAGGATTAATTTCACCAATATCTCCATCTACAAGGGTGAGCGAGTCGTTATCGATTAATAGTGTAGGAGAGTGGCCTACTCGAGATTTGTACAAATACAACGGTAAAGGTGCAATTAACTTAACTAGCAGCTTTAATCGCGGTAATTGGGTAATGGAAACTCATTACAAAAATATAAAATTCACAGATATTGCTGGAGCCACTATACCAATACCTCAACCTATTGACTTACTAGGAGTTGTTCCTACGTTTAGTAGCAGCTTATCATCAAGCATACACATACAACCTTCAACTGTACAAAACTATAGACAGTCTTACAATTTTGAGAATAACGATTTTACAATCACTTTCATGATAAGACCTACCGCTCACTCAATACATCCTTCAGGGTCTGCTATCTTAAACAAACAAGGCACCTCTGAAAATCATGGAGTAGATATAAATGGTAATGTCTTCACATACAAAAGCGACAATCGAACACCATATGCTATTACTATGGATTCTGGAAGTACGATGTTACGTTTTAAGCGCGATAATTTATTTGAACAAGCCCAAGTTTCTGGTAGCTTAACATTGAATCAACTGCATCACGTAACATGCCAACTAAGCTCTTCTACGTTGATGATGTATATTGATAACGTACTACAAACAACCTCACCTGATGTTATAGATGGAGCTGCATGCTCTAATAAGTCTGATATACACATAGGTAACAGTGTGTCAGCGGACCAAGGATTTGATGGGTTAATTGACAATATTAAAATGTATGCTGGATTAATGAGTAGTAACGATAGATTTTTATCTTACCATACACTAGGACGAGCTACAACAATTGTAGGCAATGTGTTTTATAATCACGGACAAATGGTACTTGGATCAATTATATCAAGATACATGGACATAAAAGAAGTCGTAGCAAGAGGAACTCATACAATTTATGAAAAAGAAATAGCATGCACAGTTGGGGCAGGAGAGTTTAATCGAAGTAATAATCCAACAGTACAAGAATACAATCCTGCATCAAACCAATACGAGTTTAGACCATTCACAACTGGATCAGACTTCAAACCATACGTAACAGCAATTGGATTATATAATGAGTATGGAGAAATGTTAGCAGTTGCAAAACTAGGATTCCCATTAAAATTACCAAGTAACGTAGATACAACCTTTATAGTCAGATATGATAAATAAACTTAATTACAAACTAGTCGATTATCCATATATTACAAAACCTTTAGAAGATGAAACCGTCTTTGATAAAATGATTATTCCAGACTTTTTCGATCGTATTGGCTATGAGCTAACTTACGTAGAGGGAGAGTATCACAAACAGTCAAACATTCCTGGACACATACTCGTACCTGGACGTCCAACAGACGCCTCAGCATGTTTTCAAGACTGGATGTCTCAAGACGTGCCACACGCACACATCTTCTTAGACCACTGCCACCTAAACACCAGATACGGATACGCTGGCGAAGCTTTAGAACAACTTAAAGAGTTTGCAAAACACAACAAACGTCTCCAAAAGTTAGTTAACATTAAACCTAAGTATATGGCTGACTTTTGTATCGATTGGATAGAAGATGGCAAGGTTTTTGAATTAATGCACATCGAACACGACTTTCACGATTTTGAGTTATACAAGCAACATGTTGTCTTTTTAGAAGATCTAATTCTTAACCAAGATTGGGAGCAGGTATATGCAGATCTCAAACCACTCATTGCGGAAGACAGTTTTGACGAGTATGAGCAGTCCAAGACTAAAGCAAAGTACTTTGGAATTGATCACTTAGAATATTTGCACGAACCTAAAATGCTATCATTTTTAAAAGTTTACTAACATGTTAGACCACAAACACCTCATATCCAAGGGAACGCTTAGCGAAAAGCTTACAACAGATCAAGTGAAGGATTTGATTGATAAATTGGTAATAGCTCTTGATATGCGTTATGTAGAAGGAATGCCTATGAATCCAGTTGTAGGATACGAACCCAACGAATATCCAGGAGTATCTGGAGTTGGTATCATTACAACATCACACATTGCTATACATACGTGGGACGATAGTTTGGACTATCAACTAGATATTTATTCATGCAAGACCTTCGAGAAGGATAGTATAGATTTGGTAATCAGTCTGTACGGAATGAAAGAAACATCAGCTAAGTTATTCGATCGAAACTACAAAATAAAACAGTTATGGCCAGAAGAAAAAAATCAAGCAAAAGAGCAATAGCTAAGAAGCATGGGTTTAGGAGTGGCTTAGAGGAGGATATAGATAAATCACTCAAGAGTCGTGGTGTCAGTGGTGAGTATGAACAACACAAAATATCATACTCAAAACCAGCTACCAACCACACATACACTCCCGACTTCAAACTTCCAAATGGAATTTTTATTGAGACAAAGGGTAGATTTGTATTAGCAGATAGGCAGAAGCATGTCTTAATAAAAAGTCAGCATCCTGAGTTAGATATAAGGTTTGTGTTTCAAAATGCAAACAACAAGATTAGAAAAGGGTCAAAAACCACATACGCAGATTGGTGTGTAAAAAACAACTTTATTTACAGTAACAAAGAGATACCAAATAGTTGGTTAAACGAATAGTTTTCCGTATATTTAGTCTATGAATGTATCACAAACTGAGGTTGTGATGAAGGTACTACATGGACATTTAGGAAGATCTACGCCACATAAAAATGGAGAAAAGAGCTTTCACTGTCCATTCTGTAATCATCACAAAAAGAAGCTGCAAGTTAATGTCTTGACGCAAAAATGGCATTGTTGGGTATGCAATGCGCGTGGTCAGACTGTGAACTCACTTCTAAAGAAAAGCAAAGCTCCTGAGTATGTTTTCCCTAAAATACGAGAAGTCTATGGTGATGTAAAGGTTACAACACAAAAGAAGAAATCCAACAAACTATACTCTTTGCCAGAGCAATACAAACCACTACACAACCAAAGGAACACTCCACACTATAGAAACGCTATACATTATGCAGTACATAAGAGAGGGCTTTCTCCTATTGATATAGTCAAGTATGAGATAGGATATTGTGAAGATGGCCCTTATGGAGGCATGTTAGTAGTGCCTAGCTTTGATGAAGATGGATTCCTAAACTACTATGCTGGTAGAAGCTTCTATGATACAGACCATAAACACAAGAATCCTCCAGTATCAAAGGATGTTATTGGATTTGGTAGCCATATAAACTGGAAAGAGCCTATTGTAATAGTGGAGGGTGCATTCGATGCAATATCAACAAAGCGTAACGTGATTCCATTGTTTGGTAAAAAGATACTTCCAACACTAAGATCACGTATTTTAAGTGAGCGACCTCCTAAGCTTTACCTAGCCTTGGATCCAGACGCATATAAGGATAGTCTGGAAGAGATAGAGTACTTCATCAACAATGGCATAGAGGTGTACTACACAGACTTGAAAGATAAAGATCCAAATGAAACTGGACACAAAGGCATGCTAAGCATGTTAGAGCAAGCTCAACAGCTTAGCTTTTTTGATTTGATAAAATATAAAATGAACATATGAGCCAAGGAATTACACTACCCAACAATGTTGATTACATCTTTCACATCGCTGATGTACACATTAGGAACTGGAAACGGCACAAAGAGTTTAAGCAGGTGTTTGACAGAATGTTTGAGGAATTAGACAAGTGTTCTCCTAACACCATCGTAACAGTTGGAGGTGATATTGTGCATGCTAAAACAGAGATGAGTCCAGAGCTTATCAGCATGGTATCCTACCTATTCAAAAGATTGGCAGATAGAAGACCCACATTTGTGATCACAGGAAACCACGATGCAAACCTAAATAATCCACACAGATTAGATGCATTAACTCCAATCGTTCAAGGACTGAAACATCGAAACCTTTGGTACCTAAGAGACTCAGGATTGTATGATATATACACACCAGATCAGAAAATAGGACTCAGTGTATTTTCTTTATTAGGTGAAACTGACAAATATATCACATACGATAAGATAGATAATCCAGACCAATACGATTTACTAATGGCTTTGTATCATGGCACAGTTGCCAATAGTAAAGTGGATAGTGGTATGAATATTGAACATGGATTGAGCTGGGATACGTTTGCTGGTTTTGATGTAGCACCACTAGGAGATATACATAAACGTCAAACATTATCTACAGCAAATCCGTTGATGTTCTATCCAGGCTCAACTGTACAACAAAACTTTGGAGAAGCGTATGAAGGACATGGATATGGTATCATTGATGTACGAGACCGAAAAGATATCAAATGTGAGTTTCACGATTTACCTAACGAATACGGGTATTATACGTTAGAGATTACTGATGGTGTATTGCCAGACAATCTACCTATCACAAAGCACACAAGACTACGCATCAAGACAATGAAAACAGATGCGGCTCAGATGAAGCGTGTTCTTGCAACGATACGTAAGAAGTACAAAAACCGAGATGCAATAGTTATCAAACTCGACAAAGGTGGCCGGAACGGTGATGAACATCTAGGTACACAACTAGACCAAGGAGACGTACGTAACATACAATACCAGAACCAACTACTAACAGAATACCTAACCGATGAAGGTGTAGATGAAGACTCGATTGCCAAAGTTTTAGAAATCAATAAGAAGCTTAATGGTGAGTTGCAGCAGCCTGAGGTAGCTCGCAGTGTAATCTGGAAACCTAAGAAGTTCGAGTTTAGCAACATGTTCAGCTATGGAGAGGACAACACCATTGACTTCAGCACTAAGATGGGTACTTGTGGTATATTTGCACCTAACCATGCCGGCAAGTCTGCCATATTAGACGCTCTATGCTTCTGCCTCTTCGATCACTCGTTCAGAGCTAGTAAAGCTGACCAAGTACTTAATCGCAAGAAAGAATCATTCGAGTGTACCTTCAACTTTGAGCTCGAAGGATTGGACTATTTCATTCACAAAAAAGCCTTCAAGTACCGTAGTGGTGCGTTAAAGGGTAGATTGCGTGTGGAGATTGACTTTTGGTACATCAACGAGGATGGAAACAAGGTGTCACTGAATGGTGAGATGAGACGTGACACTGGTAAGATCATACAATCCTATGTAGGTACGTTTGATGACTTTATCCTAACTGCATTATCACTGCAACAGAACAACTCCAACTTTATTGACAAGACTCAGAGCGAAAGAAAGGATCTGCTAGCCAACTTCTTAGATGTTACTATATTTGATCAACTCCATGACCTTGCCAATAGAAGCAATAGAAATGCATCAATTATACTAGAAGAGTACCAAAAGCAAGACTTTGAAACTAAACTAGGTGATGCAGAAAAGTCTTTAGATGAATACACTATAAAGCATGACGATGCTATAGCGGTGCATAAAAAAGAGAAAGCTATACTTGATGATCAGATCGATAAAATGTTAGTGTTATCTGAGCAATTGGAGCCGTGTGAAGAAGATAGTATAGATATTTCTGATGTATCAGAATCACTTGAAGAATACGAACAAGAATTGACATCTTTGCAAGAAGACAAAAAAGTATCGACAAAGAAGTGGGAGGAGTCTAAGAAGAGATTAACTGGATTAGAGTATGATAAGGAGCGTGCATTGAACAGCTTTGATCAGGATCTATACACTACCCACAAAGCAAAGGTACTAGAAAAGATTGAGCTAGATACGGAGTTGGGAGAGTTAAAGATTACAATCAAAAACAAGTTGTCAAAACTTGAAAAACTTAATAAACATGAGTATGATCCGAACTGCAAGCACTGCGTGTCAAATGTGTTTGTACAAGATGCAATGAAGACGAAACTAGAGCTTGAGGAAGATAAAACAACAGTAGCTGACTTTTTACAAAAGCGTATGCGAATCGTTGATTTTATCGAAAACAATAAAGAAATACAAGCACAAGCGGACTACATAAGAGACATTGCAACTGACTATAATAGCGCACGAGCTGATAAAGGTGATGCTGAGTCTGAGTATGAACGTCTTAATAAAGACATAGCAGCATGCGAAGTCAATATTGCAGAAACCGAATCGCAAATCAAACAATACAACAAGGCTGTAAAAGTCATAGAACGTAACAATAAAACGAATGACAAGTTAAGTAAGTTGAACATAGAAAAAAATAAACAAACTATAGTCGTACAGAAAACTAACAAGTCTGTACGTGATTTCTATGGTAAAAAGTGTGTAGCTGAGGAGACAATTGAAGAGAGTACAAAAACAATCCAACACATGACTCAGTTAGTAGAAGATCAAGCAATATATGATATCTACTGCAAAGCTATGTATAAGGATGGCATACCATTTCAGCTTATATCAAAGGCTGTTCCATTCATAGAGCAACACGCCAACACTATACTAAATCAGATAATTGATTTTGAGATTGCATTAGAAACAGATGGCAAGAATATAAATGGATTCATATGTTATGAAGACGAAAAGTGGCCGTTAGAGTTGAGTTCTGGGATGGAAAAATTCTTATCTTCTATAGCTTTGCGTATAGCATTAATTAAGATCACAAACCTACCGAAGCCTGATTTTATTGCTATTGATGAGGGATTAGGTGTTTTAGATAGCACCAATCTAAACTCAATGCACACACTATTTACTAATATGAAGGACACTTTCAGGTTTAGTTTAGTTATCTCACACATTGATGTAGTAAGAGATATGGTTGACAATATTATAACAATAGACAGAAAAAACGAATTGTCGTATATAAACTGTTAACAATACTATTTATTAGTATATGAGCTTTGTTTCTTTTTATAAAAAACCACAACCGAGAGGATACTCAACGAGAGATTATCTTATAGAAGATACGAGTCCTGACTCACCTAACTACTTTCAGATCACAGAGTTTTCTGACACTTTAGGTGGTGGTCGCTACATAATGAGATTAAAAGGAAACGGTCTAAACCTTCGAGCAGATAGTGATATCGATATAGAGGTGATTGATGCAAATGGTGATAATATGTTTGCAGAAGTTACAAATTATGTAGATCGTTTTAACGATTATTACATAACTATCGAAGTGTACGATATTACTGCAAAAGGTCTAGCAGTTGTGTATTTGGTAGGTGAAGCTGTGGTTGATTTGGAAGGTAATCCAATCCCAAAAACAGTCAACAGAGATTACAATGTTAGATGGTCAAGAGCTGTTAATATTGTTCCGATGGAAAGAAACACTTCTAAGTTGGTGTTTAACGACCCACCATTAATTGACATTGTACAAGTACAAACACCAGAAAGAGAGTTTACAAACGCTGCGGCTTTGAGTGGTAGTCAGTTTTTACAATACACGTCTAGTGCAGATGATTTTACAATACTGACACCTAATTTTAAAGGATACGACTTAGATTTCCAATCAAGCGAAGAGATTTTAGATGTTAATCTTCAAAGAATATTACTCAACCCACTACAAAAACCACGAACAGTTAATAGTGTGAACTCTTCACTACGATCAGAAATTTCTGAAATCCAAAACGGATATCGTAGAGATTTGACAACTAGATTTAGTACGACGGTTAAGTCTGCAAATAAGTCTATACAAAAAGATTTTCTAGGAGGCACATTTCAATTTTTTGATGCCGCCAGTACACCTGCAGAATTTAAACCAACACTACCATCCCACTTTGCTATATCAGGCAGCACATCAGATCAATTAACACTGTTCACAGCCAACATTGTAGAAATAATGACTGACACAGAAATGAGAATTAGCAAACCAATTGAGTTGGTTGTACTTAACGCTAATGCTTTAAGTGGTGGATCAACAACAATTCAACGAATTCGTGAAACAAGCAAATTTACTGCAAGCATTGCGTATTTACCGTCTGATCAAGAGTTTGTAACTAGCTCAACTGTAAACATGAATTATTTAGAGACTACGTTTTCTGATATGAAGCCTATAGGTGGAGATGTTTATAGAATTAAAACATCCTATCGAAAAGGAACTTCTACTGGAGATTTTAAGGTGATATATGACTCTATAATTAAGCCTGTCGAATACTTGACAGATGCAGCATTCCCAAACCAAACTACATATGCAAAAAGGGATTCAGACTTTAGACTAATAGGTCACTTCACATCTCAGCAAATTGCAGATAGTTATTGGTCCTATCTTGTAGAAACACCAAACGCTATATATCAAGGAACAATTCCATCAATTAACAGCTCATCGTTGCACGAGAGTGTACAGATAGAAGCTGATTTTACACACTCTGGTTTGTTTACAACACAATTTGATCAAAACTATAATTTAGAACAATTATATACATTAGGTTTTAACCTAACCTTAGAACCTAATACAGAACTTGAAGTGTATATGAATAGTGATCCTTTAAACACAAACACAGCAATTCCAAACGCATCTCCTAAAGCATTTCTAAAAGATATCAATCTTGAGAAGGATAGATACGGAGGAGGAGTTAATCGTTTTGGAAAGTTTGTTGGAAGGGTGCAAAACAATAGAGATGTTAAGAAAGGTTATGGTAGAGTTGAGTTTGATTTTAAAACAGACTCGTCTGGATTAGGAGGACCAGTCTTTAGAGTTAAACCTATAGATTTTGTTAATGTGACTGGAAGTGCTTATTGCAGTGAGATTAGCATAAAACCCTTAGCTATAAATGGATTTTCACCAAACTTAGTACAATTTCAAATTCCAATGAATACAGAGATTGGCGACATACTTTCTATATCACAGTCCCTTGATTTTAAAATAGAGTACTTTAACTTTACAGGAGAGCAATCAGAATATACAACGTTTTTAAATGATCTATCGGTTAATGTGAAAGCTGAAATACCATCAAACACTTGTCAAACTAACCACTTTATATTCCAATCTTTTAAGTCCATAGAGAGTGGATCGTTTTAATAAATATAAAATATGAGTTTTACAGATTTAAAAAATAAAAGAGTGACATATAGTCATGCATTTGATTTTTATTATAAGTGGTGTCCTACTGGCAGCAACAAAATAGTTGGAGGATGGCCTAATAACATGGCAAATGTAAACGAAGATTGGGATGGACAAAATCGAAGTATATCAAATGCTTATTACAACAACGCCATTGCCACCTCGCTCGACTTTGACACTCTCACAGCTCTTACACGAGAACCTGCAATTATATCTGGTAGTGCAGGAGCATTGCCGTGGGGATCTCCTGCAGCAGATTATTTATGGAATTGTCTTGTACCAACTCAATCTGGATTTAGTATTGACTCAACAGCCAGAGGTGGTGGTAGTTTTAACAATACTATGATTTTTACTTTTACCTATAACAGTGCTAGTTTTTTTAGAGGTGACTTACGAGGTGATTATGGCTTTGTAAAATATCCAATAACTTCAAGCTGGAAAGCTGTAGAGCCTTTAATGACAGCTTCAAATATGATATATAAAACATTTGCTAGTAGTGTTGGAGGTGGAACCGTAGAATATCCAGCTACTATTAACAAACCAACACCCTCGGACGTTTACGCTCAACCATCAGCGTTTAGTGCAGGTATTCCTAAATACACTGAAGTAGGAGGTGTAACTCTAGGAGGAGGTGTTCCATTAGCAAACGGAACTAATCCAGGCATGATAACATTTGGAGATGCTTCAACTGGATCGTTTGATGGAAGGTTCTACGATCTTGCAGGAGGTATTGGAATTTCAAGACAAGATGTGAGTGCATCCTTAGCTGGATATGCTTCACAATCCCATCTACAAACGTCTGCTGTTCAAATAAACCTGTCAAACGAATTAAAACGACGACGATTATTTTTCCCCACTGTAACAGCAACGAGAGATGATTCGATTACTGCTGATCCGTCCTCAGGAGTGAATTGGTTTTGTAGCGACATGTATCCACTTCCAAATCCAATTCAAAGTACTGGAGGTATTTTTAATACAAATGGAGGAATTTTTAATGTTAAGTTCAATCTAAAAAGAAACCTTAATATAGATATGTATCCTGACACAGGCGCAGGTAGTGAATTGTTAATTTACATTTTTAATATTCAACCAAATGTTGGTCTTATAAATGAGCGAGTAGCAGGAACAGCGGGATTTTATCCACCTGATAATAATATTGTGAGAATAAAAAACGTTAATCCAGCAATGTCTTTTATAAACCCTGCGACAGGATTCCAATTAGAATCTTTCAATATCAACGTTGTGCAGTATGGATTAGATGCTCAAATAGTGTTTGAAGCTAGTGGTAGTTTAGATTCTGATTCTTACTTTGGATGTATTATTGATGATATTGAATTTTGCCAAGTAGGTGTAGCAACTGATCCATCCTTACTAGCACCGACAACGATTGGAGGTAATATTACAAATGAAGTGGCATTTCCAGCAGACAGATCATGATAAATAATAATAAAGTAAGAAACACAACAACACCTTTCAAACCAATTGAAGGATTAGCAACTGGAGAAACTTTGGGTAAGATTCGCTTAAAGAATATTTATACAAGTTGGAATGGAGAGAGTGTGTCTGACATAAAAGCAAAGCATAACACTAATCCCTATCTAGTAAGAATAGGCACACCTAACACAGATGCTAAACTTCAATCCGACAACATATACTTTATTTCACACTACCTCGCTTACAATCCAATCACACAAGATCTTGAAAACAGAGATATAATATCCAGACGAGTTATGGAAAAATTCTATGTCGGACAATCTACAATAGAGGGTGAGTATGATCAGTGTAAGTTAATTGTAAACGGAAGTGCAGTCCTAGAAGACCTTTACTTATATAAGAATGAAAATTTAAAACACAAGTCATTATCTAGTGTGATTACAAAACTGCTAGATAGAGTTGATCAGCTCACAAAAGAAGTTGCACAATTAAAGGCTAAAGTGAAAACGCAGCCTATTTATACAAAAGACTCTTTATAAATGAACGATTTATCAAAATTTCTAGTTGATAGTATTCTCAACGAAGTTGAAGAGGGAATTACAGTAATGTTGCCTGGTGGATTTAAACCTCCACACGAAGGACACTTAATGCTTGCAAAGGGTTATGAAGATATGCCACAAGTAAAAGAAGTTGTTATTCTAATAGGACCAAAAGAACGTGATGGTATTACTCTTGAAGATAGCGAAAAAATATGGGAAAAACTACTAGCTGGAACCAAAAAGATTAGAGTAGAGAGATCAAGATACCCAAGTCCACTACTCACTGCATACAAATATATTGAAGAGAAAGCTCAATCAGGAGAATCGTATGCTTTAGGGTCAAGCAGCAAAGGTAGTGATTACGATCGTATTCGTGGCTTTGTAGATCAACACCAAAATGATGGAAAATATTATAAAGATGGTGTGAGTGTTGTTGAGTTGCCACTTGATAAATCAAAACCATTATTCTACAAAAATAGAACTGATGATCAAAACGGTAAGCCAACCTCAGCGTCGCAGCTACGATCTGACTTAGCAGCTCAGGATTTTGAAAATTTTAAAACAAATTATCCAAGCATAAAATCTGATCAACAGCTTAGAGACATATTCGATCTATTATCAAAAAAAAAGATCAAGGAGGACCTCTCCCAATCTACTTTGGATGAGATAGAAATTCCTGCTGTCTTACGTAAACAATTTGAACAATTAAAAAGTAAGTTTGGAGCTTTTATTGACAAACTAAAGGTTGAAAAGCAAGAAACTAAAGACGCATTTATAAAGCTGTATTCCGCGGTAAAGAAAGGTCAAAAGTTACCAAATCACGAAAGAAAAGAGATTGGCGATCAAATGAAAGATGTTTTGAAATTAGCTGGATTTACAGCAGCATCTGTGTTACCTGGAGGAGTAATCTACCTACTCTTAGCTCGTCTGCCAATACTAAAAAAAACACTAACACCCTCAGCATTTCTAGATATAGAGACTCCAGCAGAATTTATGGCTGTCAGTGAGGGTCGCAATCTTTTAAAAGAGGGAGGAGCAGCTGGACACATGGCTCATCCGTATGAAGATATGGATATGACTTTTGATGATATCGAAGATATGATTGATGCAGCTTTAACCGGAAAAGTGGAGTATGCTCAAGAGAAGTTAGATGGACAGAATCTTATGGTAACATATAAAGACGGCAAAGTGCTTTCAGCAAGAAACAAAGGACAACTGAAGAATGCAGCTGAAAAAGCAATGACTAAGAATGATATGGAAAAGTCAATGCAGCACTTACCAGATAATGTTCGTAATGCATTTCTTGATGCAATGCAAGATATGACGGATGCGATATCCAAACTTAATCCAACCGAAAAAGAAGAGTTTTTTGGAAACGGTACCAAGTTTATAAACATGGAACTCTTACATCCTTCCAGTGAAAATGTAGCTGCTTACGGAGTAACTCAACTAAGAATGCACAACGTGCAGGAGTATGATGAGAATGGAAACGTCATAGGAAGTGATAGTGAAGCACCTACTAAAATACAACAAGCCTTAGATCGAGTAGAAGCTTCTAAACAAGATACGTATGAAATAAGAGCCACTGACTTAGTGGATCTTAAACAAACTAAAGATTACGAAAAACAAAAGCAAGAACTACTTAAAGATCTTGGTAATGTTAGAGGCAAGTACCAGCTAACTAAGGAAAGTAAGTTAGGATTATACTTTCAAAATTTTTGGTCTGCTTTTATAAAAAATAATGCTAAAACCTACAAATACGCAGTGCCTGACGACGTATTGCAGAATATCATTAACAGATGGGCTTTTGGTCAAAAACAACCAAATCTACGAGAGTTAAAAAAATCAATAGACAATCCAGAATTCTTAGAGTGGTTTACTACTATGGATAAGGGAAGTGGTGTTAGAGATCAAAAAAAGATAGCTGTCGAACCGGTAGAAGACATCTTTCTAAAATTAGGAGTTTTTGTATTGAAAAGTTTAGAAGGATTAGTAGCAATCAACCCTAACGATTCTATTTCAAAAATGAAAAGAGAGTTGGCAAGCTCTATCGAACAATTAAAGGCAAAAGCAAACAATGATAAACTTCAAGACGATGATGCACCTTTGAGATTTCTCAAAGCACAACTTAAACGCTTGGATAAGATTGGAGGATTCGATGCAATAGTACCATCAGAAGGTATAGTGTTTAAACACAAAGGAAAATTATACAAATTAACTGGAGCCTTTGCACCAGTCAATCAAATTATAGGATACATAAAATTCGGAAGATAATGGAATTAAAAAAACTTTTAAGCGAAAAGAAAGAAGCAATCGCAACGTCACCAAACACAAATATGACGTTACACTACGACCCACAGTTCACTGAAGTAGGAGAGGATGGAAAACCAGAATTCTCATTTGACGTAACAATGTCGTCAGTCGGTGGTAAAGAGTTTTACAGAACAGTAGCTAATAAGGACGAAGAAAAGAAACTTGCAGAAGCTATGAAATTAGAACTACGTAGAGCTTTGAGAAAGTTTGACAAGAGAGTAGAGGCGGTGTTAGAAAAATTTAATGTAAAAGCACGATAATGAAAAAAATTAAGGTTACGAGAAACAAATATGTCGAGCGTCATGAGGGTGATGTTTGGGAGGAAAGCGGTAAAACGTGGACAATCAAAAACGGCATAAAAAAAACAGTTACAAGAATGGATAAAGCTAGAAAAGACTTTTTAGTCCCGTTAGCATGTCCATGTTGTGGTAAGAAGATGAACAATCGATTAGATGCCAAATTTTGGAAAACTGATCGAAAGTGTTTTAATTGTGTTGTTGATGAACAACATAAGTTGAGAGCAAAAGGGTTAAAAAAAGAATTTAATGCGATGAAAAAGTATGAAAATGCTAAATCGTATTTGAGAGATGTTAAAGCCGGCTTGCAAGAGTTTAAAGAAAGCTCAGCTGAGAACACACATGTTTCAGAAAAAGGAAAAATTGAAAAATGGGCTAACCCAGACAACGCACTAATTAGCGACATGATAGATAAAGAAATCGAAAAGTTAGAAGGTGTTGTCGGTGAGTTAAAGGATAAAATTAATGAACAAAAAGAACAACCTAAAGGAGAATAAAGGATTGTGGGCTAACATTAGAGCTAAAAAAGCTAGAGGAGGAAAATCATCTCCTAAAGGCTCTAAAGCGTATAAGGCTGCAGTCAAAGCTGGCAAGAAGATTAATGCCAAAGAATCCGTTGTTTACCGAAATGAAGGTTTGAGACTTGAAATAATAGAACACTCAGAACCAGTATTATTTCAAGAAGCTAAGTATAATGGACGTACTGTTAAGCTTAACAAAATAATGCGTGGCGATGTTAAGAAATTTAAAGTACATGTAAATTCTGGAAAAAAGAATGCAGACGGTACTATAAAAGCAAAAAAAGTAAATTTTGGTCAAAAAGGAATGAAGATAAAAAAGAGTAATCCCGCAAGACGTAAATCGTTCAGAGCAAGACATAATTGTGATAATCCAGGACCAAAAACTAAAGCAAGATATTGGTCTTGCAGAAAATGGTAATATTTATAAGTATGAAGAAGTCGTTAGGCAATACTATCAATAACATGCGTAAAGATATTTTATCTGAAGCGGATGTATTCAACAATCCAAAAGCAGTTGGGCTAAGTAAGATGGATAAAGATCTAGCAGGAGATGCAGTTGGAGGTGGATTAGAGGATGGCGACAAAGAGGATGATATTATTAATGGTGGTCCAGATGCAGTCCCAGTAAGCCAGCTCAAGCCTGCACAAAAGGAAGTAATTGTTTCAAAAGCAGTAGCATTTGCTTTAGGATATGCGTTTAATGACTTTAAAGAAGCAAAGGCAAAAAACGGCGCTCCTGACTTAGCAAATATGGAAGCTATAGTTTCTAATGACGATTTTATTATGGATGGACACCATAGATGGGCAGCAGCAACTCTTCTTTATCCAGGAGCTAAAGTAGCTATAACAAAGTTAGACTTACCAGGCCAACAACTTATAACAGCACTCAACGCAATGACGAAGGGTAAGTTGGGTATTGATGTAGGAAACAAAGGAAAAGGTGACGTAGCAAACTTTACTGGAGATAAAGTACAAAATGCAATTAAGTATGCTTTGAAAGATGGTACAGAACAAGGTTTAAAACAATGGCCTCATCTGTCATCGGAAGAAGTAAAAGTAGCATTAGGAAAGGTTCCAGGAGCTGATGGAGATTCGGAAAAAGGAATGGCTATTATGGCAGACAATGCCGGAAAACTTGTAAAACAAAAAATGCAAGGTGCTCCAGAAAGAAAGGATATGCCGGTTATTGATGCAGAAAAGGTGAATGCGGTTGTAAAATATTTAGAAAAAGGAACAGCAGATGTTCTTCCACCCTACAGTAAAGATGTAGAATCACACTTAAAAGAAACATTCCAACATAGAGCTGGAATTAAAAAATAAAATATGAAGCTTAGAGATTTAATGCCCTTACAACAAATTAATGAAAACGACGGAACAGAGTGGTTAGATTATGTTCGTAAGTTTGGCGAACTTAGTGACGGATACGACGTACTATTTGATTATGTTGGTGTAAAGGATGATGTAAAAATATACACAGCCGATCTTACCAATTTTGGAGATATGAGCTTGGTAGTATCTAAAGCATATATTGTTGCTAAATGTTCTAAGAAGCAGTGCATGTTTGGATTAGTGTATGTTCTTAATGGATTAGAAAAGCTAGATGCAACAATCTGTAAGATTAAGCGAAAAGAAAAAGATGGACACGCCACTCTTGAAGGCATAATGTTCGACTCAGAAGACAAAAAGAACTTCTCAGGAGATGATGTTAAATTTAAAAACGTAATTAAATGAAGCGTACAAAAAAACAACTACAACAAGCCTTAATTAGAGAGCTCGTAAAACGAGAATTGCACAAAGCTCTTATGGAAGGAGCAGGCGGTGCACCACCCGAAGAGGAAGAGGAAGAAGCAGCAGCTGACGTTTCTGATGAGCCGGATGCTAAACCTGAAGAACCGACTGAGGAACCGACTGAGGAACCGACCGAAGAGCCGGAAGAAGAGGAAGAGCCAGGTCTTGATGAGGAACTACAAAATCTTACTGATCTTTATATTAAGAAACTCAAAGACGCCACTGCTGAAGTGGATCAAACTGACATAATTGCAATAGTGGTTGACATGTTAGAGAGTTTTGGTTACGGAAACCAGGACAAGCTAACAATCCTACAAAGAATAAAAGAAGACAGCTTACGATGAAAAAACTGGACAAACTAATAGAAAGCACAGTCAAAGCAATGACACCTCTAAAAGAATATACAGACGATGACTTCTCCGGAGCAAAGGTCATAGCAGATGCTATGCAGAAGAAGCCTGACAGCGAAGATATGGAGTTTATTACAAAATATTTTCCAAACGCTGTAAAGAGCATGTCAAAAGCTGAAGCGAATTTGAAAGCTTCTGATGCAAGTCCTATCAAAAAAAGAATGGGACAATATGCTCCAATGTTTGTACATGTTCAATATCACACATTTACGGAAACTTCTGGACAAACATTCGCAGTACATCAAACTCAATATTACAACTCTAACTTCAAGGATAAGCCAGGAGGAGAAAAATTCAATCCAAGAGTGACTGAGCTTAACTTTTATAGTGGCGAAAATCAAAAGGATAAGATGGGAGTGATTCTTGCAGCAACGGATGAGTATATAAAAGATTTAAAAGACTTAGACAGATTAGGAATGTTGGGAAAGAGAATTAGTGAGTCTCTCAACGAGGGTAAAGGTTTAACCGAAGCATCTAAACTCATTAAAAATTTACGAGAAAAAGTATATAGAAATCTTAACGATCAAGAATTAGAAGAATTTAAAAAAGAAATAATGAATCATCTAGGAGGCACTATGAACGAAGCAATAGATCCAAAATACAAAACATTTTACGATCAAGTATATAAACATGTTAATGAGCTTGATAGAATTTTAGGAGCAAACAAACCACCAAAAGTACCAGAAGAAATCTGGAGTAAAGTATATGGATTAGTAGGACAGATGGCGGATAAAATTGACTTTTTAGACGACAGACTTTTGAAAAATCTTAAAGAAAACGACATGAACACAAAAACAGAATCAATCGTAAACCGATTAAAAGAAGATACCGAATACCAAAAGTTTTTCAAATCGGCAATGGACAAGTTTGGCGTAAAATCACCAAAAGGTTTGAGTGATAAGAAGAAGAAAGAATTCTTCAACTACGTTGACAAAAACTACAAAGCCAAAGGCGAGTAGAAATAAAACAAGTTATGACTCTAAATAGATTCCACCTTATCTTCCTGGCACTATACACAGTCGTTGTGGTATTTGCCGTATGGTATTTTGTCAAACCGCAACCTACAAGCAACACCGGATTAACAAAAGAAAATCAGCAACTTGTAGACAGTCTTTCAAATGCAATTTCTGTTTTAGAATATCAACAATTTGAAAAAGATAGCCTAATAACAAGCTTCCAGCAAGACATATCTTTACTTGACGTGGAGATAAATGCTACTGAAACTCAAATCATACAAATACAAAAACAACATGAAGAAGAGCTTAATGATATTGAGCGTTTTACTGTCACTGACCTTGACCAGTTTTTCGCAGACCGATACCCAAAATAACGAAGATTCTGTCGTAGTTTTACCATACAGTACAGCACAACAAATAGCAGAAGATCTAATTAAGTATGATCAGTGTGTTGAAATGTTTGACTACACTTACTTGCTTTTAGAGCTAGCTAATGAAAAAATAGCAAAGCAGGATAGTCTAATACAACATAGCACAGAAAAATCAATATTATGCAGAAAGCAGGTTAATGCTCAATCTCAACAAATCAACATATATGTTACTGGACTAGAAGATTTGCAAAGACAAAATGAAAAACTTAAACGCAATCAGCGTTGGTTAGGAGCAGGTTGTGGAGCAGCAATTTTAACAACTATTCTAGTACTATTTATAAAATAGATGAGTGTAGATTTAAAAAAGCTAATAAGGACTGAGTACGTAAAATGTGCTAAGGATCCAGTATACTTTATGAAAAAATACTGTCTAATCCAGCATCCATCAAAAGGAAAGATACCATTTAAGTTGTATCCCTACCAAGAAGAGCTTACCAATGACATGCAAGACAATGACAGGGTTATCATACTCAAGTCACGTCAGCTAGGAATATCAACATTATCTGCAGGATACTCTTTGTGGACAATGTTATTTCATAGCGATAAAAACATTCTTGTTGTTGCAATTGACCAAAACACATCTAAAAACCTTGTAACAAAGGTTAGTGTAATGTTTGAAAACTTACCAAGTTGGCTGCGATTAAAGACAACAGAAAAAAATAAACTGTCACTACGATTAACAAACGGATCACAAATCAAAGCTGTTGCCAGCTCAGGAACATCAGGACGTTCAGAAGCATTATCATTAGTAATAATTGATGAGGCAGCATTCGTTGATAATGCAGAAGAGTTGTGGGCATCCCTACAACAAACCTTAGCAACTGGAGGTAGAGGCGTTATATTAAGTACACCAAACGGTACCGGTAACTTCTTTCATAAGATATGGATGAAATCAGAAGAAGGAGAGAATCAATTTTTTACCAAAAGACTTCCATGGCAAGTACATCCAGAAAGAGATCAGGAGTGGAGAGATAGGCAAGATGATGAGTTAGGAGCTAGGCTAGCTGCACAAGAGTGTGATTGCGATTTCAGTACATCAGGTAATACTGTTGTACATCCAGACATGTTAAACTTCTACAGACAAACCTACATGCAAGATCCAATTGAAAAACGAGGATTTGATAGTAATTTACATGTGTGGGAGATCCCAAATTATACAAAGGATTATGTGGTAGTAGCTGATGTTGCTCGTGGAGATGGAACAGATTACTCAGCATTCCACGTGTTTGATTTAGAAGAGGCAACACAAGTAGCTGAATATAAAGGGCAAGTAACAACAAAGGATTATGGCAACATGCTGGTGTCTATTGCTACAGAGTATAATGATGCACTGCTTGTTATTGAAAATGCAAATATAGGATGGGCAACTATACAACAAGTAATTGATCGTTCATATAAAAACCTATATTACACACCAAAAGATATAGGATTAGATTCAGATAGATATCTAGCTCGAGCAACAGATGTACAACGTACCAAAGATCAGGTAGCTGGCTTTACAATGTCTTCAAAAGTACGACCATTAATTATTTCCAAGATGGAGTTGTATATGAGGGAAAAAAGTTGTATAATAAGGAGTAGAAGGCTTCTTGATGAACTTGGCGTTTTCATATGGAGAAACGCAAGACCTGAAGCACAATTAGGATACAATGATGATTTGGTAATGAGTTGGTGTATGGCATTGTGGGTAAGAGACACAGCATTAAAGCTACGTCAAGCAGGAATCGAGCTAACAAAGAGAGCTTTAGATCATGCAAAATCAACCGCAGTGTATAGAACATCTCACAAAACTGATTCATGGAAAATGGATGTAAAAGGCAAAGACGAAGACTTAAATTGGTTATTGTAGCCTATTTATATAAAATAAACAAGAATGGCAGAAGAGAAAAAACCTAACTTATTTGGCAGACTACGAAAATTATTTAGTACTGATGTAATTATTCGTAATGTTGGTGGAAAACAACTTAAAGTGGTTGACACCGACAATCTTCAATCTGTAGGAAACTTACAGAATAATAGTCGTATTGATCGATTCAATCGAATGTATGGAACTGGTATTACTACCGCATACAATCAAGGTGAAATATTACAAGCTACTAGAATTGAGTTATTCAAAGATTATGAAGCAATGGACTCTGATAGTATCATATCTTCAGCATTAGATATTTATTCAGACGAGTGTACCGCTAAAGATGAATTTGAAGATACACTTACTATCATGACAAACAATGATAAGATTCACAAAGTACTTCACAATCTATTTTACGACATTCTTAATGTTGAATTTAATTTATGGCCATGGGTACGTAGTACGTTGAAATATGGTGATTTTTACCTACACCTAAACATCACCGAGAAGTATGGAATCACAAACGTGGAACCAATCTCAGCTTATGAGATGGTACGAGAAGAGGGTATGGATCCACAAAATCCAAACAAAGTCACTTTTAAAAGAGACATGATGTCAGGGATTGCTACAACTACAATACATCGTAACTCAACCGAAGAATATGATAATTATGAGATTGCTCACTTTAGATTATTAAATGATACTAACTTTTTACCATACGGTAGATCTTTATTAGAGCCAGCAAGAAAGGTATGGAAACAACTCACACTAATGGAAGATGCAATGTTAATTCATCGTATCATGAGAGCTCCAGACAAACGAATTTTTAAAATAGATATTGGTAACATACCACCAAACGAAGTTGACGCTTTTATGGAAGGTATGATTAACAAAATGAAAAAGGTTCCATTTATAGATGAGAGTACGGGAGATTACAACCTCAAGTACAACATGCAAAATATTCTTGAAGACTTCTACTTACCAGTTCGTGGTGCAGAAAGCGGAACAATGATTGAAACCACTCCTGGACTACAAATGGATTCAATTCCTGACATTGAGTATTTGCAGAATAGAATGTTAGGTGCGTTAAAAATTCCAAAAGCATATTTAGGATATTTAGAAGATACTACTGGAAAAGCCTCATTAGCATCACAAGATTTCAGATTTGCAAGAACAATTGAAAGAGTACAAAAAATTATTGTAAGCGAGCTTACTAAGATTGCAATTGTACACTTATATTCTCAAGGATTTACTGATGAAGAGATTGTCGATTTTTCATTAAAACTAACACCACCGTCTACGTATTACGAAAGAGAAAAGTTAGAGTTGTGGACATCTAAATCTACGTTAGCAGGAGATCTAGTTGAAAAGAAACTATTCAGTAGATTTTGGTGTTACGAACACTTATTCAACATGCAACCAGAACAGTGGATGGAAGAGCAAGATCGTATTGCAGCTGATTCAAAAGAATTCTTCCGATTAGAACAGATCAAGACTGAAGGTAATGATCCAAAAGAGAGTGGTCAGTCATTTGGTACACCACACGACATAGCCAGCTTGTATAAAGGAGATGAGGGAGTGCCAAAAGGATATGATGAAAAAGAAGTACCTGAGGGTGGATGGCCTGGAGCAGGAAGACCTAAAGAACCTGGCACATTTGGCAAACACACACATCCATTAGGGTGGGATCCAGCAGGTCACAAACAAAACAAATCTGCAGGTCGTGTAATGTATGAAGCACAAAACCTTGGCAATTACAAAGGATTAAAAGACAATCTTAACAAAGCTGCTGCATTACAAAGCACATACAGTAAAGATAAGAAAAAACCTGGTCTTCTCAACGAAGAAAACCTGTTAGATGAGTAGTAATAAAAAAAACCGCCATATTTATTATTAGGTAATTACATTATATGAAGAAGTCGACACACTCGAAGATAAAGAACACCGGAATTCTTTTTGAGTTGCTAACGAGACAAATTACAGCAGACACAATGACTGGCGTAAAAAACTCTCCCGCACTCAAGATAATAAAGGAATATTTCGCAGCAAAAACAGCTTTAGCGAAGGAATTGGTATTATATCAAACACTGCTAAACGAACAGTTTAAAGAGCCTCAAAAAGCTACTATGCTTCTGAACACGACAATTAAGATGCGCAGAAAGCTAAACGAAAAATCTCTTAATGATTCAAAATACAACTTAATCAAAGAGATCAAAAACAAGTACGATCTAAAAGATTTTTTTAAGTCAACAATAAGCAACTACAAAATATACGCTTCTGTTTACAGAGTATTTGAAGGTGCATCAATAGCACAAGCTGCTGACGTAGTTAGAAGTAGAGTTGCTATTACAGAACACATAACCAAAACAACTGAAAGACCGGTAGCAAAGAAAGTTGAATTTCTTAAGGAAGATGAAGAAGTCAGAGTGTTAGCATACAAATTAATGTTAGAAAAGTTTAACACTAAGTATGCTAAATTATCCGAAAGCCAGCAGATAGTTTTACGAGAGTATATAAACAATATCAGCAACACAACTAATCTTCGCGACTTTGTAATAAAAGAAAGCATTAACCTGCAATCTCAATTATCAAAAAAACTTTCAAAAGTTAAAGACCAAGTTATATCTATTAAACTGACAGAGGTAATGTCGCTACTCGACAACAACAAAAGAATAAAACGCGTTAAAGAAGATCACGTTCATTCATTATTGTTGTATCACGAACTTCTTAAAGAACTATAACATGGGATTGAGCTTAGAAGAAAAGGAAGAGTTAAAGAAGTACATCAAAGAGCAGGCTGCTCAGATGAAAGAAAACACAACAGCAAATGTTGGCTCCTACGATACACCAAACGCGTTTACTGGCGATGAGGATGATGACGGAACACAATCGGTTGATTTAACTGATCCAGAATATGCATACTCAATCAAAGGACCAAAAAAACGGAATCCTAAATATTCGGTAAAATTAAACGAAGTATCATATAAAGCTTTTAAACGAGACGAATCACGATCGACAGTACAAAAGGTAAACGCAAACATCTTAGAAGTAAACAAGAATATTAGAGAGTTAGCAAGAATGCTTCAACACAGCATTAAGTTAAAAAATGAATCTAAGATGGATAACAATATCCATTGGAAACGTACAAACGAAGCTTTAGCTAAAATGCATCAACGCATATCGGTATTATCTGAAAAAGCTAACCAACTATATAACTTAACAGAAGCGACTGCACAGCAAGCTCAAGGAGATCTACTATCACTACTTAATAGTGTTGGTGATCCGCAGTTTGACGCTATACGATCTACCGACATAGACCACAACCCTATAGGTGCTGATCATTTCGAATTTGACGTTATGCTTAACGGAGAACCAGTCGCTATTGATTGGGATAAAGGAAACTTAACGTACCAAGATTACAGTGAAGAAATACCATTAGGAAACATCGATAATCCTGAAGAAGTCATTGCTAACATACAAAAACACATGATATCATGAAAAGAGTATTAGTAGATTATATAGGATCAATCCAAGTAACACCTACACAGATCAACGAATCCATGAACAAAAACAATGGAAAGCTAATCGTGTCAGGAATTATGCAGAGAGCCAGTACTGGCGATGATGAAAACTTTAACCAAAATGGAAGGAGCTATCCTTTACCTATTTTGAAAAAAGAATGTGAAACTTACAAAAACACTTTTGTAAAGGAGCGTAGAGCGTTAGGCGAATTAGATCATCCAGATTCTCAAGTGGTAAACCTATCAAACGTGTCTCACAATGTACTTGATTTGTGGTGGCAAGGGACTGACTTAATGGGAAAGATTGAGATATTATCTACACCCTCAGGAAACATTGCAAAGGAGTTAATGAAATCTGGAATCAGATTAGGCATCAGCTCAAGAGGAATGGGATCTGTTAAGGAGTTAGGAGAGGGAAAGGTAGAAGTACAAGACGACTTTGAAATCGTATGTTGGGATTTGGTCAGTAATCCATCTACACAAGGTGCTTTTATGAATTCATCTTTAAACGAAAACACCAATTCAAATAACAACAACAAACACACTAGAATCCATTCACTAATAAGTGAGATAATATCAGTAATGTAATGAAGACAAATATACTAAAACAACTTAGCGAAGCAATGGATAATGCCGGCGCCTCAAAAATGAAGCTTAATGAAAAAGCTCAAGTGCTTGAAGAAATTAAAGAGTACGGAAACTTTGAAGAAGCAATCTATCGTAGCAAAGGATTAAAAGAAGCTGCTAACAGAATCTCTGAAATTGTAGAAAAAGCAGAACGCGTTGCTTTACAAGAAACCGAAGAGTGGTTTGATGAAGTGACCGTGAAGAGAAACATGAAAGAGCTTAACAACAACAATAAAGAATTCACTAAAACAGTAGCTGAAGTATCTAAACTACAGCAACGCTTAGAGTCTTTGTACGAAGAAATGGGTAACAATCTATCTCGCTACTATGAAGTTGGTCACTAACAAAAACACACTTGTTGATATATTAGGTGAGTTAATGCTTGAGTATAGGTTGCTTGAGAATCCATTCGCTGCTGCTGCTGAAAAAGAGGGTGGTGGAGATGCTGGTGGTGACAAAGGTGAAGAAGGCGGTGACAAAGGTGAAGAAGAAAAAAAAGACGACAAAAAGGGTAGTGGTGAAAAAGCATTAAAAGTGTTCTTCGATCCATCTGCAGTCAAAAAATATAACACCAATACTGATTGGAGAGCTGGAGAGGGTGAAGTAAAAGCAATAACAAAAAAAGGTTTAGAAGTAGATGTTGATGGATACACAATTCAAGTAAATTTTAGTGACCTTACTGAAAACAAAAAGAAATGAATAAGCCAACATTAAGTTTATCTGAAATAACATACAGAATTTTGCGAGAGCGTAAATTCAATAAGATGATAGCTGAAATTACAGTAGCTATGAAATCGTCATCTAAAATGCTTAAGGAGGCTGGAATACCATCAGGTATCGATCAAGGCATCTTAAAAGTGTCTAAAGAGGTAGAAAAGGATGGGGAGGATATGGATGACGAAGAGGTGCAAGCAGCAATGATGATGGCTGCCCTTGAAAAGGGTGGTGATATCTCAAAAGTTAAAGCATCCGATGTTGAAAAAGAATTACCTACAGTTGATGAAAGACGTCAGTCAGTAAATGAAAGCGGTGGAGGACTTTTGGATTCCATCCTTACAGTCGTATCACTTGTTCTAGGAAACATGGCATTTATCGAAGCTATCTGTGCGGCTATTGAAAAGATAACGGGGAAAAAGATGGATCCAAAGATAGTCAAAACAAAACTAGGAAAATTCGATGCCAGCATTAAAGGCCTTGCCGGCTGGGTAATGAAAAAAATTGGACAAGCTATTGAGTGGATCATAGGGCAAATGGGTGGTGGACCTAATGCTCAAAAGATAGGAGCTTATAGCGTAAAGTTTATCGGTGTAGTAGCTTTATTTGCACTTGGAGTTTCGCACTTTCCTCTTGCAGGAGCAAGTGTGTTTGGTATTATAATATCAATAACTTCAATGATTGGTAAAGGGTTTGAGCTTGTAGTGCTTGGAAAGGAATTATTTAAGTACATAAAAAAAGCAATAGCAGACAATAAAGAGCTCAAGGCAAAACTGCAAGCTGGTGGAGATGCACCAGCCCCAGCAATGGCGTAAATAATACAACACTAAAACACGTTTTGAGTTTTGACCATACTATATATGGTTAAATACGCTATCCTGATATGGCGTCCTAAATAAATTATTCAAATTGCAACTCCAATAGTTGTAGGACGTTCATAAAACATATATCATGAACAAATTATTAAAAGATGCAATCGCAGACGCAAAAGCTGTTCGCGAAACTGCATTAGCAAACGCAAAACTTGCTTTAGAAGAAGCCTTTGCTCCTAAGCTGCAATCTATGCTGTCTCATAAAATTAAAGAAGAGATGGAAGAGGAAGAGCCAATGGAGGAGATGGAAGATGAAGAAGAAATGACAATGGAGATGTCTCACGACGAAGACGAAATGCAATCCGAAGGCGAAGGTGGAGAACCTGAAGTAGAGGATGAAGTAGAAGTTGAAGTTGAGGCAGAACCAGAAGTTTCTGATGAAGGATCTGAAGAAGAAGCATCTGCTGAAGCCGAAGAAGCTGAAATGACTGATGACGAGTTAGAAGAGATTCTAAGAGAGTTAGAAGGAGAAGAAGATGAAATGGCTGAAGGAGATTATTCTGAAGAAGATATGGAAGAAGAAGCTCACGCTGAAACCGATGAAATGGAAGAAGGCGATCATTCTGACAAAGAAGAAATGGATGAAAAAATGTCGTCTAAAGAAAAAATGAAGAAAGGTCTTTACAAAGAAGAAGATCATTCTGAAAAAGAGGACATGGAAGAAGGTGACGATGAAGATATCGACCTAGAAGAAATCATTAAAGCTCTTAGAGAAGAGGAAGAAGATGATAAAGAATCCATGGATGAAGAAAAGGATGAAGATGAGTTGGAAGAAGCTTACAATGTTATCAAATTCTTACGTTCTAAGTTAAACGAAGTGAATCTACTTAACGCTAAATTACTTTATGTAAACAAGCTATTCAAGAAAGGTGAATTGACTGAGACTAAGAAAATAAAAATCATCGAAACTTTTGACAGAGTTAAAACAGTTAGAGAAGCTAAATTAGTGTATGCTACATTAGCCGAATCAATGACTGCAAGACCTGTCAGAAAAGCTGCTCCTAAAAGAAAAGCAAAAAACCTAACTGAAGGTATCGCATCATCTCGTTCAAAAGGAACGAAAAAAGTGATTGCTGACAGTAACGGAGTTTATAACCGTTTTACAGAATTAATTAACTACAACAAGTAACCTAAAAAAAGCAAAAATTATTCAAACTATGAATTTATTTGAAGGAATGGGAGAAACAAACAGAAGCCACGAAAATAAGGCTTTAATCTCCAAATGGTCCAGAACGGGCCTATTAGAAGGACTTGGTGACAAACAAGAAGAGGCAACAGTGTCTGTTCTTTTAGAGAACCAAGCAAAACAGCTTTTGAAAGAGGGGTCTGCTACAACAGCTGGTACTGCAGGTGCCGGATATGAGCAGTGGACAGGAGTAGCTCTTCCTTTGATCAGGAGAGTTTATGCGGAGATCGCAGCAAAGGAATTTGTCAGCGTTCAACCAATGAACTTACCATCAGGACTAGTATTCTACCTAGATTTCAAATACGCTAACGATAAAAATCCATTTGGATTCGCTCCAACGGAGAAAAACCAAACTGGTACACTACAAGGTGTCACTGACACTACTGCTGATCCATCTGATGGACTTTACGGAGCAGGTCGATTTGGATATTCAATTAACAACCAAATTGCAACAACTGGACATACAATCCACACTGGATCTGTAGGTGTTGACACTGTACTTTACGATGGTGATTTTACAGCATCAATTGCTAATTACCATACAGTAATTGTTCCTACTGCATCTCTTTCCTCTTCTAACGGAACTGGATTAGACAAAGAAGCAGTTAGATCATTCCAACTACTATCTGGTTCAGTTGAGTTAGACGTCATTGAAAAGTTTACTCAAATCGTTGGTGGAAACGTACAATTCGTTGTAGCATCTGAATCATTAGCACCAGCTACACATGTGACACTTAGTCCTTTCCGTGCAGCAATTTCATTCTCAGTACAACCTACGAATGATGATAGAGGTGACTTCGAGGCTAAACCAGTATCTGCTACAAACAGAGACTTGGATACAGACTTGAATATCCCAAGCATTGAATTGCAAATGAGAAGTATTCCGGTAACTGCTAAGACTCGTAAGTTGAAAGCAAGCTGGACTCCTGAGTTCGCTCAAGACCTTAACGCATACCATTCAGTAGATGCTGAAGGTGAGTTGACTTCTATGTTATCTGAGTATGTCTCTATGGAGATTGACTTAGAGATCTTAGACATGTTGATTTCATCAGCTGCTTCTACAGACTTCTGGTCTGCTAAAGTAGGTCAAGAGTTTAACTCTGCTACTAATCTATTCGAGGCATCACAATTTAGTGGTCAAGCATATATCCAAGGTACTTGGTTTGCTACTTTAGGTACTAAAGTACAGAAAGTATCTAACGAGATCCATGCTAAGACTCTGAGAGGTGGAGCTAACTTCTTAGTTTGTTCTCCAAAAATCTCAACTATCCTTGAGTCAATTCCTGGATATGCTGCGACTGACGGAACAGGCAAGATGAAATATGCAATGGGTGTAAGACAAGTAGGTGCTATTAATAACGCTTATGATGTTTACAAAAACCCTTACATGCAAGAGAATACCATCTTGATGGGATTCAGAGGAAGCCAGTTCTTAGAGACTGGAGCAGTATACGCACCATACGTGCCATTAATGCTTACTCCTCTTGTTTACGATCCAAAGAATTTTACTCCAAGAAGAGGTGTAATGACAAGATATGCAAAACTTGTTACTAGACCAGAATTCTACGGTAAGATTAACGTTGCAGATCTAAACGTGCTGTAAGAAGCATAACCGCATAATTAATTAGCCCCTCTTCGGAGGGGCTTTTTTTTGGAAAATAATTAGGTAAACTGTTGCATATTCGGATCTTTGTCCTGATCTTTACAATGTAAAGAAAGAGAAAAAGATATGATTAGAAAGAAACAAGAACAAAAAGAAATTATAATTGATCTAACCGGACCGGATGGTAATGCATTCTCCTTAATAGCAACTGCAAAAAGATTGGCTAGAAAAATAGGATTAGATGAGTTTCAGGTAGATGAGATTGCATTAGAAATGATGGAAGGAGATTATGAAAATCTTATTCAAGTATTTGATAAACATTTTGGAACCTTTGTAATATTAGAAAGATGAACCACCACGCAGAATTAGGAAACCAACATCGAGCATTGCTCAAACAGTTAGAGCTTGCAAAACAGTTTATGGAAAAAAAACGTAAACACTCAAAAGCTAATCGAAACAGTGACTCAGCTCGATTTGCATTTCAAGACGCAATCGGATTAGTTAACCAATTAGAAAAAAAATTATGGAAATTTTCGTAAAAAAGGTTGCAATTACGAAATAAAGTCCTGACCTTTACTATGTAAAGGGAAAGATAATTAAAACAAAAGATATGCAAAACAAACCAAAATACACAATCACAAAAGAGATGAAAGGTCGAGAGACTATCGAATACAAAGGCTTATCGGGTGGGAAGATCCACTTTGATGAGATGGTGGAATATCGTGATTATGGTAACGGTCCAGAATTCTATCAAAGATATTGGGCCAAGCATGATTGTAGAGAGTTTACAGACATAGGTCGTAATTACTTTACTTATGAGACTAGAGAGGCTTATATGAGAGCTAAGAGATACGCAAGAAAGAATCAAACTTTAAGATAAGAGATATGACACAAGAAGATAGAATATACCATCTATTTAATAGAGTTAGAGATTACATAGAAAAAGAGTGGGGTACTACTACCAGAGGTGCAGCAGAGAACATCCAAGGTTTCATGAGAGATGAATGTATGGAGTATAACATGGATAAGTACGAATGGGAGTATATCTCAGCTACTAGAAGACTTGCTAAGCTTCGTGAGTATTTTCATACATTGAAAAATCAGAATGTTTTTCCATAAAAAGTTGCAATCCTGGAATAAAGTCCTGATCTTTACTATGTAAAGAGAAAGATAATTAATAACAAATAATCACAATATGAACAAGAATATCAGTAACAAAACAGTCGACATTAACGACTACGAAACAAGAAAGGCATTACAAGCAATGTCGTCAGAAGAATTGAGGAGAATCAACAAGTATGTTGTTGGAATCTTAAAAACTCGAAAAGCATCTAAAATTGCAGAAGTTAAACAAGAGTTAGTAGAAGGCTCTCCGTGTAATGTTAACCATCCAAAACTAAGCTACAGACACGATCTTATCTTAACCAAGATCAACAAGACTCGTGGAGTTGTAAAAGCAGAAGGAGCTGGTCGATTTGATCAAGGTTGGAATGTTCCATTACAAATGATCGAAATGAAGTAAACACCCATTCTTTATAAGATAACCCTCTTCGGAGGGTTTTTTTATATCCCACAACTATTTATATAAAACAACAATGTTACACCATGACAGATTATAATCGCACAAACGAAGCACAAGAGACTTTTAAAGCAAAGCGTAAACCAAAGAACCCAATCAAGTTCAACATCCAACTAAACGAAGAGCAAAAACTAGCTAAGGATAGCATTTTTAACAACACCGTGACTGTACTTAAAGGTAGAGCAGGATCTGGAAAGTCGTTATTAGCTGCCAACGTAGCTTTAGATCTTTTGTTTAGAAAAGAAGTAGAGAAGGTCATTATAACAAGACCACCCGTAGGCGCAGGTCCTGATATAGGATTTCTTCCAGGAGACATCAATCAAAAATTAGCACCCTTTACAGCACCAGTTTACGAAAACATGTATAGACTGTATAAAAAAGAAGCAATCGAAAAGTGTGTAGAAGATGGAAAGATTGAAATACTTCCAGTAAACTTTATGCGAGGTCGTAATTTTACTAATTGCTTAGTAGTTGCAGATGAATCACAAAACCTTACAGACACACAAACTGAGTTAATACTAACGAGAATATGCTCAGGAAGTAAAGTGATCTTTTGTGGAGATAATGCTCAAATTGATCTTCGAGAAAAGAAAACCTCAGGATTTGACTTTATGTGTAAACACCTTGTTAATATTAAAAGCTTTAATGTGATACAACTACTAAAAAGCCATAGACATGGAATTGTAGACTCGATTATTGACGTCTATAAAAACTTCCGCAGTTAACATACCTCAAACCAAATTCGTAACTATTTATAGGTAAAAGCTAGTAACTTATGAGTAGTGTACCAATATGGCCCGGATCGAGCTCGTTTACAACAGTCTCAGCATCTTATTATGACAGTCCATCAGTAGGACCAAAACCAACTCCCTTTGGTTTCTACGATAACGATCCAACATTTAAAACACAAGCAGATGGTGTAGCAGATTACTGTGCTAAGAGTCTTGGATATCCTATTATGGATGTTGAACTTCAAGACCTTAACTTCTTTGCAGCCTTTGAAGAATCTATAACAAAGTTTAGCTCAATGGTTAATATGTATAATGCTAAAGATTACATACTAACTCTACAAGGCACATCAACAGCATCTAATGCTAGCAGCAGAACTGTAACACCTAACCTCGGACGTACAATTGCAATGGCTAAAACTTATGGTTCAGAGATTGGATCAGGTGGTGATGTAGATTGGAAGCGTGGACATATAGAGGTTACAGCAGCATCACAGAGTTATGATCTAAATGCACTGTATGCAGATGTGAGTGAGTCTGGAAAAAAAATAGAAATCAAGAGAGTCTTTCATAATCCACCTCCAGCAATCACAAGATACTTTGATCCACAAACTGATACCGGAGCTGGATCGCAAACTATGTTAGATGGCTTTGGTTGGGGGTCATACTCACCAGCTGTATCTTTTTTAGTGATGCCTATATATGCCGATTTATTGCGAATGCAAGCAATTGAGATGAATGATCAAATTAGAAAATCCGGATATTCATTTGAAATACAAAACAACAAACTTAAAATATTCCCAATTCCAGAATCAACATATACATTGTTTTTTGATTATGTCTTAGTTGAAGATAGAAACAATCCGCTAAAAGAGCCTACAGGGTCGGTTAGTGATCTAGCAAATGTACCTTACAATCGAATACGATTTGGCGATATAAGAGATGTAGGGGTTCAATGGATATATGAGTATACTTTAGGCTCTTCTTTGACTACTTTGGGATTGGTTAGAGGAAAATATACAACTGTACCAATTCCAGGATCTGAAACAACACTTAATGGAGCTGATTTAATATCACAAGGAACGGAAAGAAAAACACAACTTATAACAGATTTAAAAGAAATACTATTAGCAATGGGTCGTGAGACTTCGATGCAAGCAGAAGCAACAATTGCTACAGCAATGTCAACTACATTGGCAAAGGTTCCAAATCACATTTACATAAAATAATATGGCTTTATTTGGAAGACAGAGAGATATCGATATGTTAGTCGGAATTAACCGAGAACTACTCAACGACGTAATTGAGCAGCAAGTAGATTTCTATAAACCATACCTACCTGACACAAAGTCCAAAGACACTGCTAACTTGTATGGAGAAGCTTCAGCTCAAAAAACATGGCATCGTCCAGTTAGACTAAACAGCTTAGTAACATATGAACCAGATAGCCCAATACAAGATGACCAGTTTTTGGATTTTAACAGACCAGTAACTTTTGCATTCTTGCGAGATGATTTAACGCCTATGAACCTAGTAATGGAGTTAGGTGATATTATAGAATACAGAAACAAATACTTTGAAGTGGATGATATCAACGAAGGTCAGTTTATTTTAGGTAAAGATAAAAACCATCCAAAGAGTGTTGGCACCGATTTTGGTAGAAGTATTTCAATCTTAGCTGTTACACACCAAACAAACCAACAAAGATTACAAATCGCTAAAGCAAGATTATAATGTATACAAAAAAAAACCTACCTACATCACAATACGAATTATCTAAAGGCGTTGAGAATAAAGCATTTGGACGCTCTAACGATACACGTAGAGATGATGATAAGATTAAGGATCTTCAGATAGGCTTGTATGATTTAGATTATTGTATAAAGTGGTACTTTGATAACACCATTAAGCCTCGTGTAGATGATTTTGGACGAGTGGCAGAAGTACCAGTCGTCTACGGTGGCGGAGAAAAGTGGAAGCAAATACAAGAAGATGGATATCTCAGAGATGTTGGAGGAAAGATACTAAAACCTATTATTTCATACAGAAGAACAAACATTGTAAAAAATAGAAATCTTGGAAACAAGATAGATGCTAACTTTCCACAGCTATACAAAGCTCAAGAAGTAAAGTATAATTCTAGAAACAGATACGATCAATTTAGCACACTCACAAACCTTAAACCAGCACGAAGTTTTGTCAACACTGTAATTCCCGAATACGTAGATTTAACATACGAAATAGTAATTTGGTCAGATTTTATAGAACATATGAACAGCATCGTTGAATCTGTAATCTATTCAGAAGGTGCATACTGGGGAGAACCAGAACGATTTAAGTTTAGAACAAAGATAGACGATTTTCAAAACACTACTGATCAGATGGCTGATGCAGATAGGGTTATTAGAACGTCATTTTCATTAACGTTGTTTGGATATATTGTACCGGATGTTTTAGTAAAACACCTAAGCAAAAAACTTTCTGACAAAACTAGATCAGTACAACAACTCAACACAGAACTTACTGTAGATGCAGATAGCTCTATATTTACAGAAATACAATCTGAAGGAGTTGGAGCAAGTATTGATACAACAGACAGCGTACAGACAGAGTCTTCTCCAGTACCAATAAGTACCGAAATCCCAGCAGCAACATTAGCATTCTTAGGAACCAACGTAAGTGTACTTGCTACAAGCCAAACTTCAGATACAGCAACATTCCCAGGTAGCTTCTTGACAGCTCCAAGCGGATTACCTGCAACTAGCAAAAACGACTTTATATTCTTTGTTAATGGCGTAAACTGTGAACCAGCAGCAATATCAAACTTTGTTGATAATGGAAACAACACATGTACTGTTACCTTCAACACTTCTGAATTAGGATTCACAATAGCTGCAACTGATGAAGTAGTAGGAACCGGAAAGTTTAACACGTAGATATGCCAATAATTAATCCAGGACAATTAGCAACAGGATCATATAGTCTAAGCGGATCGTTTAGTGGATCGTTTGCTGGTAACATTACCGGAACAATAACTGGTACAGCAACATCTGCATCCTATGCCCAAACAGCTTCGTTTGCAGTATCAGCATCTCACGAAATTACACACGAGATTTCTTCATCATATGCACAAACAGCATCTATTGCTGCAAATTTATTTGGCAATCCAAGCATATCAGCATCAGCATTAACTGTTAGTGGGCCTGCACCTACAGTTGTAAAGTTTGGTGAAACCTTTACTTTTTCAAACCCTACATCTTCAATACAATATTCAGGATCATTTAACAATACCGGTTCTTTTAGCAATACCGGTCCTTTTAACAATACTGGATCGTTTACCAATACTGGTAGTTTATTTATATCAGGTAGTATTGTGGTTAATGGAAGTGGTGTAACTACAAGTAATCAAACCGGATCATTTGTAAATAATTCTCAAACTGGATCATTTGCAACAAATTCTCAAACTGGATCATTTGCAACATCTGGATCTAATAATTTTAGCGGCAATCAATCTATAACTGGATCACTAACGGTATCAGGCAGCACTACAATAACTGGATCTTTAACAATATCTGGTAGTAACACATTAACAAATATAGGACCATTTAATCAAACTGGTGACTCAAATTTTGTAGGACATATAACAGCCTCAGGTAATATAAGTGCAAGTGGTAATATATTAGCTGAAAATGTGTTCCTAGCAGGCGCCGGCAAAATATCTTTTGATAGTTCGCAGGACGGGTCAGATCAATTTATCTCAGGAGTTGATAACCAAATTGCTATTGATGGAGATAACTTCGTAAAAGTATCTGCAGATAAGTTTGTTACATTCTATAATTCTAGTGCGGAAGACCATTTTACAATACAACACGAATCAGGATCGATAGTAACAGATTACCATATATCAGCATCGGGTAACATAAGCACAAGCGGAGTAGTACAATCATCAGGATTAGAAACTGCTGGAACAACGCGTATTCTTTACACAACAGCAAGTATGGTTTATAGCGGTAGTAGTGTTACACAAGTAACTCAAAGCTTTGGTGCAACACAACAAATAACCAATATAATATACTCAGCATCTAATTTTGAAGACGGCAATCCAATAAGTGTGTCAGTTACTGGATCAGATGGAATAAACAAACTATACACGCTCACTTATAGTGCAAGCGTAATATCGCAAATAACACAAAGTTAACATATGTCTATAGCATTATTCAAACATGAATCTACTCCACATTGGCCTTTACATGAACAGGTAAATGCAATATATTCATCTTCGGTTACAGCAACCGGTCCTCAATTCAGTAGTACTGCTAATTATGGACCTGAATGGGTCAGAAAAGGTTCAAGCACTTTAAACGGCAAACAATACGCTAAAGACTTAGGGTTTTTTGATAATCATTATAGATGGAATGCCACCACCGGACAAGCTTATTTAGGAGATACAAACCCTGTAGGTGATCCAATTGGTCTTAATTTTGATCTTGACAATGGGATAGGTTATACAGCTAGTTTAGATAGTTTTATATTTACCGATGCATCAAATAATAATTTCTGTGGTACAGGATATCAAATTAGTGCCTCAAACGATGCTACTAATTGGACAGGATTAGTTGCACTAGATAAAGGTAGTAATATTCAACACGACACTGATGCGACATGTGTAAATAACGATTATTACAGATACTATAGACTTTTAATTGTAACTGGATCTGCAGGGAGTGGATATAGAGGATTAGCAGGGTTCGCAGCATGGGATTCTTCCCAATACATAAAGAATGTTAATCTATTAGATCCAAGCACAACAAATGTCACCGGAAGTTTTGAGGGAGGAAGTAACACCAGTTTAACTAAATTAACTTCTCCTCAAAGAGAAAATTATGGTTGGTATGCAAATGCTGATATTGGTAGTTTAGATTTAAGTTTTGGTGATGGACCAAAATTATTCAGATCTATGCTAATGTCCGGATACAGTAACGCTACCTACTACCCAGGATCATTTCAAGTATGGAAATCTGATACCGGAAATTACAATGACTGGACATTAGTTGCTTCAGTAGATCATGAGAATACACAGCAACATGTGTCTCATACTTATTATACTTTAGATTTTTGTACTCCAATAAAAACACAATATTTAAGAATAGTATTAAATGAAGAGGGAGATGGGAACACTGTAAACTTGTTAAGTTATCATGCCTGGATGTATGAATTAGTTTCAGTTGATACACCTCCCTTACCTACTGCCGTTACTGCTTCAGCTGTAACCAATAACGTATTTCTATCATGGGCTCAAAACTCAGGATCAGATAATAGGCTCGAAGATATCATGTATAATATACAACGTGATGATGGAAGTGGTTATACTCACATAGCAACTCTATCTGGCTCTTCACCATCTGCTGCAAATACTGCTTCTTTTGGTAGTTTCGTTCCAACGGTATTTGCAGATCTAGAATTACCAGATGGTACTTATAATTACAAAATTCAGTCTAAAAATCAACACCACCTAACAACTAGTAGTTTTGTTACTTCTACTTCTGTAACAGTGCCTGCTACAAGTGGCGGTGGAACATCTAAAAAAATATACACCACCAACAAAGGTAATATTCTTATCAATCCTAATGACACAACTCTTATAGAATTGTAACTTTCAAAAAAATCAACATATTTATAATAAAGGAAAATGTTATGAAGATTACAGATGAAGAGATGCAAAGCATCAAGACCATTCAAGAAGAATACACACAAGTAGGCGTTCAGTTTGTTCAATTAAAGCTAGCAAAAAACTCTAGCGAAGAGTATTTAAAAAAGCTAAACGAACAAGAAGAAACACTCACCAATGGTATTCAAGAGATTAATAAGAGAGAAAAGAAATTGGCTGATGATTTGAATGAAAAATATGGAGTAGGTTCTTTAGATATGACTACTGGTGAATTTACACCAAATTAACATCTAAAAACTAGGTTCTGGGTTATAGTTGACATATTTATTAATAACAAGAAAATTATAATATAATATCACTATGGCCGAGAAAATTGTTAGCCCAGGAGTATTTACAAACGAAAAGGATCTTTCCTTTTTACCCGCAGGTATCGCTGCCATTGGAGCAGCTATTGTAGGACCTACGAGAAAAGGCCCAGCCTTTGTACCTACAATTGTAGAAAATTTTGATGAATTTATTGCTAAGTTTGGAGGATTAAGTGAGAGCACTTATGTACCTTATGCAGTTAAGAGCTACTTAAATGCAGCTTCGACTGTCACTGTCGTTAGAGTAATGCAGGAAGGTGGATATGGTGCAAATGGTCTGCATATTCTTGCATCCGGATCTTGGGGTTTGAGAGTAGTAGGAACTTTATTACCAACAAAAAACACAACAGACGGAGCATCAACCGGCCACGATTACACACTTTCTAGCTTCCCAACAACAGCTGATCAAGCAGTTAGTCTTACATCTTCTTTCAACTTCATGTTGTCTGGATCTGGAATCGACTTTATCAGTGGTGGATACACAGCATCTGCTAACCCAAGCAATGTAAGTAGCCTTAAAAATGTACTTGGAGAGTCTCCTCAAGGAGCTAAAAAAGCATACACATTTCAATACTTTGATAACTTCTTAAAAGCTGATGTTAGTCAATTCACAACAACTGTTGCTAATGCAGCTTCTGCAACCTCAACTGGCGCAACTGGTTCTGCAATATATTTTGCAACTGCATCAATAGACACTTTAGTAGATTATTCGAGCTCCGATGCAGGAGATCCACAACCAGCATGTACACCATACATTACATCACAAACAATTGGTGGAGCTAAGTTGGATCTTTTCAAAGTAAAAACTATAGCAGACGGAACTGACACTAACACTTCTATAAAAGTTAGTATTATAAACACACTACTACCTGGAGGTAATCCAGCAAGTGATTACGGTTCATTTACACTATTAGTAAGAGAGTTCGGTGATACAGATAAACGACCATCAGTATTGGAATCGTTTGCTAATCTAAACTTGGATCCAGATTCTCCAAACTTTATTTCTCGAAGAATTGGAGATAAGTATAAATCAGTATCGGATGCTGGACTTGTAACCATAAATGGAGATTACGATAACATATCACAATATGTTTACATAAACCCAGTTGATGATGTTAAAAACAAAGCTATTACAGCAAATGTTAAGCCATTTGGATATGATGCTTACGTATCACCAATAACCGCAAAACTCAACACCGTCGCTGTAACAGTACCAACTGCATCATTTATCACTCAAGACACAGAGATTAACGCAGCATACAACAAAAAAGCATTCTACGGTCACAATTTTGCTTCAACAAATGATGCAAACCAATTACTTAAACCGTTAACAAATGGTGCAATTCAATTACCAAATAACGACTTTAACCTTGATGATTGTTTGATTCACGCAAGTGCGTCAGCAGTAGATGCTAACTCATCTATTAGCGCAAACACAAGCATCACAGGATCAACATTTGCTGGAGTTGACATCTCAAACTTCTTAAAATTCACAGTAGGATTACAAGGTGGATTTGATGGAGACGATCCAGCATTAGAAAAGAAGACTGGAGCAGACATACTAAACACTAACCTATTTGGAATGGATTGTTCATCTGCAAGTGCAAAAGGAGCAAAAGCATACATCAAAGCATTAAACACAGTAAACAATCCGGACGAATTAGATGTTAACTTAATTGTTGCACCTGGAGCTACTATAGCTGATCATTCAGCAATCACTAACAAGATGATTGAAGTAGCAGAAGATAGAGGAGATTGTTTTACACTACTTGATTGTGTAGTACAAGGAAACACAATAGGAGCTGCAGTCTCTGCAGTAGCTAACGGATCAATAGACACAAGCTTTGCTGGAGTTTATTGGCCATGGGTTAAGATCCTAGACACTGACAAGAACAAACCAGTGTGGGTTCCACCATCAGTAGTACTTCCAAGAGTGTACGCTAACTCTGACAATGTAGCATATGAGTGGTTTGCACCAGCTGGATTGAATAGAGGTGGAATTAGTGAAGCAATAGACATTGAAAAGAAACTTCAACAATCAGATAGAGACGATCTTTATGATAACAGAATTAATCCAATAGCAACATTCCCTAACCAAGGAGTATGTGTATGGGGTCAGAAAACACTACAAGCTAAGCCAAGTGCACTTGATAGAGTAAATGTTAGAAGATTGTTAATCGCATTGAAAAAATTCATTGCAAGCTCTTCAAGATTCTTAGTATTCGAGAACAATACAACTGAAACTCGTCAGAGATTCTTAAACATTGTAACTCCATACTTAGAGACAGTAAAATCGAGACAAGGATTATTTGCTTACAGAGTAGTAATGGATGAAACAAACAATACTCCAGACGTTATAGATAGAAACCAAATGGTAGGTCAGATATTCATTCAACCAGCAAAGGCTGCAGAATTCATCGTACTTGACTTCAATGTTTTACCAACTGGAGCAACATTTGATAACGCATAAAATTAGTACACAGACTATTTATAATAAAGAACAACTATGGCAAACTTAATAGAAAACGACAAAATATTCTATACCAATTATGAGCCCAAGGTACAGAATAGATTTATCTTAGAAATCGATGGTATTCCATCCTTCTTATGTAAAAAAGTCTCTCGTCCTCAATTAGAATGTGGGGAGGTTGTACTAGATCACATTAACATCATCAGAAAGATGAAAGGTAAATGTAAGTGGGGTGACATCACAATCACTATGTATGATTCAATTGTTCCTTCAGGAGCACAAGCAGTGATGGAGTGGGTTCGTACATCACACGAATCAGTAACTGGTAGAGATGGATACGCTGACTTTTACAAAAAGAACTTTGATATATTCGTATTAGGTCCAGTAGGTGATAAGATTGAGAATTGGAAAATTTGGGGTGCTTATATTAAGACAGCTCAATTTGGAGACATGGATTGGTCTACTGAAACTCCAGTTGAGATTGCACTTACACTAGGAATTGACTACGCAGTATTAGAATTTTAAAATAATACCCTTACCCAACACCATAAAAGAGGCCAACTATAAAAAGTTGGCTTTTTTTATTTTGTGCCTATTTATATGTAAAGACATTAGTTACTAAATTAAAATAAAATGAGTAAAGTTGTAAACGACGATTATCCAAAGAATCAACCTGAATTAAGCGATAAAGAGTTAAAAGAGATGGTTATGAGTAACCATGTTAATACTGGCGCTCCGTCTGAATTCACAAAAGGTGAAACAGTAAACGTACCCACAGAAACAATTGCATTGCCAAGTAGAGGTTTATTCTACCCAGAAGGTCATCCATTAAAATCAGGACAGATTGAGATGAAATACATGACTGCTAAAGAGGAGGATATCCTAGCATCACAAAACTTAATTAAGCAAGGAGTAGTAATAGATAAGTTGTTACAATCTCTTATTGTAACAAAGATCAACTACAACGACCTGCTTACGGTTGACAAAAACGCAATCTTTATTGCAGCTAGAATATTAGCCTATGGAGAAGATTATGAAGTTGAAATCACTTGTCCGGATTGTGGTGAAAAGTCTACACATGTTATAGATCTTCAGCAATTTCAAGAAAAAGAAATTGATTGGAACATCTTTGCAGAAGGAGAAGTAACTCACAAATTTAGCTTGCCAGCTTCAAAAAGCGAATTGACTTTAAAGATGCTTACACATGGCGATGAAAAAGCTATTGAAGCAGCAGCAAAGGCAAACAAAAAACGATCTAAAGTATCGGGAATTGATAGAGATTTAACAACAAGACTCAAGCAAGTAATCGTTGCTATTGATGGTAATGAAGAAAGAGCTTATATTAATCAGTCTGTAGATAATATGTTGTCGAGGGATTCATTAGCATTAAGAAAACATCTAAAGGTAGTGACTCCAGACATAGACACTACAATATACTTTGAGTGTCCGCATTGTGGTCACGAATCGGCTAACATGCAGTTACCGATTGATGTCGGGTTTTTTTGGCCTGGGGTCTAGCTATAAGGCCCGCCTATACGACCAGCTTTTCGAACTTATGTACTACGGAAAAATGGGCTGGTCATGGACAGAACTCTACCAATTGCCGGTACATATACGAAGCTACTACTACCGTAAGTTGGCTGAGATTAAGGAAAAAGAAAATAAGGCAGAGCAAGCTGAGGTTGATAAAATCAAAAGCCAATCACGAAGATAGTGGGAAGCCATCCTAGTTAGGGTGGCTTTTTTTATTATTCCAAACTATTTATAAGAAAGCAAACACATGGATCCAAGAGAGAAAGAACTACGCGAAAAAATTCGAGAATACATAAAACAAGCTCCACAACACTTAGATGAAGGTGGATTAACTGGATGGGTGATTGATAAGATTGCAGGTGGTATGAAATGGGCTACTAATAGAAAAGCCGACTACCAATACGATTTCTTACTCAAACACAAAGACTTCAAAGGTCTTGCTAAGAAGTTTAAGATGTCAGATGCAAACTGGCAACGTACAGCTAAAGGGTGGTTAGCAAAAGATCCAAAAGGTTTTGCTAAAGTATTGCGAAATCAAGTAAGCAGTTCAAGGCTCAACAACATACTCAAGAAACACGGTTTAAGAAGATAATAGTCTGTGGCTAAAGAAGACAAAGAAATAGGTAAAGACGCAGCTGCAAATTTGCAAAAGGCTGCACAAGCGCTTGCTAGTGTTAGTGAAAAAATGGAGAAAGTTTTCGCTAAGGGAGCTGACTTTGCCAAATCTATGACTAACGAGTTTAAAAATACAGCTAAGGAGTCTTCGACCTTAGAAGAGATACTTACAAATACCGCCGATTTAGGAAAGGATATCTTACGAGAAAAAAAAGCCCAAACTGCAGAGATGAAGACTCAGTCGATGGCAATGAACTCACAACAGTCGATTATGGTAATGACTCTGCGACAAGAACAGATGAGAGTCGTAGCTCAAGCCAAAGCCCTAGGAGCCACTAAAGAACAGCTTGATACTATCAAAGGTCAATATATGACGATGATAGATCAGACGAGAGAGATGGAAGCTCAAGCTGCTAAACAAGAAGCAGCTGAAGAGTTAGCGGCAGAAAACGAAAAGCATGCAGAAGCATTAAGAGATAAGCTTAAAGAGATTACTGGATACCAAGGAGTATTCAAAGACATATTTACAGACGGAAGAGTAGCAGCTGGTATATTCTTAAACCAAGTCCAAAAAGGCATGAAGAATATGACAGCTCTATTCGATCATGCTCGTCATGAAGGAATGGCTGTATCACAAGCATTCCATGAAACTGGATTAGCAATTAGTGATTCGTTCTCATTAACTGGAACAAGTGCCAAAGACTCAATGGAAGTGATGGCTGGTATGCGTGCAGAGATGGGTACTCTTGAAGGACACACTCGAGATGCAAGACTTGAAGCAGCATCGTTAGCAAGATCATTTGGTATTAGCAACGAAGAGGCTGGAAAGCTAACAGCTCAGCTAAGTATGATGCCAGGTGCTACAATGGAGACTGCTAATGAGACAGCACGATTTGCAGCTAACATGGCAAAAGCTGCACACGTAGCTCCAGGAGAGGTGTTAAAAGACATGTCCAAAAACCAAGAAGCAATTGCTAAATATGGTAAGGATGGTGGTAAGAATATGGCTAGTATGGCTGTTGCTGCTAAGAAAATTGGAATGGAGATGGGGCCATTAGTCCAGATGACTGAAAATCTACTTGACTTTGAAAACTCCATTGAAAAACAAATGGAAGCAAGTGTGTTGTTGGGTAGAGAAATTAATCTCGATAAAGCAAGACAGTTAGCTTTGGAGGGTGACTTAGCCGGAGCAACGAAAGCAATGTTGGATCAAGTAGGAGGAGAAGTAGAATTCAATAAGATGAATGCTATTCAAAGACAAGCGTTAGCAGATTCTTATGGCGTGTCGGTTGGTGAGATGCAAAAGATGGTTAAAAACCAAGACAAGTTAAATGACTTGACAGAAGATCAACAAGCAGCATTAGCAGCCGGTGATGTTACTATGGATGAGTTAGCAGCAGGTGCAGGAGGCTTATTTGACAAGCTAAAAGAGACTGGTATAACTGCATTTTCTCTAGTAGAAGGATTTAGCACATTATCAGGTACAATGGAAGGTGTTAAGGATAGCATGAAAATGTTTGGTATCGAAAGCTTGAAACAAGTTAAAGCAATAGCTAAAAAAATCTTACTTCAAATAAAATCAGGCGCAATAGCCGCTAAAGATTTTGTTGTAGCAAAAGCAAAGGCAGCGTGGGATCTTATGACTGGAAAAAGTAAGATGGCAATGGACCTCAAAGGTCACCTACTACGAATGGCACAAAAAGCAAAAGAGTTTTTGTTTGATAAGAGCAAGCGAAAAGAGATGCTTGCTAGTGCCAAAAAAGCATTAACTGGAGGTTTGAAAGGTGCCCTTAAAGGTGGTGAACCTAAGTCAGATGTGCCAGGATTAGATAAAACAAAAGATCTGGGACCTAAAGCAGCAGAGGGTTCTAGTAAAAGTGGAGGAGGATTAAAATCATTAGCTGCAGGTTTAAAAGCTATGGGTAATAGTAAAGTATTTAAAGGTATTGGTGCAGTTGCATTAGCAGGACCTGCTTTCATATTAGCAATTGCAGCAATTCCATTCTTGTCGTTTATAGCATTGACAGGACCAGCAATACGAATTGGTTTAAGTGGTTTAGGAAAAGGATTAGCTGCAGTGGGAGCATCAGCTGCAGGAGCGATACAAGGAATAGCAGTCCTCGCACTTTTTGGTGTAGCTTTGATTCCACTCACATTTGCACTATCACTATTAACACCATTAGTAGAGGCGTTTGGAAACATTATCATAGGAGTATTAGGAGCAGTCCCACCAATTATACAAGCAATAGCTGATGGATTTGTAACTATGCTATCAGCCATAACCCCAGAAGCTATATTAGGATTGATGCTACTAGGTCCAGCGTTTGGATTAGCAGCAATTGGAATGTTGGCGTTTGCAGCTTCATTAGGTATATTAGCAATAGCAGCAATATTTGGAGCACCTGCCTTAGTTGCATTGGGCTTAGGAATGATGGCTTTAGGAGTAGGAGTAATGTTAGCAGCTGTAGGATTAGAGTTGATAGCTGGAATAATGCCAACCATCGATCAAGCATTCGTAGGAGTAGCAACGTCTATTACATCTATTGTAGCTTTACTTCCAGCCATGTTAATGATGGGTACAGCCTTATTCGGAATGGCTGCTGGACTGGCAGCATTTGCAGTAGCAGGAGTATTTACATTACCAACGATTATGGGTCTCATAGCATTGTCATTAGTTGCTCCAATATTGATAGCATTAGGAAACTCAATCAACTTTGACTTGGGTGGAGGATCGAGTGTGGATTCTTCAGCTGAAGACAGTAAGATGGATACATTAATTGAAGAGATAAGAAGCTTAAAAGCAGCATTCCAAACTCCAGGTGTAATAAATATGGATGGTCAAAAGGTGGGAGATGTTATAGGGTTAGCAGTATCGACATCAGGAATAGCGTAGTATGGAAGAAAGAAAAACAATTCAGCCTTTTAAAACAATCAGCTTAGTAGATAAGTTGAAGGGGTCTATCTATGATAAGGATTTTAAAAGTACTGCAAAACAAAAAGATCCACAAGGATCTCCTGAAGTCAATACTATTCCAAAAGAAAACAAACCACAAGGATCTCCAGAAATTAATACTATTCCAACGTCTCAAAACAAGAATAGTGATGAAATAGTTTTACCTAAGTCACAACTAAATACATCTAAGGAAGGAGCTTCATTAAAAAAATTACCACCGCTACCACAAAAAGAAAGTCTAATATTAAAAACACTGTTAGACTCACCGCAAGCAAACCTACCAATACCGTTACCAATAAAATATAGGTCATTAGAGTCTTTTGATGTGCCAAGATCAAGAACACAATTTGCTTCAAACATCAGTCTTGCAGATAGATTAGCACAACCTAATGGAGCAAAAACAACACATCTAGCTCAATATTTTTTATCAGATTTATATACTGGATACTTACAAATTTCACCATTATTAACAGCAGCAATTGGTGCTACTCAAAACACAACAACAACTCAAGAGCCAATTGGTACCGGTGCTATTTTAGCAATACAAGATCCTAATACATCACTAACAACAATGATTGGCGAAGGAAGTACACTTCTTAGTCAAGGAACAATTTTTAATAATGGTTCATTTGAATCTCTAACTAATCTAGTAGATCGAATTGAGGATACTAGCATGTTACAGTTGCAAGGAACTTTCTTAACAAACAATCAATACCTCTCCTTTACACAAACAACAACACCTATTGTAGTTGTAAATCAAGGTTCAATTGAGCTACCTATATGGAGTCCAGTCAACGAACAAGGAATCACGGCAGAAGAGAATCAACCTTCAAATGACCTTAACATAGCTATACTACAAGGAATGTTTGAAGAAAACGGTTTGATTCAGGGTAGTGTATTACAGAGAGATGAGTTTAAAACAATAACCTTAGAAAACGTACCAGTACCTACGCTTAATATTTTATCATACCAAACAGATAGACTACTTGCATTTGCAACACCAAAAATTAAACATGGATCAGCAACTATTGAAATAACACGATTTGATGCCGACGCTTTACAAGCTATACAAAACCCACTAATAAAGCACGGAACTGCAGAACTAGCCGTACAACAATTTTTAGAAAATCGTACTAAGGCAGTCAATGATCCAATTCAGTTTCACGGTACATCACCTATAGAGTTTGTAGAGTATTATACGGGTGATAAACAATCACAAACATCGACCATTGTAGTACCCCCAACCTCAACACCGGGTGATAAAAATCTAGAATCTTCCTCAGAGACTGGAGATGTTGGTGGAGATCAATACAACAATGGTAATCCAACCGGTAATGGTATATTAAGAAATACTAATCCTGGCGACTTGCCATCTCTCAACAATACTGGATATGTAGGGAGTTTAGGATATTATGATTCACTTTTTTATGGAAGTTTAGCAGGAGAAGCTTTTCAGAAAAAAATAGAAGGTGATATTGAGTTTGGCCAAAAACAAACTTATAAATCAAACCTTAAAGCAGTAGGAGGAGTTAGTCCAGGCGCTCAGAGAGGAAACTTTAAAGATTTCGTAGACATTAAATTTACACACGATGGTAAGTTTCTAAAATTAAAATCTTATCTAACATCATTCTCGGATGGAATTACTGCTAATTGGAATGATGTTAAGTATGTTGGAAGACAAGATACATTAAAACAATTTACTGGAGTTACAAGGGCTGTCTCATTTGCAGTATTACTACCTTCGTTTAGTAAAGGTGATATTGATATAAATATGAAAAAACTAAACCTTCTTGCAGGAATGACTGTAGTAGGTGGATTTAGTGGTGGCTCCAGATATATTACTGGACCTTTATGTAAATTAAAAATTGGAAATCTTATAGATGCTTATTGTGCATTTTCTTCTATGAAGTGGGATTTTGATCCAGCTGAATCTACGTTTGATGTTGATGAGCAAATGCCTCACATGTTAAAGGTTAGTTTTGATGCTGCAGTGTTGGCAGATAGTAATGACAAGTTATTAAACGGAGCGAAAGGAAACTACTTCGGTAAAGCATATTAGACAGATGGCATATAAGAGATATCAAGACATACCGCAAAGAAAAGATTCATACAATACAAGAATTGTAAGATCGGTTGTGTATCCACCCATAGCACGACACGACAGTGATTTGTATGTCATTACAACGGTTGGAGATACTCTGTATGCATTAGCTGAAAAATACTACGGCGATGTAAACTATTACTGGATTATAGGAGAAGCTAATGAGAAAGTGTCTAAAAAAACACAACAACTACCTATTGGATTACAACTACGAATCCCAAGTCAGTTAGATCCAATTTTGAGAGATTATGAAGATTTAAACAAACAAGAAGTATAAGTTATGGCAGATCCATTTAGAGCAAGACAAGTACCAGGCTCTGTTGACACGGAGTTTCAAAACCGGGCTGACGGTACAAAATTAATGAAGTGGACAGCAAAACGCTTTCCATGGATCCATGTACTGAGTTGTGCTGGAGGAGGATGTAGTGAGAAGTACAATGAATTAGGTAACGATCCAGATGTAGCTGGAAAAGCATTAACTCTATTTGGATCTAATCCATCACTCTCAGCATACAATAAATCTACAAAACTACCACACCCAACACTAACTGGATTATCAGTAAAAGCCTTAGGTTCGTTAGGTACAACACGTAAGGCGACCGTTAACATGGCATGCTATACTGATGATGATTTACTCGAACTTCAAAAATGCTTTTTTATTCCAGGTATGGATGTTAGAGTGCAGTGGGGATGGAGTCAGGATTGTGGTGGCAACCCACCACCTCCACGACTTATTAGTCCAAGCGATGATGCTCAACTAATCACCTGCACTATTAATCAAAGACGAAAGCAATACGCTAGCTACGATGGGTTTCAAGGAATTGTAGGTAACTTCAAGTACAGCCTAAATAAAGACAACTTTTGGGATTGTGAAATCGAGATCATTTCAGCAGCAGATCCATTCACAGACAGTAAGGTTAGCAATTCAAGTTGTCAATGTCCTCGAGAAGTAGAAACAGATCAAGGAGAAACAGTAAAAGATTTTGGTCCAGTATATGCAGCTCTTGCTGATATATATGAGAATGGTCAATCGCATGGTCGAAGGATTAAGAGAAAAGTTGGAAGCAAATCAAAGACAACGAAATACCATTATGTTTCTACATATGAGTTTGAGGGTGTTGAGCGAACGGAAGATGGAGGCGAAAAAGACGGAAGTTGGTGGGATGGTATATTTTTTGGAGAAGAAACAACAGAGAGTTGGATGAGTTTTGGAATGTTTATAGATATGCTAAATGCAATGTCCATACCAAGTAAAGGTTCAAAGTATCCGCTTGGTCGAATAGATTGTAACGACATACTACTTCCTAAACCTTTATGGTTACTATCAGCTGATCCACGTGTGTGTATTCTTGGAGGAGGAGATTTGTCAGTAACAAGTGATTTAGATTTTGATCACGAGGGAGGAGATCGAATACCAAATTGTGTTGAAGGTAGTAAAGTACGTTTATCTAAAATTATGTGCAATACAATATTCCTTTTGAAAGAATATAAATCTGTATATGAAGGAGATGGAAAGTTAAAAACTTTAGTAGATAATGTGTTGAGAGGAATAAACAGAGTGTCTGGAAGTCCATGGACATTTGTAACAATTGCATCACAAGAAGCTTGCAATGATAAAGATGGACCAGTAATCCAAATACTTGATGAAAGACAAGCCATGAAATCTCAACAACCATTCCTACTTCCAAGCACAATAGGTGACTCATCCTTGAGAAGTTTTGCATTAAACATGAAAATGACTGGTGCTATGAAAACACAAGCGCTTTATGCTGGTAATAGTCAAAAAACAAGAACTAGCAAATTTGGCGACGGTGGATGTGAACCCATTGCAGCCGATGCTCTTTTTTTAGCAAATGACTCAGTAAACAAAGCTAAACCAAAACCGAGTACATTAGGAACAGATTGTGGAGGTTGTAAAGACAGCTCCAACGCAGCAGATGAACCAAGCAAGTCTGACTTGTTTGATGATATGTCAGATGAAGTAAATGCACAAACAGTAGGAGCGTTGCAGACTTGGGTAGATGGTGTAGTTGGTGACATTGATATAGAAAAGTGTGCCGGCACTCCCCTACCATTTGATTTTAGTTTTGAAGTAGATGGTATTGGAGGATTTGAATTTGGTCAAATGGTTTCAGCTAACAGAATACCAAAAGGCGTACGTGATGCATTTAGATGGCAAGTGACCAAAGTAGAACATGAAGTATCGGTAAATGATTGGGTAACAAAAGTATCAACAGTGTGTAGAACTAACCCATTTGGTACTTCACCAAAACCCGGTATAGCTCAGTAATATTTATAAGCATGGGACAGAGAGGAAGTAAACGTAATAGAAAAAAATCAAAAGGATTTAATAGACCTACACCTGGACAGATTATAAGGAGTGAGCAATCTTATAAGTACACTAAAGGTGGGGAGTTTACTACAAGAATGGGTGAAGAATATATAGGAGAGTATCATAGACGTAACGATGGAAAAACATATACTGGTCCTACTAAACCACAAGGACGTATAGACAACGGTATTCAACTGTTACCATATTATGACGACATGGATAATTTTGTTTATGATAGATTACACAAATTCGTAACACCTCTTAAAGATCACGTAGACCCTATACCATATACATACCTTGTCAGACCTTCTGATGGAATGTATGAGTTAGGGTTTGACACAAGGTTTTTTGTACAACGACGAGGGTCAGGCAATTTTGCAGTAGAGATTGATTCAGCACAAAGGGATAAGTTTGGTAGTGATTTTGGAATTGATTCTAATATTTACGATTATGTAGATGTGTTGTGGCAGTTGACTGGAACCATTGAGTTTATAGAAAAAACTAACAAAGAACGCGTAAGCATAGCATCTCAAACAGTTGCCGACTTGCCATCTCTTATTAGCAATTATATACAATTTGCAGTGCCTACCGCTCAAACAGAATTCGGTAATCCAGAAGCATTATTAACTAACAACAAGCTAACAAGTGGGAATAAACCAACCCTAAAAAGAACTTTTGATTTGCAATCTGGTAAAATTATTCCACCCGAACCATTGCCTCCTAGATAAAAAAAGCGTATAGTTACATTATGGTTATAGATAGCGAACAGCAGTTACTAGAATTGCAAGACAAAGCACTATTCATAGTGCCAATCCCAGAAGACGATCGAGTACATTCTACACAGAATAAGATTATTGCATTAGCAATTAAAGAAGGCCACTTAGGTCCATCCTATATTGTAGGAGTAGATCATCCAGAGGCTGTTTATAATATGTCACTATCCTTGTTGAGTAAGTTTTCTAACCTACTATTCTGTACAGATATTCATCTTTTTAAAAATTATGAGTTTCAATTAGGATCAGAACCAACATTCATGGACCTTGATATGATACACTATCTTAGAACTAGACAAAAGCTAGAAAAAGAATCAGGTGTGATGGTTACACGATATAATCGTAGCATGTCAGGATGTAAGAAAACAAACTCACTTATATCATTACTCAAACTACAAGAGCGAGTAGATCGTATATGTAATCAATTCATAGATATTAATGTTCCTAGCGGTTATGATTTTTATGCAAACAAACTTCGAGGAGTGTTTAATTGGATTGAGTCGAGTGGATTACGTGTAGATAAGGAAAGGTATAAAGAACGATTTGGAAAAACCTTTAGCCGAGTTGGTGACAAATGCTACACGCAATACAACTACTACACAACTACCGGAAGACCTAGTAATCGCTTTGGAGGAGTAAACTATGCAGCATTGCCTAAAGATGAGACACGTGAATGCTTTGTTAGTAGGTATGGTGATGATGGGTGTTTAGTAGAATTAGATTTTAACTCATACCATCCTAGAATTATTGCAACACTAATTGATTACGATTTTGGTGAAGACAATGTTTACGAGCATTTAGCTAAGCACTATCACAACACAGACAATCCTACACAAGATCAAATATCTAAAGCTAAAGAAGATACATTCAGACAACTGTATGGAGGAATACGTAAGGATTATTTACATATACCATTCTTTGCAAAAACAGATGCCTTTGTAAAGGATCTGTGGGAAAAGAGAGAAAACTATCGTGTAGAGAGTCCGATATCACACAGAGTGATGTATTGGGAAAACTACAAAGATGTTACTCCTTACACCTTTTTCAACTACTACATTCAGATGATGGAGACTGAATATAATGTAGAGATGTTAAGTACAATGGCTGAGCATTTTGTACAATCTGGAATCAAAGGTAAACCAATACTCTACACATATGATAGTGTATTATTTGATGTACACAACCGTCATAAGAATTTATTAATGAATAAAATCATACCAGCATCAATAGATTTGTATAAATTTCCTATCAAAGTAAAGCAAGGAAATAATTACGCAAATTTAGATTTTTGCACAACTTAGTCCTATTTATAAGTATGAAGGATCATAAGAGAAAGGTATTGAAGGAGAAAGTTCGCCGTAGATTGGAGAGCTATTTCCAGCAAAACAATATTAAGTATTCAAAAAAAATTTTAGCAGAAAAGACTCAAGGAGAGATTGACGCAGAGAAGAAGGAGATGGACCAAAGAATTAAAACAAAAGAGGAGCAAATCAAAGCTCTGCAGGACCAAATAGCAGTCTTAAAAACAGCACAAGGTAAAGCAGCATCTGAGAAGCCCGACGAAACTTCAGGATAATAAATGAGATCTCAGTTACTTTGCACCTTTACGACCGTGTCGGAGCTACCCTCTTGCATTACACGCATTCACAAAACTTATCAAGTTGAAAATGTTTCAAACATGAGATGCTATCAATATACTGAAGACTCTTCAGTTGTTTGCATATACAATACATTCAATACGCAAAGCAGAATGTCAGACACAATTACAATCAATCGCAAAAAAGATACAGAAACATTGTATAGCATTAATGCCCTTAATGCATTAATACGCGAGCAAAACAATGGTGTGTTAGATAAAACATATCGTGTTGATTGGACCCAATTTACTAATCGCCTACTACTTACTAATCGAGATGGATCTTTTAGGAGTGTAGAAATAAAACATTTACAATGAAATAAAAGTTGCAAATACGGTAGAAAAGCAGTATAGTTAGTCTAATGTATTAAGTCAGCGGTACAATAAGAGCATAAATATAGTACAAAGAAATAAAAAGAAATAGCTCAACAAGATACCCGATACTTAATAGGACAGTTAAATATAAATATAAACCAATAAAAACAAAACAAAAAATGGCACTAGATTTAGATGCAATTAAAGCGAAGCTGCAAGAGCTTCAAACAACAAGCGGTGGAAGCAGAAACTCAGATGTATTCTGGAAACCACCAGTCGGAAAATCACAAGTAAGAATAGTACCTTATTCGTTCGACAAATCAAACCCTTTTCAAGAACTTTATTTTCATTACGATATAGGAAAGAAAACAATGATCTCTCCGAGCTCATTTGGAAGACCTGATCCTGTACTTGAATTTGCAGAGAAGCTTAAAAGCACTGGAGACAAAGAAGATTGGAAGATGGGAAGAAAGATGGAACCAAAGTTCAGATGTTACACTCCCGTAATTGTTAGAGGACAAGAATCTGAAGGAGTTAAGTTCTATGCTTTTGGTAAGAAGATATACTCTGAGTTATTAGGAGTAATCACAGATCCAGATTATGGAGATATCACTGACTTAACAAACGGTCGTGACGTAACAATCGAACACATCGCTCCAGACAAGGAGGGTGGCTATCCATCTTACAATGTTAGAGTTAAGCCTAACACAACACCAGCAACAGAAGATAAGAATGTTGCAGAAATGATTGTTAACAAGCAACCAGAATTAACAAAGATGTTTACTGAGCTATCGTATGACGATATGAAAGTTGCATTAGAGGATTGGTTGAAGCCTGGTGAAGGTGGCGAAGCTACTACTACGAAGGCACCAATTACTGGAGCTAAGACGGCAAACACAACAGAAGACATCTCAACAGCATTCGGAGATTTATTTAATTCATAACAGTTATGGCAAAAGCAAAAGTTACACCCGATGAAATAGCGGGAAGGGACGAGCTAGCTCAAGAGTTGGCATCAAGTCTAAATAAGAAGTTTAAAGACTTCAAAGCTGTTCACTTCCTAGGAGAAGAGAAAACACAAACCGATCTTTCGGATTGGGTGTCAACCGGATCAACAGATCTAGACCTTGCCATATCAAATCGACCTAACGGAGGATTACCAGTAGGAAGAATCGCAGAATTTACCGGGCTTGAAGCGTCCGGTAAATCTCTGATCGCAGCTCACCTATTAGCTAATACTCAGAAGAAAGGTGGTATAGCAGTTTACATTGATACTGAGAATGCACTAAGTGAAGAGTTTCTTACTGCAATTGGTGTTGATGTCAAGAACATGCTTTACCTACCAATGGATACAATTGAAGACATCTTTGAAGCAATAGAGAATCTTATACTTGATATTCGTAAGACTAGTAAAGACAGACTTGTTACAATTGTTGTAGATTCAGTAGCAGCAGCTACCACGAAGATAGAGCAAGATGCTGACTATGATAAAGATGGATGGGCTACATCCAAAGCTATTATTATGTCGAAAGCGTTAAGAAAGATAACCAATCTTATTGGAAAAGAGAAAGTAATCTTAGCGTTTACAAATCAGTTGAGAGAAAAGTTAGGCGCTATGTTTGGAGACAAATACACTACAAGTGGAGGAAAGGCTTTGCCATTCCATGCAAGCTGTAGAGTGAGACTTCAAGCTGTTGGTAAGATCAAGGATAGTGATGGAGATATAATTGGCGTAAACACACAAGCCACAGTCGTAAAGAATAGATATGGACCTCCTTTTAAGAAAGCGAAGTTTAGTATATACTTTGATTCTGGAATAGATGATGACGCTAGTTGGTTAGACACACTCAAGAAGTATAAAGTTATAACAGTGGGAGGATCTTGGTACACCCTCATAATGGAGGATACTGGAGAGGTTGTTAAATTCCAAAGTAAAGAGTGGAGAGACATACTCAAGAGACCAGAGGTTAGAGCGTATTGCAAAAATGCTATTGAACAGAATAGTATATCGCATTACAAAACACAGACGGAAATTGATCCGGATGAGTTGACAATTGACACCTCTAATATGGAAGGAATTGATACACCACTAAACCAAGACGAGGAATGAAAAATAAGTATGCTAAATTGCTCAATCAATTAAAGTTGCGTGAGACAGAAGAATCTAAACATAGAGACGACCGAGTATTAATCATAGACGGATTAAACACATTTATACGAGCTTACTCAGCAACACCCACCCTAAACGCTAATGGTGAGCATTGCGGTGGGATCTCAGGATTCTTATCTAGTATGGGTCACGCTATCAAGACGATGAGCCCTACTCGGGTCATTGTCGTGTTTGATGGTAAAAATGGATCAGCTGCTAGAAGAAAGCTGTATCCAGAATATAAAGCAACACGTAAAGTCAGCATTAGGCTCAACAGAGCACAATCCGTAGACAAGGAAGATAATCAACTAGAACAATTAATTAGATTGATTGACTATCTTGAGACTTTACCGATCACCGTAATAACTTTAGATGGAGCAGAAGCTGATGATGTAATTGCTTACATCGCAAATAACATACTTACACCGAAAGACTCCCACTCATTTATTATGTCATCCGATAAGGATTTCTTACAACTGGTATCCAATAACGTACACGTATGGAGCCCAACGAAAAAGAAATTGTATTATGAAGATGATGTGTATAGTGAGTATGGAGTCATTCCTCAAAACTTCGCAGTGTATCGAGCTTTGGAAGGGGACTCCTCGGATAATATTCCAGGAGCTCCCGGCCTAAAGCTAAAGACAATATTGAAGAGATGGCCACGGATGGCCGAACAAGAAGTAATCAATCTCAAAGAATTCTTCAGCTACAATAAAGATCTGGTGCAAGACTCTAAAATTAAAGCCTACAACATTGTGGAGAATAATGTTAAAGATATAGAGTTGTATCATGAGATAATGCAGCTAGGTGAAACACTACTAAACGCAACTACACAACTTCGCATACATGATACTATGGATGCTGAAGGACGTAGCTTAGCAAAGATGACATTTCACAGACTACTAATCGAAGATGGAATGACAAACGCTATACGTAATCCAGAAATGTGGTTACGAGATGTTACCACCAAAATAAATCAATACACAAACTTGTTGTAAGTTACATTAATAAACCGTATATTCATCCACATGGGAACACAAGATACTTTTCAATTATACGGAGCTGGTTTTCAAAGTAAGCTGTTAGCGGTCCTAATTAAGGATCGAATATACCTACAACAGATACACGACATACTTGATCCAACATACTTCTCTTCAGAATCATCACAATGGATTGCAAAGACTATTGCAAAGTATTTTAACGAATACAAAACAACACCGACATTAGAGGTGATGAAAGTTGAGATTGATAGTATCGAACAAGATGTTCTAAAGACTACTGTAATTGATAATCTAAAAGATGTCATGAAACATATAGATGCTTTAGATTCAGATTACATAAAAGACAAGACAATCGACTTTTGTAAGAATCAGAAACTAAAAGCTGCAATACTAGAGTCTGTTCAACTTCTTCAACAAGGCAAGTATGATGCAATTAAAAGCACAGTAGATGAGGCTATGAAAGCTGGATCAGATAAAGACATTGGTCATGAGTATATTGATCACATAGAAGAAAGGTTCAGTGCGAATAGCAGAAAGACTGTACCAACTCCATGGGAAGTCATTAATGACATAACCGATGGTGGATTAGGTCCAGGTGAGATGGGAGTATTTGTAGCACCTGCAGGTATTGGTAAATCAATGGCTTTAGTAAATGCAGCTGCGCATTGTGCAAAGCAAGGAATGAATGTTGTGTATTATACATTAGAGCTTTCTGACACTTATGTGGGTGGAAGGTTTGACAGCTATTACACTGGCATCCCAACTTCTGATTTGAAGTATCATAAAGAAGAAGTTGAGATTGCTATGGAAAAGTTGAAGGGTAAGTTGATAATCAAATACTATCCAACTAAGACTGCAACTGTAAATACTATAGCAGCACACCTAGATAAGTGTGCAATACAAGGAGCTGTTCCAGATATAGTGTTCCTGGATTATGCCGATCTACTAAGAGACGCAGGATCGAATAAGAACGCTAGACACGATCAGGTACTTGGAGGTATCTATGAAGAGTTGAGAGGGCTAGCTGGATTACATAAGATACCATTATGGACAGCATCTCAAGCAAATAGAAGTGCAGCTGAGATGGAAGTGATAGAAGCAGATAAGATTGCTGAATCATACACTAAAGTAATGGTAGCTGACTTTATTGTATCATTATCAAGAAAGACTGCTGATAAGATTAGTGGAACTGGAAGATGGCATATAATAAAGAATCGGTTTGGACCCGATGGGTTGACTTTCCCAAGTAAGATGAACATGGCAGTGTGTGGTATTGAGATATATGAAGAGAACACAATACTAGGACAGGCTACTAAAAAAGTTATGAACAATGACGATACAGTAATCAGAAATGCTTTGGCAAATAAATTTGAAGAATTAAACAAATTAATCGACTAAAACGACGATTTCAATGGACAAAACGCCTATTTATAGCCATAGCGGCCGATTACAAACTACTATTAATTATTTATAAAAATCAATTTACACCATGACAAAATCTAATCAGATCTTGAGTGACATCACTGTCTTCACAAAATACGCCAAATACCTTCCTGAGTTGCAGAGACGTGAAACGTGGGAAGAGCTTGTTACCAGAAACAAAGCAATGCATTTAAAAAAGTATCCAGACCTCACAAAGGACATTGATGCAGCGTATAAGTTTGTTTATGACAAAAAAATTCTACCATCAATGCGTTCTATGCAGTTTGCAGGAAAGCCAATTGAGATATCTCCTAACCGAGTTTACAATTGTGCCTATCTACCAATCGATGACGTAAGGGCATTCGGTGAAACAATGTTCCTATTACTAGGAGGAACCGGAGTTGGATACTCTGTACAAAAACACCACATAGAAAAGCTACCAGAAATACACAAACCAAATCCAGACAGAAAAAGAAGGTTTGTAATTGCAGATTCAATTGAAGGATGGGCAGATGCAGTAAAGGTTCTTATGAAAAACTATTTTAATAGCGGATCAACATTACAGTTTGACTTCTCTGATATTAGACCAAAAGGAGCAAGACTAGTAACGTCAGGAGGAAAGGCTCCAGGACCTCAACCATTGAAAGAGTGTTTGATAAAGGTTAGAGGTATCTTAGATGCAAAACAAAATGGAGATCAATTACAACCAATTGAAGTACATGATATTGTGTGTCATATTGCAGATGCGGTACTAGCAGGTGGTATTAGAAGAGCGGCTCTTATCAGCTTGTTTAGCACTGACGACAATGCTATGATGGGATGTAAGTCAGGTAACTGGTGGGAAACCAATCCTCAAAGAGGTAGAGCAAACAACTCAGCATGCTTGATGAGACATAAGATTACTAAGGATGTGTTTATGGATCTTTGGGAGCGTACAAAGCTTAGTGGAGCAGGTGAGCCTGGAATCTATCTATCTAACGATAAGGATTGGGGAACTAATCCATGTTGTGAGATTGCACTAAGACCATTTCAATTCTGCAACCTATGTGAAGTGAATGTATCCAATATTGTAGATCAAGAGGATTTTGAAGCAAGAGTAAAAGCTGCAGCACTCATTGGCACACTACAAGCTGGATATACAGAATTTCATTACCTACGACCAATATGGCAAAGAACAACTGAGAAAGATGCTTTGATAGGAGTATCAATGACAGGAATTGGATCTGGTACTGTATTGGGATATGATATGAAATCCGCAGCAAAACTTGTTAAAGAAGAAAATCAAAGAGTAGCAGAGTTGATCAACATTAAAAAATCTGCAAGATGCACAACAGTAAAGCCTGCAGGAACAACATCATTAACACTGGGAACGTCCTCAGGAATTCACGCATGGCACAACGACTTCTATGTAAGAAGAATGAGAGTTGGAAAGAACGAAGCTATATACAACTATCTAGTAAAAGCATGTCCTGCTTTAGTAGAAGATGAATACTTCAGACCTCATGATACAGCTGTAATTTCAGTACCGCAAAAGGCGCCAGAAGGAGCAATCCTAAGAACAGAATCACCGTTCCAGTTATTAGAAAGAATCAAACAAGTGCATCAGCAATGGATTAAGCCTGGACACAGAGGAGGTAATAATGCACACAATGTATCAGCTACCGTTTCTTTAAAAGAAGAGGATTGGGAATTAGCTGGTGAATGGATGTGGGAGAATAAAAACCACTACAGTGGCCTATCTGTACTTCCGTATGATGGAGGAACATACACTCAAGCACCTTTTGAAGATATTACTGAAGAAAAGTATAATGAGATGATGGCTGTATTGACAGATATAGACTTAACTCAAGTTGTAGAGTCGGATGATGAAACAGATCTAAAAGGAGAGATTGCTTGCGCAGGCGGAGCATGTGAAGTAAAATGATGAAAGACTGGATATACGACTTATATGTCAAAGAACATACACCAAAAGCAAAGAAGAATATAAACCGTGCAGATCAAAAAAATCTGCCTAAAACCCAGAAAAATGGAAAAAGTAAAAGCGATCGTTAATTCATCGTGGTTCAAGGCTGCTCTTGCAGGAGCTGTTGGTGCTGCGTTGTTGATTAAGGGAGAGATACTTTATGCAGGTATTGCATTTGGTATTGGAGCAAGAGAATTCATGCTAGCCTTTAAAGCGTAACAAAAATTCCAAAACAACAAGAGCAGGCCATTTAGGCCTGCTTTTTATTATCTGAGAACTATTTATATTAAATGGCTTTACAATTACAAGGACATATGCACCCCGAAAGTTGCTTTGCAACAATACAGCAATGGGAAGATATTGCTCGTGAGTTTTTGGCCTTACAACAAAAAGGACAAGACACAAGAGGTGGTCAGATTAAGAGTGATCCAAGACTTGCAATGCTCGTATCGAAGTGGTTTAGCTTTCAGCTTAACATAGAGGTTAAGAGATTTGCACCACAAGTGACTCGTAAAAATGTTCTTGACTTTATTGAAGACTTTGTAAACCATAAGGTGTGGGGATTACGAAAAGAGTTTTCTCCTTACTTTCCAAACATTGACCAGATTAAAATTGCGTACTTTTATTCGCGATTTGATATAGAGCCATTTGTGCTGTTAGACGAAGAGTTTACACAATCGCTATATGGATCTACTACACATAAAGTTGTGACAAAAAGATTTACCACATTAGAGAATATGCAAAGACTTCAGCAACGTATTGAAGAAGGTGATTCGTATGATGTGAGTACTTTTACCAAGCAGTGGAAGCCATTCTTCAAGAAAGCAAGCAATGTGGTATTGAAGTTAGAAGGAGATCTAGTTGCAGCATTTAGAAGTGATGTAAAGAGTGTCGTAACTGACAACAACAACAAAGCAGCAAGCATGGAACGATTAGCGTATCCAGGGGAGCAAGACAATTTGTGCACCTCACTAGAAGATTGTAGTGGTGATGCAACACAATTATGGAATGAAATAATAATGAAGCCAACTAGAATACTTGGCTATAAACAACTTAATAGTTACTAATATGTTAATAAGAAGAGGATCATCAGGAGCTGTCGTAAGACAAATACAAGAAAGAGTCGGTGCAATGATCACCGGAGTATGGGATACAGCAACACAAAGAAAGGTGTTGGAATTTCAAAAGCAGAATGGATTACACCAAACTGCTGAAGTAAACGACGAAACATACAATGCATTGTTTCCACCTAAAAAGGTAATGTTTAAAGAAGTACATGACACTCCAGATTGGGAAACGATCAAAAATAAAAAAGAAGCTGCAAAATCAAAGCCAGCTCCAAAGAAGATGCCACCTAAGTCATCACAAATAGAAAAAAATGAAACTAACTAGAAAAAGATTAATGGAGATGGCAGGATTGCCAGTAACTGAAGCAGCAAACAAAGACGCAGGGTACGGTGTGATTGAGAACCTACTAGACATTGATCCAGATGCGTTTAACGAAAAAGCAGCAGATAAAGCAATGGAAGACGGATCAGCTCAACCAGCTGACGTTATAGCGAGCTTAGAAGCTAAAGATTGGGCATCTAATGATGAGGAGGAGAACCAGTGGTTTAATCAATTGATTGCTTATCTAAAAATTAAAGACCCATCGTTGAATATAAAAAAAGCTACTAAAGCAGTAGAAGTTAAGCAAGCAGGTTTACCACCCGGTAAAGCCTATATAAGTGTAGATCCTAATCACCCAGAGTACATGAAAACATATGATCGACCACCAGAAGCGCCTTTCAATGCTCAGTATCGAAGGGATGCACCTCTCACACGAGGACGAAAAGACCAAGAGGGCGAGACATCCGAGGAGAATGAGTGGAGAAGGTATGCAATTAATATGGGAGATAAGGATGCGCATACGTATTCTACATGGAAACAAAAAGGTAAAAACTTCCAACACAGAAAAGGTATTTATAAAAGATAGTTATGGAGATAAATGACATATTACTAGAGTGGTCATATAGAATCAAGACAAATAGAAAAAAATGAAACTGAATAGAAAACGATTAATGGAAGTCGCAGGACTTCGTAGTCCGCTTAATGAAGCAACTGATTACTCAGCTTATGTAGAGAGGATGGAAGAGTTGGGCGAACCTTATGACTATGATAATGACAATCTGAGAAAGATAATAAAAAAGTACGCTGAGAAGAACGAATCGACATTCAAGCAAGCAGCCGCATCCCAGCTTTCTAATTCTAAAATCTCTGGAGAGTTGGCAGTGAGTAAGGATGAGTTTGCAAACGCCATAGCATATAATACGTTTTTTATGTACACTCCTCCTGGAGGGTCTGCTATTTATGCTTGGGTGAGCCGATATAATTCTCAGCAGTATGGCCGGAAAACAGCAGAACAATTAGCACAAGCTTTCAGTAGTCCAGGTTTGAAGGGTCTTGATAATCGCTCTGAGATAGGAACAAGTGCCGGCATGATGGATCCTTTTAAGCAACCTTGGTACAACTATGCCGATGCATCATCAGAAGTTTATAATAAAAAAGTTCCGTCCCACAGGAAGTTAAATCGTGACTTAGAATGGACTGTCGAAACACTCAAGGGAGATGTGAAAAGTGCCAAGTACGGAATTGACGACTACAATCTCTTATGTCTTTATGTAATAAACTCACAAGGAGGTTCAGAGGCTTCAACATGGAAGCTTGACGATGAGACGAGTTGGGTATCAGACTTCAAAAAGTTAATGGATGCAAAGGGTGACCAAGCAGCAGCAGAGCTATTAAAAGCGTATGAAGCGGTTTTTGATGCGTGGGTAGAGTTAGCTATGAGTGATGATTTTGCTAAACACCTAGCCAAAACTCCACCAAAAGGTAAACAAAAATCAGTAAGCATAGATGGAAAACAAGCAGCAAAGGAGCTTAAAAAGGATGCAACCTTAAAAGGAGAGTTTGAAAAATGGTTAGTTGACACCTTAGAGATGGGAGGAGCTACTCGAGAAGATCTTATTGCAGACTATGGTGATGGTATGAATTTAGATCCGATGGACCTAGACATGGATGACATAGTTTCTAACATCATAAACAACAAAAAATATTCAGACGATCTAGGAGAGTTTTTCTCAGAGTATAAAAATAGTCTTAACGAATCAATCTTTGAACAACTAACGAAAGTTAAAAAACAGTTATGGAAATAAATGACATACTACTAGAGTGGTCATATAGACTCAAGAAAGGTTATCCTACAATGGAGGATGGCAAGTTTACTGAACCAAGTGAATTAAAAGTGTTACATGAGATACTTAAAGAGAATGGTATCAATGAGATGCCTAGCTTTGTAAAAAGCAAGACTCCAGTATCGGATGTGATTAAGCATAGTGTGATTAATGAAGTAGACAAAGACTCAATAACCGCTGCTGATGTTGAAAAAGTTTTCAAGGACAGATTAAAAGCAGTTAAAGCACTTAGTGTTCAGTTGGACGATGGTTCTCTTGATCCAGAAATAGAAGATGATATTAAAGGAAAGTTGTATAGATTACATCAAGACCTTCAAGCATTTACTCTATATGATCCACTCAAAAAGACATTTAAACTAACTGGATTTAAAGAGAAAATAGATAAGAAAGGTAATGTAGTTTACAACATGCCAAAAAAGATATCCTTAGAAATCCAAGAAATGTTAAAAGCTCTACCATCTTCCGTGTATAGTAAATTTATTTCTTATTTAGATAAGAAAGGAAAGGGTGAACAAGAATATTTTAATCCAGAGTCCCACTATGGTAACTTCAAAAAAGACCTTGCGGAAACTGGAATGACTGACGAGTTGGTCGATATATTGTCTAAATATACTGGACAAGATGAGGGCGTAAAAGGGGTTGGAATGGCTGAGATTATGATGGCTTTATTGTATCAAAACATAAGAAAGCCAAAAGGAGCTGGTGATTTAGAGCTTGACAAAGTTGGAGAACTCGAAGTTAAAGGATGGAGTGCAAGGCTGGGAGCATCAGGAGGAGTCAATCTCATTACGAATCAGGATTTTATTAAAAGATTGAACGAAATTGGCATTACTGTTAGCGGTGGAAAAGTGCAAGAAGATGCGTTGGAGGAGGGTACTAGAATAATGTACAATGATAAATCATTAACAGCTCCCTTTGCATTGGCTAAAGCTGCTGAAGATGGAAATGAAGCTGAGGTTGAAGCTTTGGTTGTTGACATGATGAAAGCTACAAATTTGATACCACCATCAAACATAACATGTAACTGGAAAGATCCGTTAGAAGTTAATAGGTATTGGGGTCTTGGAAACTTAATCAAGTACTACAATGGCTTAAAGAGTAAATTTGTAGGCTTTATAGCGTGTGACGCTGGAAAAAAAGATGCACCAAGCAATGGAGATTATATATACGCAAAAGGAAGCATAAACGATATAGTTGATTATCTGTGGAGTCAGGAGTGTGGCTTTGAAGTATTTAATCTTTCGAGTAACTTGTTACCACGTATAGAATACAAAGCGGCACCACAAAAGGAGTCTGAGGTATCTAAAGAAGAATAATAAGTTGGATTACTAATAAATATTCCGTATATTTAGGTATGTTTAATAAAGAGGTTATAAACTATAAAGGGGAACTATATATAGTGAAGCGAAAGTTCACTGATCACCCCGACTTTCCATCAGTAGAAATGAAAGAACATTTGCTGTGCAATCTAGTATTGCGCAAGGAGGGAAAACTATACTTCTGTGAACATATACAAGACGCTGAAATAATAGAAGAATATGAGTAGATTTTATTGGTGGAGACGTTATCCAAAAAAGAAGAAGCTAAATCCTAAACACGCTCACAAACTCAAACCGTTCATCTTACAACAGATCGAGCATGGTGACTTTGATGAGTCTGACTACAAACGTCAAGCTGAGGAAGAGTTTAAAACAAGAGACAGAGAGCTCAAAGCATTTGTAGAATCCTACAAAGGCACAAACCCAGAACAAGATCACAGATACCTAGACATCGAGCGTAGGTATCGAAAGCGATATAATAAGCTGATGGAGGATTATAACTGGGAAGAAGGAAACATTTTGCTCGATTTCAAGTTAGCATTAATAGATTACTTTGAGATAGATGTTTGGGATAAGTGTTTATCCGAAGCGTTTGATCAGGACACAAAAGGTGCAAAATCGTTTTATTCTTTGTATAGTAGTATAAGTAAACAAACAAAAGAACAATATGCCTAAATTTCAATCAACAAAAATCTTTGACGGATTCAGTACAGTATTTCGTCAATACCAAGCAACAACAACACACTGCAGATTCTTACATGGATATGCAATAGAGTTTAAAGTAACCTTCGAGGGTGATCTTGATCATCGTAATTGGGTATGGGACTTTGGAGGAATGAAAAGATCCAATACTAAGATTGATGGAATGTCTCCTAAAGAGTGGATGGATTATATGTTTGATCATACAGTTGTAATTGCAAAAGATGATCCATACTTAACTCATTTTCAAGAAGCAGATGATGAGGGTATCATCCAATTAAGAGAAATGGATGGTCCAGTAGGCGCTGAGAGATTTGCTGAGTTTATATACAAAAAGCTAAACGCGTTTGTACAAGAAGAGACAGAAGGCAGAGTGAGTATCGCAAGAGTGGAATTTTTTGAGAACAAGAAAAATACAGCAATCTATGAAGGATAGTTATTGGACATACACAACCACGTTTGGTGATATAGATTTTGTATACGAATACATAAAAGATTAGTTATGGAGATGTTATCATTATACGATTACTTAAACAGAGCTGCAGGAGCAGAGCTAGGTAAGAAAGTTGCAGAAGAAGCGTTTAAGCAAGGTGTACGCATTGAAAGCAAAGAAATACAGAATCCTACATACGAAGGAAAGATACTAATGTATCCAAAACAATTCTTAGACAGCTATTTTAACCCTCCTGCACCAAAGCCAGATACACCAAAGAGACCAGAACCAAAGGTTGATGACTTACCATTTTAATTTATGAGCATGCAAGACACAAGAAAACACTCAAAGCATTACTACGATTTTGATAGGAACAAACCTTATCAAGCAACAAAAGAAAAGCAACTAAAACGTATTGAGAATTACGATAAAGTACTACCTATAGTGGAAGTTTACAGATGTGTTCAGTCTGAAGGTAGTAGATTCGGAAGACCTACTATTGCAGTAAGAACAACTGGATGTACTCACAGATGTTACTTTGGTGAGGGTGGATGGTGTGATTCTTGGTACACAAGTATTCATCCAGAGAAAGGTACATTCAACTTCAACGACATTATTAAAATTTATGACGACAATCCTCACGTAAAAGAAATGATGTTAACTGGAGGATCACCAACAATGCATCCAGCTCTAGTAAACGAATTAACACACTTTGCAAATGAAAGAGGTATTCTTATCACTATTGAAACTGAAGGTAGTCACTTTTTACCAACTGATCATCCTATTGGGCTTATTAGTCTTAGCCCTAAGTTTAGTAATAGTGTTCCCGTTTTGGGCGCTAAGACGCCATCTGGTAAAGAAACGGATGAGCGTATGATAAAACAACACAACAAGTTGAGAATGAATTACGACGCAATGCGTAAGACTTTAGACTATCACACAGACTATCACTTCAAACCAGTATGGGACGGTACAGATAAAAACTTAGAGGAGATCGAAGCTTTCAGAGTTGAGATGAATATTCCAAAAGACAAGACATATATGATGCCAGCCGGAGATACGAGAGTAACACTAATCGAAATGTATCCCAAAGTATTCAGAATGTGCGAAAGAGAGGGATACAATATGACTGGTAGAGATCACATCATAGCATTCGATACAGAACGAGGAGTGTGATGGAAGAAGCTTTAGAGTTACTAGAAGAGATATCAGAACACGTTGGCACATGCTGTGCTATTACAATGGAGCCTGATGAGGTTCAAGCAATGATTGATGAGCTTAAAGAAAAGATAAAAGAATTAGGAAAATAGAATAATAAACCGTATATTAATACAAATAAAACCAAATAATATGAACACAGATTTAATTAAACACACTATGGGAGCATGCGGAGAGCAGTGTTGTCAGTATGAAGGATCACCAACTCTTATGCATGCGTTGGTAATAGGAGGAGCAATGTTATTAATTGCTGCAGTTTTAAAAAGAAGTATTAATACACAAAACAAATAAGATACAAATATGTTACTAAATGCAGATGGAGTCGCTTCCTTGCTTGATACAAAAGACAAAGGAAAGAAAGCGCAAGTTGGTTATGACTTAACCTTAAAGTCAATAAATAAAGTAAATGGTGGTATGGTTATGAAAGATAAAACCACTGTATTTGATTACGATGAAGTTACACCATTCATTAATGATGATGGTAAGTTTCTATATCAACTAGAACCAGGTACCTATTCACTCACCTTTGAACAAGGATGTAAGTTGGATGACAAACACACAGCTTTTATTAGGCATAGGTCCTCTGTTCTAAGATCAGGAGGTGTTATCACATCAGGAGTTTACGATCCAGGATTTGAGGTAGATGAGATGGGTGGTATGCTTATAGCTACTGAAACTATTGTTTTAGAAAAAGGTGCTAGAGTAGCTCAGATCATTATGATGGAGAATGCAGAAGCAGAGTTGTACGATGGTCAATGGCAAAAAGACAAAGACAAAAAGTAGTATGGCAAAGTTACGAAAGCTAGTCACATATACGGACTACAGATGGGAAGAGGTGGAGTTGACTGAAGAACAGTTAGCTCACTACAAGAAAGATAAAGAAAGCTTTTTAGAAGCATATTACGAGGGGGAGTTTGACTTCGATTGGGATCTAGCAAGAGATAAGTGTTTAGAGAGCGAAGAAGAACCAGAATTAATTGAAGACTAATAAAGTTGTATCTTTGCAATAAAAGCCGTATATTAGAATTATGAAAAAATATATAGAGGTAAGAGTTGATGTAGAAGGATTGCATCAGTGGAAAGATTGTCCACTACCAAATGTTGAGTATTTAAAACATTTACACAGACACACATTCCAGATAAGTTGTAGAGCAGAAGTGTCACATGGTGATAGAGACATTGAGTTTATAGATTTTAAACATAAGCTTAAAAAATATATTGCTAAGACTTGGTACGATGGAGCATATGGATGTTGCAACTTTGGAGGAATGAGCTGTGAGATGATAGCGGAGGATTTGTTAAACTATTTTGGTCTTTGTCGATGCACTGTGTCAGAGGATGGAGAATTTTTTGGAATTGTAGAGATATGAAAGCAGAAGTTATATTATTATTTGGACGTATATGTAGTGGGAAGAGTTCGTTTCAAGCATCAACATCTTACAGAATATCGGTATCTAACATTGTTAAGGATTTGATAAAAAGTGAGGATCGAACAAAGTTACAAAACTCACTACATTTAGATGAGCGTATTGCGGAAGAGGTTGTTGGAGTGTTAGATGCTATAACAACTTGTGTGGAGAAAGGTATCATTAAGAGAAGACCTATTATTGTAGATGGGATAAGACAATCTACAATCGTAGATAAAATTCTTGAGTGGTATCCCGACTCTCATCTAATATGGTTAAACACATCCGAACACATACGAAAAGTGCGTTATGAACGTCGTGACGATATCAAAGATACTGAATCTTTTGAGGTTGCAGATAATAAACCAATAGAGTTGGAATGTCAAAAGATTTTTAGTATATTTGAAGAACGATTAGAAATTATAAACAACAATTAATATATGAAATTAATTAAAAAAGCGAACGGGAATCTTCCTCGTACAAACGAAGAGAAGGAGCAGATGATAAAAAAGGCTGCTGAGTATTATGGTGGATTTTTAGAAGCGTTAGGTTTTGATTGGAAAGCTGATCCTCATAGCGATCGTACACCTCACCGTGTAGCGAAAGCATGGGTTAATGATCTTATTGCAGGATCCATCAATCCAGCACCTGAAGTAACTGCATTCCCTAACGACGAAGGCTACACCGGATTAATATGCCAAACACGTATTCCAGTAATGAGTATGTGTGCACACCATAACTTAACTTTCTCAGGAGTAGCTCATGTAGCTTACATACCAGGTAAAGAGAAGGAGGATCTAGTAGTTGGTTTGAGTAAGCTTAATCGTATTGTAGATTTTTATTCTCGTAGACCAAACATACAAGAAAGCTTAACAAAGCAAATTCACGATCACGTTGATAAGTTATGTGTAGGAAACAGAGGTGTAGCTGTGGTAGTTGAATCACAACACAACTGTGTGAAGTGTAGAGGTATCAAACAAGACTCAGTAATGAAGACATCACAAATGTCTGGATACTTCTGGACAAATGAGATAGGAACAAGACAAGAATTTTTTCAATTAATAGATCAAAGTAGAACATAATATGGATTATTACGTAATATCACCTGTAAGCAACCTCGAGCCAATGAAGCTCGGAGATAGAATATTTGCTCTTGCACACTTATGGGTACAGTTTCCAGAATACAGAAAGTTTATTCTCGAACAAAAAGAGCAAGGTAAATTTATAACACTTGACAATAGCGCAGCTGAAAGAGCATTAGTTACTGAAGATGTGTTGATTGGTATCTGCAAAGTGCTTATGCCAAATGAAGTGATTGCACCTGATGTGTTGTTTGACAAACAAGCTACAATTGCTAATGCAACAAACTTCAAAGCAAGAATGGATGCAGAAGGATTATCTGACAATATCGATATCTTCTTCTGTCCTCAAGGACAAACTAAAGAGGATTGGATTGAAGCTTATCAGTGGGGTATAGATAAGAATTGGGTTAAGGTAATTGGCTTATCAAAAATAGCAGTACCTAATGCATGGCTTGATGATTTTGAAGATGATCAAGGAATCAAAGAGGCACGTCATGCGTGTTACGATTATCTCAAAAAGAAAGATTTACTCAAGAAGCCTATTCATTGTCTAGGCCAAGGAGATCCAACTGAGTTTGCTTACTATGATCATGCGATGATGAGAAGTACAGATTCAGTGTATCCAGTATTAGCAGCTGTACATGGTCAAGACTTTAGTATGGATCACGAGACAAGAACTCCAACACCTCACAACTTTTTGGAGGAGTTTGATCTGAGTAATCCTGCTGATATTGACTTTAGCTTAATCGAAAAGAATATAGCTTTCTTAGGATTACAATGCAGAATCCCAGAACTGCTGCGAGCAGATCTTTAACACAAACTAGAGCCTTATGTTTTCCTAATATAAGGCTCTATTTATATGCATGGATGTACTTATACCAACAGCTATATGTCTTATTGTTTTAGCTATTGGCTTACAATATTTAGGCAAAGAAGATTAACATCTGACTATTTATAAGAAAGAACTTGATCATATGATTACATGGCAGCAATTTATAAGCAATCCAGAAAATACAAAACTAACTCTTAGAGAACAAAAGGCTAGATTCCTTTTAGAAAACTCTAAACAATTACTTGACCTTCAAGCAATCCAAGCCATGTATGGCGGAGCTGCAGGAGGAGTTGGATTTAGTGGTAATGCATCTGATGGACCCTTATCAGGAGCAACCGTATCTTCTCCAGGAACCGGAAATGCTGTAACAGACAACGCTGGTCGATTCACCTTACCTGGAATTCCAACTGAAGAAATAACAGTGATTGGAGGAACCGATGCAATTACCGGAGTAGCATTCACTGGTGAATTAAAAGGCTTTGCAGAATACTCAACAGTTTCTCCATTAACCACATTAGCATTTCACCTCAAAGAAGAAGATACAAACCTAACTGTTGACACAGCTATTGATCTTTTATTTGTTAGCTCAAGCACATTGTTTGGAGTAGAGTTAGATGTAGCAGATAAAGATGTAATGCTCAACAAAGACTACGTAGCAGAATCCATACTAGCTGACAGTCAAGCAGCAGTAGCAGCTCAATCAATAGCAACCTATTTAGAGAGTGTTACCGAGATGGTAGGTAGTGCAGTAAAAGGAGCAGACTCTACAAACTTTACAACTAATAATGCAAAGGTAGAAGGATATAAATCTATAGCTCGACAAATACAAAGTACAAGAGGAGCTAAAACCGAAATTGATCCTGAAACTCTTTTCGATAAAGTTAAACTTCCTGATGGTAATGCTTGGACAACAACTGGTAGTCTTGATACCTCGGCTAGACGAACTATCAAATCATCACTAAACAGTGTACGTGAACAATTAGGTGAGTTATCAAGATCTGAATTATATAATGCTAACTACTTAACGACCCAAATCCAAGCAGTTAACAGAGGCGTAAAAGAAGATTATGCTGTACAAGCAGATAGATTAGCACAAGGTGCATCAGCTGGATTTGTTCCTGTATTTGAATTAATAGAAACCCAACAAAGTAGTTTAGCTCAAATAGAAGATGGCAAAGCAAATGAAACAGATGCTAATACATCTAAAAAACCTTCTCGTGAATTTTTTCAATTAGGTGGAATGACTTACACAATGCAAGAAAAAGGTGAAGATGTTGTTACGCTTGAATTTAAAGAAGCCCCAGGTCAAATGTTTGTAGTAGGAACTGAAATAAGAAGAGGACAATTCTTAAACAATGAGTCTGGACCATTTAATCCAACAGTAGCAGCTACTTTTCCAAAAGCAGCACCAACTATCATAGCAACACAAGTTACGGCATCAGCCGGTAAAGTGTATGAAATAACATTGGCTAATCCTGGATTCCAAGTATTATCATCTGAATTAAAAGACGAAGCAAAATATTTACCAACTGCAAGTAGTTATACGTTACAAGAGTATGATGGAAAACAATGGGCAACTGCACCTATACAACCATTTACAGCTTCAATAGCAGCAAATCAAACATCTACATCTGCTACACTGAGTAGCAAGCTTGGAAGTACTAATTATGAAATAGCATATAATTCATCAACAAGTAGATATGAATATTCAATAACTCCTCAGGGAGGTTCGAAAACATTAACAGCACATATTGCTGATTTTACTAATGAAGCTCAATGGACTAATATATCTAGTAAAGATGCGGCTCGAAGATTTCAAATTAATAGTTTTGATACGCATCACATAGCTAGTAGTGGTACATATCAACTAACGGAAAATGGTGGAGAAACTGTAACAATGACTAACAAGGTTCAGTTGGGAACAAGAACTTTACAATACGCTTCAAAAACAACCATTACACTTACTGCAACTGATGCAGAAACATCTCCAAATGGACCATTTAGATTAACTAATGGTCTAGAAACTCTATCAACCACAGCACAGTTTACCAACAATACACTAACTGTTACATCTGGAAAATCAACTTATGTTATTACATATACTACAAAATAATTTGGATAATGCAAAACTAGGCGATTAAACTTTAACATCACTAAATCATAATCCCACGTAAAATTTTTTTTTCAATTTTTTTCCTATAAAGCGTTGCATAATTGAATATTTGTCCTGATCTTTACAATGTAAAGAAAAAGAGATAGATATGAAAAATTTCAAGATAACAACTCAAGAAGACTTCAACGACTGTTTAATGTGGATCTCAGATCTATACAAAGATGTGTATGGATTTCGTCCTCGTACTTATAACTTTGAAGCTTTCACGTTTCAAGAGTTAACAGATTTTGTTAATGATTTATTTGAAGAGTCTGAGCGAGAAGCTGAATTAGAATCTGCAGTTGTGGAAAAAGCCATTGCAGATGTTATGGCATTAGGTGCTGATAAAGAGACAGCATTGAGATGGTTAGATCAAGCCGATGCTTATTTCATGTATGGAGATGATTCATTCTATGAAGATAGTATAGAAAAGTATGGTTGGGTAGCTAATCATTATGATAATTTAATTCAAAAACATTAGAAAAAAGTTGCAAACACGGAATAAAGTCCTGACCTTTACTATGTAAAGGGAAAGATAATTAATACTAACAAATAATCACAAAATGAAAAAAATCGAAAAAATTAACAATCAAATCGTCGAGTTAAGAGAGAAGCAGTCAAAAGTTTATATGGAGGCTATGAGAGTAGCTAAAGAAACTATGATTGAGAAATTCTTCAAACCACAAGGTGTCTACTTTAATATGGGTGACAATGATATTACAGTGAGACCTGAGTTAGGTTACACAACCTACCATACTAAGGCGGAGACTCCTTTTATTCCTTTTGAAATTACCTTCAACAATAACAACTGGAATCAAGTTAAATTTAAAAACCTACTTGAGTGGAGAGCTAAAAAAGAAGGTAAGTTTGAGCTAGGAGTTGAGTTTAATATTCACAGTCGCTATGGTAATGGAGATATGATTACTAACGGAGACAATCTTAAACAGCTTGCATTCTTCGGTCTTGTTGCTCAATGTATAGAGGACACAAAAGAAGAGATGGTTTCTAAAATGGTTGATACATTCATGTTTTTCGAAAATACTTATAACATTCTTCAAGAAGAGATTCATGAGTTAGAGATGCACATTCGAGTACTGAAAGAAGAAGAGGAAGAAAAAGCTCAAAAGAATTTGATCAAAACACTAACAACTACTGGAGTTGATATCAAAGAAGGTGCTCACACTTTTGAATATGGTTACAAGAAAACTATCTGGGCTCCTACACACATCAAGATCACAAAGAAATCTGCTTCCGGTAAGAGTGCCACAATAGAAGTAGCATCTAATGACTTCAGAGGTATGACTCACACTTGCACTTATGATCGAGTAAGAGTTGAAAACATTGTTGATTACGTTACAGATTACCAAAAATAAGAGATATGGAGATTTATAAAGTGTATAGTACAGATGATTATGGTAGACCAGAAGATATACTTGGTTATGTAAAAGCAGATAATAAACTAGATGCTAGAGCGTTAATGGCACAGAAGTTTGATAATAGTGAGATTGTAACGACTGGTTATTATGGAGCAAAGATGGTATCATCTGATGAGTATAACCTAGCACTCCAAAGAGCTAAGATGGAGTTAGATAAATTTAATTTGTAATATGGTAAACGAAAAGAAATGAAAAATAAAATAGAATACATTTTACTGAAATTAGTACAAATCACCGCAATAGTTTTCCTTCCAGGATTAATATATGAAACATACAACGAACCTTTCAGTATTGTAAATTCATTTCGTTTCGGATTTAGAATTGCACTTTTAATTTATTTTACAGAGGAGCTTCTCACAAAAGAATTAGAAAAAAAATTACACGGAGAATTATATTAAACCAAAAACAAATAAAATGATTACAGCAATATTAATAATAACTGGAATATCACTAATAAATCTTATTATTCTTGTCCTTATAAAATGGGATCAAGAATACCATTGGGAAGATCTTAATAAAAGACAACATCATATAACCAATGACTTAATAGACATAGGAAGAACTGTCAGAGCTATAGACAAAAAAATAGAAGATAGTACCATTTATAAAACGGAGCTTCGGTTCATGGATAAATAAGGAATAAGATGTTTGATGACAGAATTGGAGATCCTGAAAATGCACATGTAAACCCTAAAGCCTTGCTACTAGCAATTGTATTTGTCACATTATTAATGATTTTTTTAAACTAACAAAAAGAAGATGAGTGATAGGATAATAGATATAATAGTAAGAGTAATAAATATTCTAATGGTGTTCGCAGGGTTTCACCTTATGAAAAGTGAACTTGGGTTTGAGACTGTGGTGTTATTAGCCATTGCACTAACTTTAGTGGAATTATATACAAACCAAAACAAAGATGATTAGGAAAATCGAAATAAAAAACGTATATTAAGCGTATGAAGAGTTACAAAATAATCACAGATGCAGCTGGTGTAGTAGAGCTAGCCAACTACATCACACAAGGAAACATAATTGCATATGATACTGAGACAACCAGTGTTAATCCTCGACAAGGAGATATCATAGGTTTCTCTGTTTCTGCTAACCTCAATGAAGGTTACTATTTTCCAACTAAGATTTGGAACAACGACACACAAACTATTGATAATCTTACTATCGAAGGTAAGAGGTGTGAGGATATTGCTGTTAAGCTAATCAAGCTGCTTGTCGGTAAGAAGTTAGTAATGCATAATGCATCTTTTGATGTTCGCTATACTCTAAACTGCTATGGTATAGATTTGCGTGATTCACTTTATTGTGATACTATGCTACTACGTCACACTCTTAAAGAAGATGGTCCATTTGGTTTGAAGGATATTGCAATAGAGCTTCAGAACGAGTTAGGTATAGATGCTGAGAAGGAAGCTAACGAAGAGCAGATCAAATTGAAAGAATCTATAAAAGCCAATGGAGGTCAGACTACCAAGACTAACTACGAATTATACAAAGCTGACATGCAGATCATTGGAGAATACGCTGCAGCTGATACCGATCTTACATTACGTGTAATGACTCACTATCTGCCACTACTAAAAGAGGAAAACCTATGGGACTTCTTCTTTACAGATGAGGTGATGCCTCTATATCGTACAGTAACTATTCAGATGGAAGAGAAAGGATCTATGCTTGATATGGATTTGATCAATGATATGGATAGTCAGATTACAAAAGACATTACGAGACTTGAGAAAGAAGTTGTAGATGCTTTGATGAAACTACCAGAAGCTAAGAGATGGGCTTTAGAAAGAGCTCACGAATCCTTTCCACCAAAGAAAAGAGGTAACTTTGCTAAGAAGCTTTTAGACTACAAGAATAGAGGCATGATGAAGAATGAAGATGGTGTTGATCAGTTTCTTGCAGATGGTGATACTGAACATCTGGATCCTATGGACAGCATGAGAGTTAGTCTGGATCTCTTAAAAGAGAAAGAAGGTGGACTCATTAACATCAGTAGTAAGAAACAACTTGGTGAATTATGCTTTGACTATCTCAGAATAAAGCCGTTAAGCAAAACACGTAAAGGTAATAATCAATTCAACGAAGGCTTGGTTGACCATATATCTAAGGATTATGAGTGGGCTGCTAAGATGAAAGATTACAACAAACTTAACAAGATCAAATCTTCCTACATTGATCGATTCACAGAACGATCTGAGGATGGAAGGTACTACTTCTATGTGAAACAACATGGAACTACGAGTGGACGATTCAGCTCCGACAGCCAACAGTTACCTAGAATCCTAGAACCTGGTGAGGCTAGTCCACTCGTATTGAAGTACAATAACATTGTCCGTAAGTTTGTTAAGTCAGAAGACGATAGACGTTTAGTCATATGTGACCAGAGTAGTTTGGAGCCAAGAGTGTTTGCAAGTGTGAGCAATGATCCAGGACTAATCAACGTATTCAAGAATGGTGAAGATCTATATAGTAGAGTAGCAATACAAGCATGGAAGCTTGAAGGTATGTCTGCTATCAAATCAGATGATAACTATCTCAAGAAACTCAGACCTGACCTTAGACAGAGAGCTAAGTCGATTGCACTAGCTATTCCTTATGGAGCTGGTGCATGGCAGATTGGTAAACAACTTAACATCCACATCAAAGAAGCTCAGAAAATGATCAACGGATACTTAGATGGTTTTCCAGAGTTAGCAAAGTGGATGAATGATACCCACCTTCGTGCAAACACGGTAGGTAAGATTGTAAACAAGACTGGTAGAATTAGACATCTTGATAAAGTCAAGTACATTTATGAGAAATTTGAAGACAATTTGATCAAGCCGTGGGTATTCAAAGGCATGAAAGAGAATGCACGCAAGGCTGGTAACGAGAAAGAGCTTCAGCAGTTGAGAATGGAATATAAGAACGGCCTTAACAATGCTAAGAACTTCCAGATCCAATCTCTTGCAGCTTCAATCATGAACAGATCTGCCATTAGAATTCATGAAGAGTTTCAAAAGCATAACATCGATGCTTATATAATGCTACAGATACATGATGAATTTGTAGTAAACGCATCAGCAGAGCATGCAGAGAAAGCTTGTGAGATTACAAAGGATTGTATGGAGAATACTGTTTCAATTGAGACTGGATTAATTGCAGAACCAAATATAGCAACAGATTTCGCAGAAGGTCACGTGTAATAATAGGTGTTAGGTGTTTCATATAGACTATTTATTGTAACAAGTTATAGAGAACTACAATGACTATGATTATTACAACTAACTTACTACATGAGACATCTATTACTTGCACTACTACTAATCCCTACAATCCTCCTTGGACAAACTAGAGTATTTCGTCCGGACAATCAAATATACGTTGAAGCAAACACCGGCATTGGTGTTTCAGGCGGAAAACCAATTATTCCTACCTTTAGTACAGAGGGTTGGGAGATTGACAATCTAACATTTCAATCACTAGGCGTGGGCTATGTGTTTGATTTTGGTGGTTATAGTTTAATTGATATGTCAGCAGGAGTTTCTTTTCCAGACATATGGACTGCAAAATTTGGTATGGGATCTTACTACGATCATGGAGGTATAGAAAATGCCAGTATCACTCTAGGTGTAAGACTTAATCCAGGTATGCTTTATGCTCAGTATCATATCAAAATGAAAGACTTAGGATTCTTTACTTTTTGTTTAGAGATGGGTACTGGATATTGGGGAAGAGGTGAATATATACACATCCTTAATGTAGGATGGCGATGGCCAATCCATTCTTGGGATAAAAAAGAAAAAAGGTGAATATAAAAAACCTCAGTTTCATAGTTTTAATGTTATGTGTTATATCATGCAAAAAAATAGATTCCAACGGCTATAGAGTATTCACAATTAAAGAAGGTCGTCATCGATCCAACACAGCATACTGCACAACTAAAAGCAACTATCTAAGCTTTGAGGCTATATTCGACGAATCAGCACAATACACAACAAACGACCCTACCAATCAATACGATGTAAATAAGCTGTATGGTTTAAGTGACTGCGGAACATCTCATTCAAAAAACTCAATACGATTTGGTTGGAGATGGCTAAATGACAGTCTCGAGATCTTGTGGTATAAGAGAGAGGATAGCAAATTCAGCTTTGAACGAATCACAACAATAGAACTAAACACATCGTACTACTGTACAATTACGTTCACAGAAGATTCTTACATCTTGGGTGTGGATGGCATTGAAGTTGTAGTAGATCGAAAGTGCTCCGAGGCTTATAAGAGATACTACCTATACCCTTACTTTGGTGGTGATGAAGAAGCACCTCATGATATAACTATCAGAATAAAATAACTGTTTTCATAAACAGCATACTATTTATAGTCAGAGCAACGCCACAAGATGGGTTGTTTTAATTTAATTGTTTAACTAAAAATTATCTAAAATGAAAACTAGATTAACTCCGGTTGTATTCCACAACCACAGATCAAACTTCGTCGACGCTTTTGACAGCATGTTCGACAAAATCATCCAAACAAATTTCCCACAATTTTCCCAAGAGTTTGGAGTAGACTTATTTGCAAAGGGATCTTATCCAAAAGTAAACATTACCGATTACGACGACAGAGTAGTAATAACTGCTGAAGTTGCTGGGCTCACTAAAGAAGATGTTGACATCGAATATAAAGATGGTGTCTTAACAGTTAGTGGAGCAAAAGCACAAGACTTAGAAGACACTGGTGTCGTAGTACTTCGAGAGCTAAAAAGAAGCTCATTCAGACGAAGCTGGAATGTGAATGAAGAGGTACTAGATTGCTCTAAAGCAAAAGCAACTTTTCATAATGGAGTGTTAGATTTAACATTACCAAAGAAGGAGCCTAAAGTAGAAGTATCTCATAAAATTGAGATTTTATAGTTGCTTTATAAGTATAAAAGCCGTATATTAAACCAAACACATAAACACTAAAAGTTATATGCAAGATCAATTTGAACCGATCGGTGATAAGCTAATATGCTTACCAGTAGATCAAGAAGAAATGTCATCTGGAGGTATTTATTTACCTGATGTTGACGACAAGAAATCACTCACAGCAAAAGTTGTTGCCGTAGGAAAAGGATTTTGGGCTGGTACCGATATGTTTATCGAAACCACTATGAAGCCTGGCGATATAATCCTATATCAACGATTTGCAGCTCAAACTATCGAATTCGATAATGAAGAGTATCATGTTATTCAAGAACGAGATGTAATCTCAAAACTAAAAGAAAAGAATGAAAAGTAAAGTTTTAGAATTCGGAGAAGACGGAAGAGAGAGAATCCGTACTGGCGTCAACAAGTTATCCAAAGCTGTTGAAACAACACTAGGTCCATGTGGACGAAATGTTATAATCGAGAAAGAAGGTGCACCACCTTCAATTACAAAAGATGGAGTATCAGTAGCAAAGGAAATCAAACTAGAAGACTCACTCGAAAACCTTGGAGCAGAAGTAATTAAAGAGGTTTCAATGAGAGCTGCAAAGAGAGCTGGAGATGGAACAACTACTGCAACAATCTTAGCATCCTACATGTACAATGAAGGATTGAAAGCCGTAATGGTTGGAATGAATCCAGTAGAATTGAAGAGAGGAATGGAAGCAGCTGCAAAGGAGATCATTAAGAATATTCGTAAAAATGCTAAAGAAGTAGTTACGAATGATATGATCAAACAAGTGGCAACTATCTCAGCTAATAATGATGAACCAATTGGAACTATTATAGCAGAAGCTATGGATAATGTTGGTAAGGATGGTGTCATTCAAGTACAAGAGAGCAAGACTGCTGAAACTACTTTAGAGATAGTTGAAGGAATGCAGTTTGAAAAAGGTTATGTTTCACCATACTTTGTTACAAATAATGACACAATGATGTGTACATTGAAAGATCCACTAATCTTATTGTGTGATAAAAAGATCAGTAGTGTAAAAGAGGTTTTAGCTTTGCTAGAGAATTGTAGCAAACAAAACAAACCACTATTAATCATCGCAGATGATGTAGATGGTGAAGCATTGGCAGCCATGATCGTAAACAAAGCTAGAGGAATTCTTCAAGTTTGTGCAGTTAAGGCTCCAGGATTTGGAGACAGAAAATTACAATACCTAGAAGACATCGCTACTCTTACTGGAGGTCAAGTGATATCAACACAGAAGGGTATGAAGCTAGAGAAGCTAACTGCTGACATGTTAGGAACAGCTAAAACTGTAACTGTTAATCAGAACGAGACTGTTATTGTAGATGGTGGAGGTGACGAGAAAGCTATCGAAGAGAGAGTAGAGCAGATCACATCCCAATACGAGAGTGCAGAAAGTGATTTCGATAAACAAATGCACCAAAGCAGAATGAGCAAGCTTATTGGAGGTGTAGCTGTTATTAATGTAGGAGCTGCTACAGAGATTGAACTTCAAGAAAAGGCAGACAGAGTTGATGATGCTTTATGTGCTACAAGAGCTGCAGTCGAAGATGGCATCATTGCTGGAGGTGGAATTGGATTATCCCAAGCTGCTGAAAACTTTGTATGTGAAACTGATCATCCAGATCAAAGTATGGGACATAGCATAGTCAGCAAAGCATGCTTTGAACCATTCAACGCTATCGTTAGAAATGCAGGAAAGAGTCCTGAAGCTATTCGTCAGATGATTCCATCTAACGATGATGCTGGCTATGATGCTAGGAATGATGAGTTTGTAAACATGTTCGATGCTGGTATTATTGATCCAGCCAAAGTAACATTGACTGCATTAGAATTAGCTGCTTCAGCAGCAGGAACATTACTTACAACTGAGTGTGTCGTAGGTATCAATCCAGAAGCTGAAGAAGAGGAGAAGAAACCACAATACATGATGTAATGTACGAATACAACGCAAAAACATTACGAGTTGTAGATGGTGACACAGTTGATGCCATGATAGACTTAGGATTTGATACTTGGAAAAAGGTCAGAATAAGAATGCATGGTATCAACGCTCCAGAATCTCGTACCAGAGACTTAGAAGAAAAGAAAAGAGGATTGGCTGCAAAGGCTAGATTAATCGAACTCCTTGAAGATATTGATAACGAATTTATATTAGTATCACATGGAGTCGGTAAGTTTGGAAGATGCTTAGGAGACATTCGTGTTGACGACCATTCAATCAATAAACAACTAATAACAGAAGGCCATGGAACAGAATACTATGGTGGTAAAAGGTAAAATATGCAACAACAACCAAACGTAGATTTATCTGCAAGCACACCTTATGTGTGCGAAGCATGTGGACACGACACATTTCAAACAGTCTTTAAACTTAGACAAATATCAGCAATAGCATCACCGAGTGGTGAAGAGATGTTGGTACCAATACAAGCATTTGCTTGTGTAAAGTGTGGACACATCAACAAGGAGTTTCTTCCAAAGGATCTTCCAGATGATGAAGATGATAACAGTGGACCAGGAATACTTGCAGGTTAAATGTTGCATAAACGATAAAAAAGGAGTATAGTTATATAGGTTACAAAACAAAGTTACAATGGCAGAAAATTCAATTTCCTACTCACAGTTTTCAATGTTCATGAGTTGTAAGATTAGATGGTACAACGAATATGCACTTAACAAAAGAGTATTTGAGCAAAGCATTCACACTATCTTCGGGACTGCAATGCATGAGGTTCTGCAAAATTATTTGACAGTTATGTACTCCACTACGGCTAAGAAGGCGGACGAGATTGATTTAGCGTCCGACCTTCAAAGTCGTTTAGTTACTTTGTATGGAGAAGCTGCCAAGAAGACTGGTCACTTTTCTACTCCTGAAGAACTACAATCATTCTATCAAGATGGTGTAGAGATTCTAAAGTACTTCAAAAGTAAACGAAGACAACACTTCTCATCACATCATGAGTTATTAGGAATAGAGACTGAGTTGAAAGTAGGCTTGGTTAATAATCTTGTATTCAAAGGATTTGTTGACGTCATAATACGTGATAAACGAGATGGACGTATTACAATCATTGACCTTAAAACTTCGACAAGAGGTTGGAATAAGTATCAGAAGAAAGATCATAAAAAGACTGCACAATTAATATTGTATAAGAAGTTTTATGCTAAACAGTTTAATGTTAGTGAAGATCTTATTGACGTAGAGTACATTATACTACGTAGACAGATCAATGAGGATTCTGAATGGCCTATGAAACGTATACAAACATTTGCTCCTGCTAATGGAAAACCGACTATTAATAAGATTGGAAATCTTTTGCAAGAGTTTATAGATGAAGCCTTCAATGATGACGGTACATATAACATGGATCTCAATATTGATATTCCTAAGTGTAAAGATAGGTGGTGTAAGTATTGTAGGAAGCCTAAATGACAACTAAAGAGTTTACACAAACGACTTCTATAAATAGAATCAACACTCTTAATCCTCAACTAACTAAATCCGCAATACAAGTGTACAACTCTTGCATTAAAGATAGAATACCTTTGCATATTATATGTGGCCGAAGAAGTCTGGAAGAGCAGACTACTATTTATAAATACGGAAGAACGATTCCGGGAACACTTTTAACTATTAATAGACCTGGATACAGTCCTCACAACTATGGACTGGCTTTGGATTTTTGTTTGTTTTATGATAGCAAAATGCAAACATGGAAAGAAGCAAAACAAACAGAGTACTGGAGATGGATGTGGATAAAGGTGATAAAAAGATTTGAAGAGCATGGATGGAGCTCAGGATTTAGAAGACAACACAATTACGAACCAGGTCATGTAGAAAACCTCTTAGACAGATCAATAGGACAATGGCACACAGAAACATATGGTGAAATTAGGAATAACGGGTTCAACAACCTTCGAGAATAGAGTTAAAATCAAACAGATGATTTTTAAGATAAAGCAAGAGTTGAAAGAAGATGTAATGCTTATTGGAATTGGAGACAAACACGGAGCTGATAAACACATTCGCAAGTTTGCTTTAGAGTTTGGTTGCAATTATCAAGAAGCCAATCTACCTCACACTCCACCAACACTATACAGTATGATGAATGAGTCTTTCTACAATAAGACTTACAACGTCAAAAACTTCTTTCTACGTAACAACACGTATGCAAGGTACATTGATAGGCTCTTGGTGTTTGATGACACAAATGGAACAGATCGTAAACTTGGTAACCTAATCAAAGCTGCTAACAAACATAAGAAAAAAGTTGTTGTAATTAATTAGTGACTATTTATAATCATGGAAGAGTCTTTAAAAAAGAGCATGGCAGAAATGTGTAAGTATATGACCGAGAATGGTTGTGGATGCGACTCATTACCTAAAGTCAAGTTGAGTAACATGCAACACCAAGGACCTGCACACTTACATCCAACTGGACATTACGAGCCAGCAAATCAAACAATCACACTATACACTAACGGAAGACATGAGAAAGATATACTCAAGACATTAGCTCATGAGTTGATCCATCACGAACAAAACTTGAGAGGTGATTTGGATGAAGAAAAAATGCAAGGAGCTGGAGATGGTTATGCACAAAGCAATAAGCATCTTCGCGAGATGGAGAGAGAAGCTTACGAACGAAGCGCTATGTTATTCAGAGATTGGACAGATAATACAAAATACAAATGAAACTAAAGAATTTACTAAACGAAGCTGTTGAATGGCCTGAGGGTTATTTTGAAGTCACTAACAGATTTGAAATTGGAGGAGGTGCATGGAGAATGACATTTCCAAAAGGACAACTAATCAAAATTGTAAATGAAAAACGATTCCAAGGAGTCTCACAAAAAATGTTCAGATACGATGCTCTTAAACAAGACTATGTACCTAAATCACCACCCATGAGTAGTATGCGTGATGGTAGTTTTGGTCTAGGAGGTTTTCAAGATAGAGATGCACAATCGTGGGTTGATGCACTTGTAAAAAACTCTAAAAGTATAGGAGAAGCTCAAGCAATGACAACTGCCAAGAATATGGCACAAGAGAAGACTCTCAAAGCTAGAGCTGCTATCAAGATGTTGCAAAAGATGTCAGGTAGCCAAATGGTAAAAATTACAATAGTTAATTAGCAAAAACAAAAAAAAAGTCGTATTATAAGTTATAAGTAAACACACATGAAAGAAGGTTATATTAAGCAAGAGGATAGAAAGAATATCCTATTTTTAGCAGACGATTGTAGAATACCATCAGGTATAGGTACAATGACGCGTGAGATTATTATTGGTAATGCTCATCGATTCAATTTTTTCCAACTAGGCGCAGCCATAAAACATCCAGAGGCAGGTAAGATATTTGACTTGTCGGAAGATATTAACAAACAACAAGGCATTCAAGACTCTTGTGTGTTTGTGTATCCTTTTGATGGATATGGCAATCCAGAAGTAGTTAGAGGATTAGTAGATAAGCATAAAATTGATGCAATTATCCACTTCACTGATCCAAGATATTGGAACTGGCTATACAGAATGTCAGCAGAGATTAGACAGAACTTACCTATATTCTACTACCATATATGGGATGATCTTCCAGCACCACATTACAACAAACCATTCTATCAAAGCTGTGACCTTTTGATGGGCATCAGCAAGCAATCCAACAACATCGCAAAGATTGTATTGGGTGGTAAAGAGAATTACATAGATCTTGATATGCCTAATGTTGCTGATCGTTTGTACGAAAGTACTCTACCAAAGGTGTGCTATGCACCTCACGGCATCAACGAACAGAGGTTTTATCCACTAGCTAAGCATGAAACGACAGAACTGAGAGCAAAGTTGTTTGGAGAGAATCACAACAAAGATGTGAATTTTATTGTATTTCATAACAACAGAAACATACGACGTAAGATGACTTCTGATTTAATTCTTTCATTCAAGTTGATGTATGATAAGATAAAGAAAGAAGATCCAGAGCAAGCAGAAAAGATTCGATTACTATTACACACAGACGCTGTAGATGGTAATGGTACTGATCTTCCTGCAGTCATTAAAAACGTCTGTCCAGAAATTGAACATTTGATAGTGATCACTAATGTGAAAGTATCACTGCAAGAGCTTAACATGTTTTATAACATTGCAGATGTAGTACCAAACATTGCATCTAACGAAGGTTGGGGACTTAGTAGTACAGAAGCAATGCTTACTGGAACACCTATCGTAAACAATGTGACTGGAGGATTGCAGGATCAATGTCGCTTTGAAGATGAAAAAGGTAACTGGATCGACTTCGATGAAGATTTTGGTAGCAACCATCAAGGTAGATACAAAAAACACGGAAGATGGGTTAATCCAGTATTCCCAGCAAGTATTAACCTTCAAGGTTCTCCTCAAACACCATACATATTTGACGATAGATGTGATCCAAGAGATGTAGCTAAAGCACTATATAAGTGGTGGGAGACTCCAGCAGATGTACGTGCTGAATGTGGGGCTAGAGGTCGAGCTTGGGCAATGAGTGAAGAAGCAGGATTCACAGCAGAACATATGTGTAAAACTGTAGGAGATGCAATGCAGTTATGCATAGACAATTTTACACCACAACCACGCTTTACAGTTTATAATGTACATGCAGAGATAAAAAAGAGTAAAAACAAGAAAACAGGAATAGCACTTTAGTTATGGAAAAACCACTATTATTATTAATGGCGCCAGTCAATACAGTATCTGGATATGGCGCAAGATCACGAGACGTAGCACACGCACTTATTGCATTAGATAAGTATGATGTTAAGATATGGCCTACACGTTGGGGAACAACACCACAAAACTTTCTAAATACCGAAGATGAAAGAGACGTAGAGATACTCAATAGATGTCTTGCGGACCCTAATTTACCTAAACAGCCAGAAGTGTTTATACAAATCACAGTACCTAATGAGTTTCAGAAAATTGGCAAAGTCAATATAGGAATTACAGCAGGCATTGAGACTACAATGTGTGCAGCTCCATGGATTGAAGGAATGAATAAAATGGATTTAGTATTGACATCATCCGAACATTCTAAAAATGTACTACAGAGCACAGCGTTTGAAAAAATAGACAATCAAACCAAACAGAAGGTTGGAACAATTAAATGTCAGGTTCCAGTTGAAGTGTTGTTAGAAGGGGTCGATCTTACAACCTACTTTAAAACTAAAGAAATACACAAGTCAATAGATGATCAATTAAAACAAGTGAAAGAAGACTTTGCTTTCTTATTTGTAGGTCATTGGCTGAAAGGTGATTTTGGCGAAGATCGTAAAAACATCTCTGGTATGATTAAGAGTTTTTTGGAAACTTTTAAAGATAAAGCAAGACATAACAAGCCTGCGTTGATAATGAAAACATCAGCAGCTGACTTCTCTCCTGTTGATCGAGATCAGATGATTAATAGAATTGAACAGATATGTACAAGTGTTAATGGTGGAAAAAATTTACCAAACATATATCTTGTACATGGAGATTTGACTAATGATGAAATGAACTCACTCTACAATCATCCAAAAGTAAAAGCGCATGTCACTTTTACCAAAGGAGAAGGTTTTGGAAGACCTTTAGCAGAAGCAAGTTTATCTGAAAAAATTATCATAGCTCCTAACTGGAGTGGCCAAGTCGACTTCTTAAAACATAGCATTAGATTGGAAGGACAGCTAACAAACGTACATCCTTCAGCTGTATGGGATGATGTAATTTTACCAGAAAGTCAGTGGTTTTCTGTTAATTATAATCATGCAGCAGATGCCTTCAAGTATGTTTGTGATAAGAAAAATCAAAAGAACCTCAACGTTTTAGCTAAACGTCAAGCTAAGTTTATAAAAGAAAACTTTGCAATGAAGCATATGGAAGAAAAACTAAAAGAACATCTTGACAAGATCACATCAAACACTCCTACTGAGGTTTCATTGAAACTTCCTAAACTCAGAAAAGCAGAACCTAAAATGAAACTTCCTAAACTCAAAAAAGTAGAATCATGAAGAAAGAACAATACATAAAATATTACATAAAGTGTTATACTAAATGGACGCATGATCACTTTATAAACTGGTTCACATCAGCAAATCACGATTGTGAATGGAAACAAGAATTATTACAAAACTCAGAAGAGTATAGTCAATTTGTCGTGCGTAGCTCCATGGCAATATTTGATAATGTAAAACATGGAGTGAGCGATAATAATAACGGACTATCATACAATATAGAATATGTACCAACAAGATGAACAACCTGAAAAGGTAATATGCAAACACTGTGGAGGCCATAGGTGTTTTAAAGAACACACAGAACTGCCTGATGGCTCAAAAGCAACAAGCTACATGTGTATTGATTGTGGCTATACCACTACATCTTTGAATGTAGAAGGGAGCCCAACTATAATTCAATACGAAGAAAATACTGCAAAACTTATCAAGGATCTTAGATGGATCGATGATAAAAACTTAGTATGGTATCCACTTGTTCTCAACTTTCCAAATGTTGGAATTATTTTTCCAGATGGAAACAGTAAGTTAGATTGGTGGTGGACTACTGCTCCATCTGTAGATGTTAAAGATAGTGAAAGAGAAAAATATCCAATACCAGGATCTAATGGCGAGTATTACAAAAAGAGAGTTGATATGTCTCAAAAAGAGAAATTTGCATCAACTCAATTTTATGATGCTTGTAAGCATGCTGGATTTATTATTAACGAAGACCTTGTTTAATAGGATTTAATTTAGTATATTGTAGTTATGAAAATTAGTTATGCTGTCCCCGTATGTAACGAGATTGAAGAAATAAAAAACCTCACCAAGTATTTATTGAAATGGAAGTCACCTGAAGATGAGATCGTTATTTTAGTAGATGAAACAAATCACACACAAGAGATAAAGGATTATGTAGAAGCATTCGCTGAAGAGTGTATCGATGATAATGTGATTCGAGCATATCATCCTCTAAACAAAAACTTTGCTAAACACAAGAATTACTTAAACAGTCTCTGTTCTGGAGATTGGATACTCCAATTAGATGCAGACGAGTATCCAGACGACTACTTGATGGAAGCAATCCCTTATGTAATATCAGACAACCCAGATGTTGAAGCGTACTGGTTGTCACGAATTAACACAGTCAGCGGATTAACACAAGAGCATATAGCAAAGTGGGGATGGCAGGTGAGTGAACGAGGGTGGGTTAATTTTCCTGATCATCAAATGCGCTTATACAAAAACTCACCAGACATTAAATGGATAAAGCCGGTTCATGAAAGATTGGTTGGCTACAAAAAATTTGGACATATGCCAGGCAATCCAGAGTATTGCTTACATCATCCTAAGTCGATACAACGACAAGAACGTCAAAATAAATTTTACAACACAATATGAGAAAGAAAGTATGGTACGCTCCTAACAAGTTTGAATCTTATGGAGAGGAAGAAATTAAAGCAGTAGAACAGTGTCTCCGTGATGGATGGCTAGCTGGATTTGGACCTAAGTCTATTGAGTTTGAAGAGCAAATAGCTAAGCGTTTTGGTAAGAAATATGGAGTGTTTGTGAACTCAGGATCATCAGCATGTCTGTTAGCATTAGCAGCATTAGACTTACCTAAAGGATGTCAGGTGATAACACCAGCATGTACGTTTTCAACAACATTAGCTCCAATTATACAGTTAGGCTTCGAGCCAGTTTTTTGTGATGTAGGATTGCAATCCTATGTGCCAACAGTGGAAGATATTATTGACATTGTATCTAAGGATACGGAATCTAAAGTTAAAGCTATTATGGTTCCAAATTTAATAGGAAACAAACCTGATTGGGTTAAGTTAAAGCAAAAACTACAAGCTCTAAGAAGATATGACATTAAAGTCATAGAAGATTCAGCAGATACAATTACATACACAGAAGAATCGGATGTGTCTACGACCAGCTTTTATGCTAGTCATGTCATTACAGCTGGAGGTCAAGGAGGTATGGTTATGTTTAACGACAAGAAGCATGTAAACAGAGCTCTACAATATCGTGATTGGGGAAGAATGGGAGACAACTCAGAGTTAATGTCAGATCGCTTTAATCACGAAGTAGATGGTATTGCTTACGATCACAAATTTCTATATGACGTACTTGGATACAACATGAAATGCTCAGAGATGAACGCAGCTTTTGGATTAGTACAACTCGAAAGGTTTAAAAAGTTTGAAAAGATAAGGAGAGATAATGTTGAAAGATATATAGAAAACCTTAAAGATGTTAAAGAGCTTATATTGCCAGACGATAGTATAAAACCAAACTGGCTAGCAGTACCTTTACAGTGTGATAGACGTCTTGAGTTGTTAACATTCTTAGAAGATAACAATATACAGACTAGAGTTACCTTTGCTGGTAATGTTACTAGACATCCAATCTATAGAGAGTATTTGCAAGATTTTACAAATTCAGACCTCATTATGGCTAATGGATTCTTGTTAGGTGCTCATCACGGTATGACAGTTGACGATGTTGATTATGTGTGTGATAAAATAAAAGAGTTTTTTGCAAAATGAAAATAGCGTTCGTTACAGAGATGGGGTTTAGTGGTAAGATTGCTAGTGATCATACTAATATGAGAACGGAGTTTGCATGGATGCATGCATTAGACGCAACACACACAAACATATATGAGTATGCAAGTATTAAAGATTGTGATCATGTGTTTGTTATATTCCCTAAAGGACAGCTTAATCTAAATGCAGTTGGAGCAAAAATAGCTAACTCACCTAATCCACACTCTGAGCTTTTAAACTCAAACTGGCTCGAGGTCTTGAAAAAGAACAACAAGCAAATCCATTATATACAAGAAGGACCGGCTTGGATGTTCACAGAATTAGAAGTGCATGATCAGTTTAATTTCTACAATATGCTAACTGATGTCGATACAATATATGCTCACAACGAATATGATACGAGATTTTATAAAGGGTTAGTGCCAGGTCAAAAGGTACAAACAATACCTACATTAATGATCGAAAAGCTTATTAGTAATATAGAGCCTAAGACAGAAAACAAGGTGATTATTGGAGGAAACTTTGCAAGATGGTATGGAGGCTTTCAAAGCTACGTTGTTGCAGATGAATTCAAAGCACCAATCTGGGCTCAAGAGTCTCATGCAAAACGTGACGGTGAAGGATATGTACCAAACCTACAACATCTACCTAGATTGAGCTGGATCGATTGGATGAAAGAGTTATCAACATTCAAGTATGCTGTACATCTTATGCCAACTATTGCAGCAGGCACATTTAGCCTAAATTGTGCATACTTTGGCATACCTTGTATAGGTAACAAACACGTTGATACACAAAGATTGTGTCATCCAGACTTGTGTGTTGATGTAGAAGACGTTGATTCAGCTAGAAAGTTAGCACAAAGGCTAAGCAATGATTACGATTTTTACACAGATTGTGTAATCAAAGCAAAAAGAAATTATAAAAAACACTACGATTTGAAGGAATGGAGAAGTCAGATAAACTTAAAATAATGATTAGTGGGGTTAGTGGATTCTTAGGAAAGAGTCTAGCAATCCATTTATCAAAAAAATATGACATACGATCTGTCAGTATAAGGCATAACAACCTAACTACAGTTGGAGAAGAGATTTTAGAATATCAACCTGACATCTTTATATACAATGGATGGTCTGATGGTAACAACTTTAACGGTGTCAATAGTTACGAGCAATTTAGCAACATTAATATAGCTATCGAATTAGGTAGAGTATTCTCTCAACTAAAGAATTTACACTTTGTAGGTGTAGGATCGTTTGCAGAGTATGGAATCAACAAAACAAGCATAACAGAAGAAGACCCGGAGTATGCTAACAACTACTATGGTGCATCTAAGAATATTCTTAAACTGTTTACAAGAACCTTGTGTGAGGTCAATAATTTTAAATGGTTGTGGCTGCGTCCTTGTTATGTATACGGACCAGGTGACGTACAGAGTAGGTTAATCCCTATGACAGTTCAAGCATGCATTGACCGCCAAAACCTTACTCTCAATTCTTGTAATTCAGTAGCAGATTACTTGTATATAGATGACTTTACGAGCGCTGTTGATCAACTATTATCAGGTAAACATACCGGTATATTCAACATATGTTCCGGAAAGGAGTATGTGGTTAGGGATGTAGTCAATACAATAAAACAAGAGTTTGACGATGACTATTTAGGACTCGAACACACTATTACTTTTGACGCTACCAAGGACAGAAAGAATTCCTACACAAACCATCTATGTGGTGATAATAGTAAACTACAACTCACTGGATGGTGCGCTAAACACGATATACAATCAGGTATAAAAAAGACAATTAAGTCATATGAAAAATAAATTTATAATCTTATGTTGTTCATACAACAATGAGGAGTGGGCGGAAACTCACTTGGAAAGTATTTTAGAACAAACATATACTAATTATGAGGTAATATATGTTAATGATGCATCTACAGACAACACCCTACAGATAGTAACTGATTTAGTTGGTAATGATAGTAGATTTCACATTATTAACAATAAAAAAAACTTAGACTCTCCAACAAACTACATTAAACACCCTTATGAGTTTATGGATGGTAGGGATGAAAATGAAATCCTAGTAGAGCTTTGTGGTGATGATTGGTTTGCTACTCCAACAGTATTAGAACAACTCAACCAAACATATAATGAAACCGATTGTTGGCTAACCTACGGTGGTATGCGTGTATGGAATGGTGGCACAGAGATTGTCATGCCTAATCCACAAAATAGCGATTATGATCCGTTTGTGCATAAACATGCTCTATATAGAAAGGACATGTGGAGAGCAGGTCACCTACACTCGTTTAGATGGTTTGTACATAAGCAATTTAAAGTTGAAAATGCAATCTCAAACATCGATAATGAGATATATAAACATGCAATTGATCTACAGCTCCAATTCTCTATGATGGAGATGGTACCTTCAGAGAAGATAGTGAATCTACAATATCCTACTGTAATGTTTAATAACGATCCTGACCGAGTAAGGCCTTTAAAGGATGGCTCTTTTAGAGATTCGAAAGAGAATGAAAAGTATGAAATAGAAATACGAAATAGAAAAAAATTCAAGAGAGTAGCTGTTAGAGAAGAGTTGAGTGGCGAAAAGTTGCCACAAGTAAATGCTTTTGGAGATTATAGAGAGCGACATACAATTCCTAAAGACTTTTCCTACACATACAATCTGTCAAAAGGTGAGTTTGATTTGACAGTTTTGCAAGATGATAGTATTCTAAAATACTTGAATGGATCAATTGAAGTTGATGAGGATAAGCCTATTGTAGCAGTTATAGCTGAAGGTCCACACCTGTTTAATCAAGAGCTTTTGTATGATACAATACAAACAGAATACGGAAAGTTTGATAGGGTGCTTGGGTGGCATGAGTCGCTACACAATTTACCAAACTTTAAATTTAAACCAATCACAGAGATTTCACAATGGAATCTTTTACCAATAGAACTAGATACAACTCAGTTTCAGGTTTATAAAAAATCTAAAAAGACATCCTTCATTACCTCCAAGAAAAGTATGGTAAAGGGGCATGAGTTTAGATTAGAATGTCTAGCAGAGATGCAGAAACAGAGGCTCAATGTTGATGCTTTTGGACGAGATATTAATCCCATAGCTTCTAAATTAGAAGGATTAAAGGACTATGAATTTTCAATAGCAATGGAGAATGCTAAGATGAAAAACTACTTTACAGAAAAGCTACTTGATTGTATGTTAGCTGGAGTTATTCCTATCTATCATGGCTGTCCAAATATACAACAGTGGTTTAATCCAGATGGTATTATAACCTTCGACACAACTAAAGAATTGGTGACTATTATCCAAGACCTTGAAAAAACTCCTATTTATGAATCCAAAAAAGCTGCAATTCAAGAAAATTACGAAAGAGCTTTAGATTGGTATGAGGATAATGATAAATTTTACAATAAGTACTTAAAAGATTTAGTTTAATGGATATTTTAATTTTTTCAAAAGATAGAGCTTTTCAGTTACACACATCACTTGAGACGATAGAGAGGTATGTGACTGGAGTAGACAATATATACGTCCAGTTTGGGTACTCTAATAAACAGTATCTTGAAGGGTATCAAAAACTTAACAACATATTTAACAATGTTATTTTTGTAGACGAGAGTGTTTATGGCTTCCAACAAACACTTACAGCAATATTAAGTAATGAAATACAATCAGACAATGTAATGCTTGAGGTAGATGATACTATATACTTTAAATCATTAAACCTTGATCAGTGTGATAAGTCTTTAAAAACACTTAATAGCGCTGGTAAGTATTGTTTTGGACTTGACCCTACTTTATTTAATAAGCAGTGGTGGGATAAGCAAGAAGAAGCTTATTACACTATTAACAAAAGTACCAAAGGATCTAGCTCTATCGAAGAGTTGGCACTAAAATATCCCTTTAATGCGAGTAGTGTTATTCACAGAAAGAAAGATGTATTAGAATTAATACAAACTGACAACAAGATCAACACACCAGTCGAGCTAGAGATAGCAGGTTCAAAATCTCCTATATTCCAAGACTATACATATAATTTGTTTCACCACACAGAAGTAGTAAAACAAATACACACTAACAACTCATTGAATAGGTACGAAGAAGTGTATAGTGTTGAGTATCTAAACAGCTTATTATTATCAGGCGAAGTTATTGATACCAATAAGATTAATGTAGAGTCCTTTACTACAGATCTAAGATGGTTCAACGGAGAGAGTATAGGTCGATTTCCTATCTTTCCGTGGGAGATACCACCGATACACCACAAAGAGCTTATCGAGTGTAGAGTGAGTTTAATTGATAATGATAATTGGTGGGGAAACACTTTGAACAATATAACAAACATACCTCTTAGCATTAATCCACCGGAATGGCAATCATCTACACCAACCCCAGCTGATCAGCTTTTTGATTTAGGCTCTCGAGGACCTTTTGTAAATAGCTTTCGAGATTATAAGCTCGATGAAAAGCTTAACGAGTTGGTAAAAGGAAAGCGGGTAGCATATGTCTGTCCATCTCCTCACCTTAAAGGAAAGGGTTTAGGTAAATTAATAGATTCTTATGATGTAGTTGTGAGGGTTAATCAAGCATATGATATGCCAGAGAGTGATTGGGAAGACTATGGACAACGAACGGATATAGTTATGAATTGCCTGAATCACTATAAGCAGAATGCAATGTCTAATAATGTGGAGTTTGTAAAATCTCTAAAGTATGTTGTGTGTCCAATGGTGTTAATGTGGAATATCCAATCGATATATGATTTTATGCAAGATCTAAAAGTGGATTGGCACGATGTATCTGATGGTTATTTATTCAAATGCTTTAATGAAATCGGAACAACTGCTAACACAGGGTTGATGGGTGTCATAACCTTGTTAAATTATGATGTCAAAGAGCTATTCATCACCGGTATGACTTTTTTCAATATGAATACTTTTGGAAAAGTGTACAATGATACATATCACGATGCAGCTTCAGCAATAGGCAATTTCAGCTCTACAGAAAATAAAGAACCCTCTGTAGAACAGCTACGAATGGATATACATCATCAACAACCACAGATTGATTATTTTAGAAAAATGGTAGATGAGCATTACGGAACACTCACGTTAGATGATTATTTAATGAATGAGTTTATAAACAACAAATAATGAATAAAAAAGTTATAGCAATGATCCCCGTTAGACTGGGAAGTAAACGGATACCCAATAAGAATCTAAGACTATTAGGTAATGTTCCTCTAGTTAGTTATGCAATACAAGCTGCTAAAGAAGCAAATGTGTTTGATGAAATATATATCAATTCAGAGTCAGATATTTTTGCAGAGATAGCTGAGGAGTATGGTGTGAAGTTCTACAAAAGACCAGCCCATCTATCTACAGATGAAGCAACAAATGACGATTTCACATTAGACTTTATGAATAGTGTAGAAGGAGATACTCTAATACAGATACTTGCAACATCACCTTTCATCACTTCGTCGCAAGTTAAGGATTTTGTAAATCAAGCTAAGCAATATACAACACTAGTATCTACCAAAAAAGTCAAAATAGAATCAGTGTATGATAATCAACCAATCAACTTTGATCAAAAAAAACCATCACCACCAAGCCAATTACTAGAACCAGTCTATGCATATGCCTGCTCTTTAATGTCTTGGACATATGAAAATTATAAAAAAAATATGGAGAAGTATGGTTGCGGATATCATGGAGGTGATGGCAATATAGGATTCTTTGAGTTAGATGGGTATGCTACAGTCGACATAGACGAGGAGGATGATTTTCTGCTAGCTGAATCGATTCTAGCAGCAAAGCCAAAAGATCCTCAATATTACAAACCAGGAAAGGTCTATGATCACAATGTAGAACGTGTACTAACCCAAGACGGTGTTGTTAATAATAACCTACACGATTACAATAAAGAAGTCACAAAAGTACAGAGTATCATAGGTAATAATCCGGATGATGAGTCTTGGTCACACACAGTAATAAACTCAAAATCTAACAGAGCTACCTTAATTGGACAGATGCCAGGTGAAGGAAATCGATTACATTATCATAATGATTGGGATGAGTGGTGGTACATCATAAAAGGAGAGTGGGAATGGTTTGTGGAAGGAGATACTATGGTTGTTAAGAAAGGAGATATAGTTTTCATAGAGCGAAATAAAAAACACAAGATCACAGCTGTAGGATCAGAACAAGCAATAAGATTAGCAGTTAGTAGAGATGACGTAGATCACATATATGAGTAAAACAAGCGCATTTAATATTAAGATTGACTTTGACAAAAGCAAAGGTAGCTATGTGTTTGATAAAACCACAAACAAATACTACCTCGACTTCATGGGTATGTACTCATCTCTTCCAATAGGATATAACCATCCAGTATTCGATAAGTCGTTTGAAGAGGAGGTGAAGAGAGTATCAAAGCTTAAAATCGTAAACTGTGAAATGCTTTCTGATGAATACGAGTCCTTCTATGAACACTTTAAAAACTTTACATCTCGAGAAGGTTACTCAAATTACGCTTTTACATGCACAGGAGCATTAGCCAACGAAGCAGCTGTTAAAGCAGCTATGTGGCACAAAGGACCTAACCCCAAAGGATATATACTTTCAATTAAGAACAGCTTTCATGGTATCAATTCTGTAGGAAACATACTTACTACAAGATTCCAAGGAGTAGATGTGAGACAAGGAAGTTTACCTGGCGCACAAGCATGGCCTCAAGTTGATTCTATAAAGCAAGCAATCAAACACATTCGTAGCCCATGGAGAAACACATCACGCATACATGGAATTATCATTGAACCAATACAATCTACGTATGGTGATAATTATTTACCACAACACCAACTTCTCCAGCTAAGAGAGTTGTGTACAGAAAAAGATATTCCATTAATTTTTGATGAAGTTCAAACTGGCTTTGGAGCATCTGGTAAGGTGTGGTATTGCGATCATTTAGGTATAGAGCCTGACATTATTGCTTTTGGTAAGAAATCACAAGTATCAGGAATAATGGTGAAAAACACACACAATAAGGTTTTTGAAGTACCAAAGCGATTATCAGTCACATTTGATGGAGACTTATTAGACATGATTAGATGTAAGTATATTATCAAAGCAATAGAAAAAGACAACCTTTTAGATAATGCTACAACAATGGGGAACCTATTAGCTGATGGATTAAGAGAGATGCCTCAAATAACAAATGTGAGACAAATAGGTTTATTGTTGGCGTTTGACTTCAACAGAAAAATATACAGAGATAGCTTTGTTAAGAAGCTGTATGAGAATGGTATGATATGTAATCCAACTGGAGAGATGTCTGTTAGATTAAGACCGAATTTGAATATTACATGGGGAACAATTAGAGATGCATTATCTTTAATAAGAAGGAGTTTATAGTAGGAATAATGATAAAAAATAAGTATATTACAAATAAAAAGAAAACAAATGGCAAATATTGATTTTGAAAACATAGAAGAAAAGTTAGAAGCAACATTAATCACAAAGCAATGGAAGAAGTTTGAAAAAGACTTTGCTTCGAGTAGTGACATATACCTTGTTGCAAATGGAGGGTTGTGGGCTGTTGCTAACCATGCCGCTGACGATTGTACTCGTTTGTTTGCAAAGGCAGGTATCCAAAAAAGCATCTCAACGCTTGAGAGTCAATGCTTAATGACAAGCATCGCGAATGATTATGGATATAACAATCTCTTTTTGAGTTGGCTTGAGCTACAAAGAAAGACTGGAAAGATGAAGGATGACGCTATGATTGTAGCCTTATCATGTTCTGGCGGTTCAAAGAATGTAGTGTCTTGTTGTCATTGGGCTGAGAAGAATGGATACAAGACAGCAATGATAGCTGGGCAAGATAGAGGTGTATTAGGAGATAAAATTAACAATGTGGTTTTAGATTGTAAATACTTTCACACTGTAGAGGTTCTTTCGCTAATATTATTCTACGATCTTATTCACGCATGTGGTGCTGAGTGTCCTTCTATAAAAGAAGAGGTAGTAAGGAAGGGTACATCTCAACCATTAGCAAGAAACCCACTAAAATAGTGTTCAACTTTGCAGATAAAAATATATTAGTAACTGGAGGCAGTGGAGGGATTGGCAAAGCTATAGTCAATTCCTTCAACTGCAATCGAGGCAGTGTTACGAGCATAGGATCAGAAGATTATGATCTTAGATCAGACACGTCAATTAAACAACTACTAGCTGATCTACCTAACATTGATATCTGTATTAACTGTGCTGGCATTAATAAGATTGATAACTTGCATGACATTAAGGAGCACGACTTTGATACTATTATGCAAGTAAATGTTAAAGCTCCATTCATAATATCACAACACGTATCTAAACATATGAAAAGAAGTGGTGGAGGAAAGATAATAAACATAGCTTCAATATGGGGAGATAAAACAGTAGCAAAAAGGTTATGCTACACTACATCAAAATCTGCATTAATAGGAATGACCAAGACATTAGCAGCTGAGTTAGCAGAGTACAACATACAAGTCAATACAATCTCACCAGGCTTTACAGACACAAAGCTGACAAGAAGCATACTAACAGACTCACAGATATCAGAATTAGTATCTAAGGTACCTATGAAAAGAATGGCTACTCCACAAGAGATAGCTAATGCTGTCATATTTTTATGTAGCGACCTAAACACATATATTACTGGACAAAATATTATAATAGACGGAGGCTTTTCAATCACATGAATATAAAATCATCAATACGAGACTACCAAGTACAATTTGAAACAGACTTCATCAAGTCTATCAAAACCGTATACAATCCAGGAGATATCATAATTGTTGATTCAAATGTTTTTACATCAGCTCTGAGTGATGTAGGTTCATATATCTTGTTAGATGTGTCTGAGCAGACTAAAGAGTTTTCTAAGATTGCTGATATACTCGATCTAATATATAAAGTGCCTGAGACACCGTTTACCAAAAGAAATAAGCTGATTGCAGTAGGCGGAGGGATTACTCAAGATGCAGTTGGGTTTATCTCTTCAATAATATTTCGAGGTGTTGATTGGGTATTCTACCCAACAACCTTACTAGCTCAAGGTGATAGTTGTATTGGAGGCAAGACTTCAATAAACTTTAATACATACAAAAATCAACTAGGGAATTTTTATCCACCTAACAAAGTTATTGTGTGTAGTAGTTTTCTGGACACTCTACCAGAAGCAGATATGTTATCCGGATTAGGTGAGATGTTGCATTTCTTCTTAGTATCGAGCCGTGAAGATTATTTGTTTTTTGTACTTAATAAAAACTCACCAAAAAAACTCACCGCAAGGTGTTTGGAGATTAAACGTGGCTTTGTTGAATTAGATGAGTTTGATAAGAAGGAGAGATTAATCTTAAACTATGGCCATACGTTTGGACATGCTATTGAGTCTTGTACAAATAACAAAGTGCCACATGGTGTAGCTGTGTCTTTGGGAATGGATATTGCAAATTATATTTCATACAAAAGAGGATATATAGATAAAGCAGATCTAACTGAGATTGGTAGTACCTTAAAAGCTATATATAAAGATTTGTCAGTACCTAATACTGATCAAATGATTAATGCATTAAAGCAAGACAAAAAAAATATTAGCGATAAACTAAATTGTGTATTGACAAAAAGACCTGGTAATATGTTTTTAGAAGAAGTAAATTATATTGAGATTGAACAACATTTAAACGAATTTAAAACGCTATGAATAAAAGAATATTAGTGACCGGCGGTACGAGTACAGTAGGTAAGCATCTCAAAGAAGTGATTCCTGATGCAATATACGTTGGTAGTAAGGATTGTGATCTTACAGATATTGGAAAGGTTCGATGGTTGATATCCTCATACACACCTGATGTAGTTGTTCATTTAGCTGCTAAGGTTGGTGGTATTCAAGATAACATAGCAAAGCCTGCAGAATATTTTGACGATAATGTATTGATGAATACTAATATTGTTAAGGTGTGTCACGAGTATAGTGTCAAAAGATTTGTAGGAATATTAAGCACATGCATCTATCCAGACAAAATGCAATCATACCCGATGCAAGAAAAGGACTTATTCTCAGGACCTCCAGCAGAAACTAATTTTAGTTATGGATATGCCAAAAGAGCTCTAGCGGTGCAGATTAAAGCATACAACAAGCAATATGATACAAAGTATAACTACATCACACCATGCAATCTATATAGTGAGTATGATAATTTTGAAAACGATAAGAAGATGCATTTCATTACTGCACTCTTAAAAAAGATCAAGACAAGTGATAGCCAATTGAATTTGCTAGGAACTGGTAGACCACTTCGTCAATTCATGTATGCAGGAGATCTAGCTAGGATTATTAAGTTGACCATTGAAAATGATATAACTGAAAACTTCAACATAGCTTATCCAGAGAACCAATCAATTCATGAATTAGCTGAAAAAGCTTTAGCTTCTTTGGGTAAAAATTACTATATTAAGTACGATAAGCCAGAGCTTGACGGTCAATACAGAAAAGATGTTAGCATAGATAAGATGTTATCATTATTTCCAGAATTTGAATTTACTCCATACGAAGAAGGTATAAAAAAAGTATATGATAAAATTAGTTAGCGATACAATAGATAGACAAGACATCAATGCACTTGTCGAATGGTTACAGCAAGACCCGATACCAAGACTTACTAAAGGTGAATTAACCAAACAGTTGGAAGAAAAATGGGCAAAAAAAATAGGAACAAAATATTCAGTATTTGTTAATTCTGGATCTTCTTCTATCTTATTAACATTAGCAGCATTAAAAGAATCAGGTAAGCTAAAAAACAATAAAATAGTAGTGCCTGCGTTGAGTTGGGCTACGGATGTAAGTTCACCTATGTTGTTAGGTTACGATGTCACAATGTGTGATTGTAATTTAAGTGATTTGTCGTGTGATTTAGAATCGTTAGAAGCAATATTTCGACGTGAAAATCCTGCTACATTTATTTTAGTGTCACCACTAGGGTTAGTCCCTAATATGTTAGAGATAACAAAGTTGTGTGCTAAATATGGTGTAATTCTATTAGAGGATGTTTGTGAGAGTATGGGATCTAAGTACCAACAACAGCATTTAGGATCGTTTGGACTTGCATCCTTTTTCTCAATGTATTTTGGTCATCATCTATCAACAATTGAAGGCGGCTTTATAAATACAGATGATGAAGATTTTTATCATTTGTTATTAATGATGAGAAGTCATGGATGGGATCGAGATTTACCAAGAGAAAAACAGAAGAAGTTGAGAGAACAGCATGGATGTACTGATTTTGATGCTCTATATAATTTCTATGTTCCAGGGATGAACTTGAGATCTACAGACCTCCAAGCATTTATAGGATTGCGAGCTATAGATAAGTTAGATCGTTATGCACGACAACGTAACAATAACTTTGAATACTACAAAGAAAAACTGAAAGCTAACTATCTCGAGTTAGAAGAAAAGCCTGGAGACTATGTTTCTAGTTTTGCAATACCAATTGTACATTCTCGTCGAGATGATATTATCAGAGACTTATTAGCTGCAGATGTTGAAGTAAGACCATTGATTGCAGGCAACATGGCAAATAAACCAATGTGGATGAACAAACATTGGAAGCCATTTTTACCAAACTGTGAATTACTAGAAGCACAAGGGTTTTATATTCCTAACCATCAAGATCTTACAAAGAAAGACATGAATTTAATAATAGACATAATAAACAAATATGAGTAAAGTAGCGTTAATAACTGGAATTAATGGGCAAGACGGATCCTATCTGACAGAATTATTGGTAGAGAAGGGTTATGAGGTGTGGGGAATACTAAAACGCAACTCTGTATCAGAAAATCAAACAGCTCGTATTCCAGACAAGTTATTCAAACAAATTAACTTAGAGTATGCCGACATGACAGATATGTCATCACTTATACGTGTATTACAGAAGTGTAAACCTGATGAGATATACAACCTTGCTGCACAATCGCATGTAAAGATTAGTTTTGACCAACCAATATATACAACAGATTCTATTGCAATGGGAACACTAAACTTATTAGAAGCGATTCGCTTAACATGTCCAGAAGCAAAAATGTATCAAGCTAGTAGTTCAGAGATGTTTGGCAACAATATAGATGATGATGGATATCAAAGAGAAACAACACCTCTTAATCCAGTATCACCATACGGTTGTGCGAAGGTGTTTGGTTATAACATATGCAGAAACTATAGAAATGCTTACGGATTATTCATATCAAACGGAATATTATTTAATCACGAATCACCAAGACGTGGTACAAACTTTGTAACTAACAAAGTGGTAAAGGAAGCCGTTAGAATCAAACTAGGATTAACAAACCAATTAGCACTTGGAAACTTGGATGCTAGTAGAGATTGGGGACATGCAAAGGATTATGTGCATGCAATGTGGCTAATGCTTCAACACAACCATCCAGACGACTTTGTATGCTCAACTGGAGTATCTCACACAGTAAAAGATTTAGTTGAGTATGTATTTGGTAAATTAGATTTGGATTGGAATGAGCATGTCACTCAGGATGAGAAATATTATAGATCAGAAGAGTTACGATTCTTAAAGGGTGATTGCTCAAAAGCAGAGAAAGAGTTGGGTTGGAAACACAGCTATACATTTGAAACAATGTTAGATGAAATGATAGAGTATTGGTTAAAAAAATATAGAGTAGGATAATTATGAAAAAAATAGTATACGTAACTGGATGTTTAGGATTTATAGGATCTTATGTTACACGTAAGTGTTTAGAGAAGGGATGGTATGTCAAGGGAGTTGATAAGATGACTTACGCAGCAAACAAAACAATACTTAAAGAGTTTAAAAAAGATCCTAACTTTTCATTTGTAGATTGTGATATAAACGACCTATACTTTCTGTATGATTGTGATTATGTAATCAACACAGCTGCTGAAACACATGTTGGTAACAGCATAGCAAGTAGCAGTGAGTTTGTAAAATCAAATATCGATGGAGTACACAACCTTTTAGAATTAATTAAGAATCATAGAGGTGAGCAGGATAAGAAACCAGTACTGATACACTTTAGTACAGATGAGGTTTATGGTGATATTGATGAAGGTAGTCATACAGAAGACGCTCTTCTTAAACCAAGTAATCCATACTCTGCCACAAAAGCAGCTGCTGATATGTTAATAACAGCTTGGGGTCGTACGCACAAGATTCCTTATATGATTTTGAGACCAACCAACAACTATGGCATAGGTCAGTATGTTGAGAAATTGATTCCTAAAACTGTCAAGCTAGCTAATCTCGGTCGCAAAGTGCCTCTACATAATTATGGAAAGCCTTATAGGAACTGGTTACACGCAGACGATACAGCAGAAGCTGTTATTGCATTGATTGAAAAAGGAACGATTGGTGAGATATATAATATAGCTGGTGGGTTTGAGCAAACAAACTTCGATACAGTACGTAGCGTTTTTGATTCTATGGGTGTTGATATTTCCGATGGAAAGAAGGAGAATAAATATATAGATTACTCTTACAGCAGACCAGGTCAAGATGTGCGATACTCGTTAGATGATTCTAAACTTAGATCACTCGGTTGGAAGCCGAGAAAGTTGTTTAAATGGGAAATAAAGAGTATAGTAGAGTATTACAAACACAAGTTTATATGGTAAAAAGAGGCTTAGAGTATACGATAGACACCTTAATCGGTGAGGGTATTAAAACAAAAGATAAGGTTAGGATATGATAGACAAAAAGGAACTAATAGCATTTGAAAAAAGAATAGGAGATGCTTTTAATAGTGGTGAAATTTCTGCACCCATACATCTTTATCACGGTAATGAAGATCAAATCTTAGAGATATTCAAAAAAATAGATATTGAAAACGATTGGGTGTGTTGTACTTGGCGAAATCATTATCAAGGACTACTTAAAGGCATACCGCCTGAAGTGCTAGAATCTAATATTAGAGATGGCAAGTCTATGGTAGCCAATCTACCGGAATATAAATTCATATGCAGTTCGATTGTTGGTGGGATCCCTTCAATCGCAGCTGGCATAGCATTAGCTATAAAGTTACAAAAGAAAAAGAATAGAGTTTGGTGTTGGGTTGGTGACATGAGTGCAGAGACTGGACATTTTCATGAAGCCTACAAATACTCTTTGAATAAAGATCTTCCAATTACTTTTATAATTGAAGATAATAAAAAGTCTGTATGCACACCTACTCCAGAAATTTGGCAACGAACTACTCCATACTTCTTAGAAAAGGAATATGAAGGAGGAATTGTTGAACAAAAGAATTTAATATATTACCAATACGATAACAACAAATATCCACACGCAGGTGCTGGATTAAGAGTACAATTTTAGTTTATGAAATACTATACAGAAATACAAAAAGCAATGAGTTTATTGGCTGAGCATCCTGCTACTATGTTTATAGGGCAAGCTGTTGAATACGAAGGAACTGGATTGTTTGATTCCCTAAAACATATTGATCAATCAAGAAGGTTAGAGTTACCAGTAGCTGAGTATCTTCAATCCGGATTAGCAAACGGAATGGCGATAGAGGGTATGATTCCTATATCCACATATCCAAGGTGGAACTTTTTATTAATGGGAACTGATCAAATTGTCAATCACTTAGATAAGTTCTCGCAGATGTCAAATGGCAAACTCACACCAAGAGTTATAATAAGAGTTGCTGTTGGTAGCGAGCATCCAGTTGACCCTCAATGTCAACACAAAGGAAACTTCTCTGAAGCCTTCAGATCAATGACTAACAATACCGAAGTAATGGAGTTGATTGAACCAGAAGACATAGTGCCTGCTTATGAAAAAGCACTGAACCGTACTGACGGTGTAAATACTATCCTAGTAGAGTTTGCTGATTATTGTAAAACTAAATAAACATGAAAATATTAATCACGGGAGCTAATGGCTACATAGGGAGTAGTTTATACAAAGACTTGAAGGATGATTTTGAGGTTACAGCACAACATCGAGTTAACTTTGATCTTAGAGATAGAGAAGCGTGTGATTTATTCTTTAATAAATGCACAGAGCTTAATATAAAGTTTGATTGTGTAATACACACAGCTGTTAGTGGAGGTAGTAGATTCAAGGAAGATGACGATAGTGTTTTAGTTGACAACTTAAAAATGTATTACAATTTAATGGCAAACAAAGATTGCTTCACAAGATTAATACATTTTGGAACAGGTGCTGGAAAGAACAACCCTACAGATCCATATGGTTTGAGTAAGGCAATCATAAGCGACTTGATGAAACACAATCCTAACTACTTAAATTTAAGACTTTGGGGAGTGTTTGATCATAATGAGTTGGATACTAGATTCATTAAGAACAATATCCAACGATATATAGATCATAAGGATTTTGAATTGCATCAAGATAAGATGATGGATTTCTTTTTTATGGAAGATTTAGTGTCACTCATTAGGTACCATTTAGAAGCGCAACGTACTGAAACAAAAAAGACCACTGCAAGATATCCTACAAAACAATGGCGTATGAACTCTATTGATTGTGTCTACCTTGAAAAGTATTGGCTTAGCGATATTCTTGAAATGATCAATGAGCTTTCAGACTATAAAGTCGGCACTCCTAAGAAAAATAAAACAACAAAAAGCTATGTTGGAGATCATTTTTATATTCCAGTAAAGACACACTCAATGAGAGATGCTATCAAAAAAGTATATAATAAAATGAAATAACATGAACATAACCTTCTGCATAAACACAGCTCGCAATGAGCTTAACCACACTAAGTTATTATTCAAGTCTCTAAAGCAAAACCTCTCACACACAGATCATGAGATTTTGGTATTTATTGATAGCGACAATCAAGGTACTTTTGAATGGTTATTAGAACAAAAAGCTGATTTTCCTAATCTCAAGATCTTAAAAAATAACCTACCCATCTGCTATGGGTATGCAAGAAACATCAATGAGATGTTTGAGCAAGCTAGTAATCCATGCGTCTCCTATTTGCAATCTGATATGGTGATATGCAAGAACTATGACGTTGAGGTGTGGAAGGCTATAGAACCTAACACTGTGCTTTGTTCTACTAGAATAGAACCACCACTACATCCAAGCTCAGGAGAAAAGCACACACACGACTTTGGATTAGATCCTACTAAGTTTGAGTTAGATAAGTTTACAAAGTTAGCTGAGAGTTTGAAGGAGGATAGGTTTACAGAATACTTCTTTGCACCATTCACAATGTATAAAGCAGTGTGGAATGAGATTGGTGGTCACGATACTATGTTTAGACGCTCACGAGAAGATACAGATATCCTAACCAGACTTGTACGGAATGGAGTGCAAATTAAACAAACCTGGAGAGCATTGGTGTATCATTTCACATGCACATCTAGTAGAGGACCTGAGTGGTTCAATAAAGAAAATAAAGAAGCACAAGAACGCTTACAACTTCAAAATCAAGCTGACTATATAGAGATGTGTAGATTTCAAAGAAAGTGGGGAAAGTTTGAACACACAACTGAAACCAAACCTTATTACAAGATAGATGCTCAAATTAAAGGCACACATCCAAACCCAAACTTTACTGTTAGCATACTGTCTTTCTTCAATACCATATATACGACAGAGTCAGAAACATATCAACTATTTGATCAAAACTTTTCACAAGCACACAGCATTGCAAACAAACTACTCAATATCTCAGACGAAGATTGGCATACGTATGGATACATATACAATAAAGAGAGTGTTGACGATTTTGTTAAAATGCCTTCCACAGCAGATAGAATTGTTAGCGATGTTCTTATCGAGTTTGATATTAACAAGTTATCACAATCAGAAGATGAGGCCACATTCTTAATGAACATGCAGGAGATGGTTGAACATTATGATGAAGATGTCTATGAATATGGACCATTCAAAATATACATAAATAAAAAAATAGACAGGTCTAAAGAACAAATCTCTGTAAACAATCCAGCTATCAAACAAGAACACCTTTACACTATACACTAATGCAATACTACATACTAATGCCTAACGATTCAGAAGCAGACACACTCAACGAAGCAAATTTATTGGGTGAGGAATCTTTAGGAAACTTTTGGCCTGGAACTGGTCTTAGAATATTGATGACTTTAGTAGAGAAGGCTCCTGAAGCATTACCTACTCTGCAAATTAAAACAGATCAAAATCAAACGATAGGAGTGTCGGAATTCTTAGAAAAAATTAGTATATTACACATCAAACGATAACATATGGAAAATTTACACTACTTTTATTCAAGACTAGATAAAGAAAAACAACCAATTGCAAACATAGGAGCACCAAATCGATATCAGGCTGCCTTATTCTTTGCCAAACTTAAACACTTACCACTAAAAGAATTTCTCAAAATCTACGCAATATCTCGATAACGAAACTACTTATAAGCATGAAGATAGTTGTAACTGTAGTAGAATCGAGCAAAGGCACTCAACATCGTATTAATGTTGTAGACGGTAAAGAGATTGTTCATTCATCAGTAGCAAGTACCATAAAGGAACGAGACAAGATCATATGGAATCTAGCTGATCTATATGATACTGTAGAAATCAACATAAAGTCTGCAAAAGAACAATCCTCAGATTTTAAGTACTCAGAAATACCAAACATTCCAGTCCTAGACGAAGATGAAGCTAAGGACTTTTTTGATGATAAGAGTGGGTTTGTGTTTGATAGAATAATAGAGGCTATGGAAGAAGGATTATATATGAATTTACCAGAAGTGAGATTGTTTGAGTTGAATGGTACAAGCACATATCTAACAGCTGAAAGATCGGGATGGAAAGATGGACTGAAGACTGCACTCAAATACTATATTGGAGTAGAGCAATATGAAAAATGCACTAATGTAAAACAACTACTCGATAAGCTATAAAATTTATTGGTTATGTCAAAGAGAAGAAATCGAAAAGCGAGAACTACCATGCTGCTCCAAAGTCAGATTGAGCAAGCAATGAAGGTAACTCGATCCAACAAAGCAGCTGCAGAATACTTGAGAGTCAGCTATCCATTATATCGCAAGTTTGCTAAACAATATAAGAACAAGGAAGGTATCACACTCTTTGATGCACACTACAATAAGTCAGGTGTAGGTATTTCAAAAATAGGATCTTCTAGCAAAAGAACAAGCCTTGATGAAATCTTATTAGGTAAACATCCAAACTACCCACGTCAGAAACTACTAGCTAGATTGATAGCAAATGGATACTTTCCGGAAGAGTGTTCTAATTGTGGCTTTTGCCAGAAACGTCCTACCGATCTTAAAGTACCTTTAGTATTAAACACAACTAATGGTAATAAAAAAGATTTGCGGTTAGAGAATTTAGAAGTGTTATGTTATAACTGCTATTTTGTAAATGTTGGTAATCTAGGAAAAGTAGAATTGAAGGTGAATGTAACAGAAGCACCAGATAAGGCAGAAGAGTTGTTAGAAAATAACGATAGTTTAGATGCACTCTCTACTATGGATATTCTTACTGAAGAAGAAAAGCTTCAGATGATTAAAGACTTGAAAGACTCGTTTTGAAAAAGTTTTTTGGATATATTGTATATTGGGAGAAGCAACATCTCAGCAAAAAGACTAGAAAGTCTAAATGGTATTTCTGGTTAAAGTTAGTTGTGTTGTGGCCTGCTGTACTTGTATCCCTTCTAGAACGACTGATAACCAAAAGCAAGATACCACGAAAGGATAAGCCACCTATTGTATTAGCAAACATCGTATCAGGATTTAAGAATCTAGCTTTCCCAAGCAAAGAAGTAGAAGAGATGGCAATGAAGCGAGCAGCTATATGTGCTCAATGCCCTTCAGCACAAAAAACAGGAATATACTCTGTAGTAGTTGATAATCGTACAGCAAACATCCAAGGCATGAAATGTACAGATTGTGGATGTAATCTTAGCGCAAAAGTACGAAGCTTGCACGACTACTGTCCTCAAGGAAAATGGTAAAAAAAGTTGCATAATCGATATTAATTCCTGATATTTAAGTAAAATTAATTAGTTATGGAGTACGGATATGCATGTATCAATATGGAGTTGCGTAAGGAAGGAATCTACTCAGGTAGAACTTGTCGCAAAGCTACTTGGCAGAAAGGTGGCTTAGAATATGTAGGCGAGTTAGGCTTACAAAATCTTAGAGATCTTTTCAAGATCCTTCAATGGAACGAACGTAATGGCTTTAAGTTTTTTAGGATAGGTTCAGATATCTTTCCTTGGAGTAGTGAGTATAAGTTTTCTGACTTACCACAATATGACAAGGCTTGTATGTTGTTAAAAGCTATAGGTAACTATGCTAAGAAGAATGGACATCGATTATCCTTTCATCCAGGTCCTTTCAATATTCTAGGATCTATCAAACCAGAAGTAGTAGAGCGTACAATTTACGATCTTAACCATCACTCAGAAGTATTCGATCTTATGGGATTCGAGCCTAGTCCATATAACAAGATCAACATACATGTAGGTGCTACATACGGTGAGAAGGATATCACATTAGGTAGATGGATCAAGAACTTTCACAGATTAGACGAGGGTACAAAGAAACGTATTACGTTAGAGAACGACGACAAAGAATCTATGTATACGATTGCCGATCTTATGAGAGCTCATGAGGAGTGTGGCATACCATTAGTATTCGATTACCATCACCACACATGTCACTCAGGTGATATGACTCATCAACAAGCTTTGGAATTAGCTATTAGCACATGGCCAAAAGATATTACTCCAGTAGTGCATTATTCTTCATCTAGGAAACTTAACGAAGACTCTTCTGTTAAAGCTCAAGCTCATGCAGATATGATCTACGAGAGTGTAGATGCTTATGGGCATGACATAGATATTATGTTTGAATGTAAGAAAAAAGAGGTTGCAGTGTTGCAATATCGAAATAAAGAGCGTATATTAGTCTAAATTAAAACAATAAGATATGACAAGATTAACTGTCCATTTAGAACAACCAATATTTAGAGAGGTAACTCCGGTGAATGTTGGTACAAAAGAGACTCCAAAAATGAAGCCTAAGAAGAGCAAGTGTATTCAAAACACTTTATCATTCAAGAATATTACAGCATTAGATGCTAAACATATTCTACAGAGAGTTCGTAAAGCTCATGGAATTGCCACATGGACTGATGGAGAGAAGAAAGGGCAAGAGATGATTTATATTGTACACTAAAGAATAAAAGGCACGTGAAAACGCAGACGCTAGTATGGCTAAGACCGGCATCAGCCGAAGACTAAGGAGCCCACCTCTGCCTTTTTTTAACATTAAAAACCAAAAACCAAATATATGTATTTTACAGTAACAGTTAAAATCCTTACCGACAACGGAAAAGGTGGAGTAAAAAAGTTGACAGAAAGGTATCTAGTAGATGCTATGTCAGTAACCGAAGCAGAAGCTAGGATGACTGAATCTTTATCAAAAGACGGAACACACGACTTTGAGATAGTTGCAGCAGGAGTATCTAGGATTGTGGGAGTAGTAGAAAAGTCTGTATAATATGGATCCATTAGACCATATAAACCTTGACCGCTTCTCTACCGATTCTGTAGTAGAAGAAGTACGCCAGAAGTTTGCCGACAGAGCAGCTAAAGGCTACGAGAAATATAACGCTACAATGGATCGTGATGATCTATCCATAGACCAATGGTTAGAACACGCTCAAGAAGAAGCAATGGATTTCATCCTTTACATAACGAAAATCCGCAAAGAGTTAGCAGCCAAGAAGTTTTGTGAATGTCCACAATTGTGATTATTTGACTATTTATAATTATGAAACGAGTTGAAAAACATAAAGAGAGTAGTACGGACAAATTCAAGAGCCTCAGTGGCGCATACAGACAAGCCTTAGTGGAGTTGGGGATGTACTCGATCCCCACCCATAAGGTGCACAAAAACAAAAAAGCATACAATCGAAAACAAAATCAAAATAACAAATGGAAAGAAGATGTATAGTCTGTGGAGTTGAAATTCCTTTAGGAAGACTTAAAATATTACCCAACACAAGAACGTGTGTCCAACACTCAACAACATCAGCATATGCTGCAAGACCAGTACATACTGGAACATCAGCAGATGATGCAATGCAGGGTATAGCAATCTTTAAAGACCCAAAAGCAGCAGCCGAGTTTGATCGTTTAAAAGATATAAAGTTGTAATGGGAGTTGATGATCGACACGAAGCATATCGTCAGACGTTCACTAGAACATACATCCGAGAGACGTTAGAGAATATTGAAGATAAGCATGATGTAGCTAGCATTATATATGATGCTATCGAATTAGCCTTACAAACAGAATACAAATGGCCTCGTCCAACTGTAAGAGGTGTGTTGGAAGAAGTTTTAGTAAAACACAATAGAATGTCATAATGGAAGATCCTTTAAAGTTTAGTGCAGATGATGTAAAGGTGATTACACCTATATATGATTATGAAGATAATCCTGGAAAGGGTTGTTTTGAAATTGCTATAGATTTTGATGAAGGAACAGCTTTTAAAATACGATATGGCGCTTTTATGGATTACAGGCTTGAGGTAGACAGAAAAGAAAACAACGGTGAATTGTTTATGTTCTTGATGAATAGATATCACGACAAAACCGTATCGCATGCCATTCACGACTTATATGATCTAGGATTCCCAGTTGATGATTGGGTTAAGGATTATGTCGATTATTTACTGAATAAAAAAACTAGCAAGATGTCAGCCATGCTTGCTTTTCTTTCCGCTTTAAGATCCTTTGGCGGAGATGCTGACGATCTAGATCCCGATAGTGGGAGCTTAGATATATAACACAATGACACGCTTGACCACTAACAAATAGAAAATATGGAAACACTTTATTTTACTTTAGGTATAGCTTTTGTGGTTGTTCTGGCAGTAGCTGGAATGGCTGTTTGGGCTGCTATCAAGGTGGCGAAGTTAAACGCGAAACTCAGAGACTATGATGAGAAATTTGCAAGTACCCACAGAGACATAACCATGGTCGAGCAAACTCTAATGAACATACACAATACTGATCGTGATCAGTTGAGTCGGGATTTAGATGAGCGAGTTGAGCAGGCAATTTCACACACTGACTCTCGATTCGATAAACTAGATAACAAAGTGCAAGCTTGTTGGGACGATAAGGTTTCAACTAAGCAATTGCTCAAAGGATAATTAACAAACCGTTAAGCGTGTCTAATTGTGTTTTCCCCCCTATTTATATAAGATGAAACATAAACTACTACCACTTCTTGTATTGGTAGCTGCACTATCATTAGCTTCCACAGCTGCGTATTATAGTGTGTTTGGAATAAGCAAACTCTTTTCAGCTCAGACAACAGCTGTCATAATAATGGCTGGAATATTAGAAGCATCCAAAGTAATTACAGCTGCCTATCTTGAACGCTTTTGGAAGACTATCCATTGGGTTCGTAAGATCTACTTTGTATCAGCAATGATTGTCTTAATGGGTATCACATCATTAGGAATATATGGATTCCTGGTATCAGCATACCAAGAGACAGCATATAAGATGCAAGCCGTTGATAAACAAGTTGAAGTGCAAATCAAGAAACGTGACAGATACAAACAGCAGGTTTTAGATATCAATAAGGAACAGCAAGACATTAACACTCAAATCATACAACTAAGTGAAGGTTTAGGAAACAATGTTGTGCAATATACTAATTCAGAGGGTCAGGTAATCACAACACAATCATCATCTACAAGAAAGATCATCAAACAACAACTAGAATCACAACAAGCAAGACGTGACACTTTAGCAATAAAACAAGATGTATTGAATGATAGTGTAACAGCAATTGATTTGCGAGTATTAGATTTAGAGACTAACTCAGATGTAGCAGCTGAGATAGGACCACTGAAGTATGTTGCTAGTATAACAAACCAACCCACTGACAAAGTAGTAAATTGGTTTATCTTATTATTCATTATCGTATTTGATCCATTGGCTATCATGCTATTAATCTCAGCCAATAAGGCACTAGCGGGTGATGGTAATCAGGAGGAGAGTAAAGCCGAGAGGGTTAAAGCCCCAACTCCAGAACCATCCCCACCAAGTGCTGTTAATGAACCTCCACCTCCTCCACCTAGAAGGAAAAATAAGAAAGCTCAAGGAAGCAAATGGTGGTAAAATAATCCCCTTCAACTGTTGCAAAATCGAATATTTATTCTGATCTTTACAATGTAAAGAGAGAGAGAAATGAAACAAAAAGTAATTTATTTTCACGGTTTAGAGAGTGGGCAAGGAGGGCCAAAGGTTGACTTCCTTGCTAGCAAGTATGAGGTGATTGCTCCAGAAATGGACTATCACAATCCTAAGTTGTTTCAACAGATGTTAGATTTGGTTCGAGGATTTGAGCCTGATATTATTATTGGTAGTAGTATGGGAGGCTATTTTGCTTACATGATTGCTACTTTTACAAAGACACCAGTTGTGCTTCTTAATCCTGCTCTCCATAGTCGAAAGTTTGAGCCTGAGGGAGTCTACGAAGGACCTAATGAAGTGGTCGGTGTGATGATTAATGGAAGTGAAGATGATGTGATTGATCCTACTGAGACAGCTAAGCTACTCAGAAAGAGCATCAAGAAAGGTCAGCTTCGTTACCACTTGAAAGATCACGGTCACAGAACTCCTATAAAGATTTTTGAAGACTATTTATAAGTATGAAGTTAAAAGATATTCTAAAGGAATTAGATTTACCAAAAGGTAAATACGTAACTCCTTCTCCAGCAGATGTAGATGATCTCAAACAAGATCTCTATAATCTTGTTGCAAATGCCTATGCTAATATTGGCGGACATCTCAAGTACAAGAAGCCAGAAGATATGAAAGATCCAAATCTCAAATTCTGGAGAGTTGCTGATATAGATGCAGATCCTGAAATTGATGTAGTTTACTTTGGAAAAAAGACTCCATTCGGTGTTAAACATACTGGAATGGGACACGATGGTGAACGAGGGAATATCAAGAATCTCCTACAAAGGAAATCAGCTGAACTTAAAACTCCTGGAAACTATGTAGAAGTATCAGGACCTGCATATGATTCATTTGTAGGAAAAGGTGGAGTGCCAACTGTAGACGATGAAGCACAAGTACGTAAAGTATTAGGTGATAGAAGGTCTCAAGAAACAACATGGCATGGAAAACATCCTAAAGGCAAAGCGCCGGGCAATGGATGGTACACAAGACAAATTAACGGAAAGCCAGTAACTAAAATAATGATAGGTAAATTCTGATGAAACTTAAAGGAATAGTAAAAGATATTGTCCTTGAAGGAAAGCTATCAGATTATGATGGATACAATACTCCTGCTGCTTTAAAAAAAGAAAAGGAGATTGGTAACAAAGATGGCAAGCCTGAGGATTCAATTACTGATTTAGATCTCAATACTCTAAACAGAAATCGTACAGTTAAAGAATACAGCTATGGACCACTTAATCCAGACGACGAGAAAGGATCTAAACCTTTTTGGGAAGACAAAGCTGAGCTATGGAATACCACAGTAGAGGCTGCTAAACAATCAAGGTGTGGTAATTGTGGAGCATTTGATCAGAAGAAAGCTACACTTGCTAAGATTGAAAAAGCCATTGGAACAGATGGTAAGACAATAGTTAAAAATGCAAATATAGGTTTTTGTGAATTCTTTTGGTTTAAGTGTGCAGGAGCTAGAACTTGTGATGCTTGGGTCGGAGGGGGACCAATAAAATGAAACAACCAAACGAATGGGATGACGAAGATTGGTATCCCGATACAGCAATATGAGTCACAAAGTATTTATCCGACACACATACATTTATAAATGCAGCTCTTGTAAAGGAGAGTGGAAGATTAATGAAGCTGAAGATATTGAACATTTGAATTGTCCACATTGCGGTAAAAGAGATGTAGTTGAATATGTGTTAGAAGATCAACGTGCAAAGCATAGAAGAAAATTTGAATGATTAAACTTAACAACATATTACTAGAAGTTGCAAAAGGAGATTGCTATCAAGCAGCTGGCAGACTTATGACAAAATTACGTGATGGTCATACGTTAGTACATGGAATGGTGAATGGACAAGGAGCATTGGAAGGTAAGAGATTTGGTCATGCTTGGGTAGAAACAAACGACACAGTATTAGATCATTCTAATGGAAGAGAGTTAGAAATCCCTAAAGATTTATACTATGCTATCGGAGGTGTTCGTAAGGAAGATAATAAGTACTACGATACAGATGAATCACTAAAATGGATACTCAAAGCAAAGCACTGGGGTCCTTGGGAGATGTCAGGAGATACCATAAGCATGTATGAAGACATTCCCACTGATGAAAAGGAAGTAGGAAAAGAAGAGATGCCAACAGACTCTGCAGATATGGCTAAGCTGATGCCTATGTTGAGAGAGATAGGTGATGGATCTGCAAAAGCATTCCCATGGCAGTATCACGAAGAGCATCCAGCTGCAGATAGTCAGGATTTTGGATATACATTCAAAACAGATAAAGGAGATTATTATGTAAGCTTCGTACATGCAGGAACCAATGAGTGGGATCTAGCATTTGGACCATTAGGAAGCAGCTCATCATTCAACATATCGCAATCAGCAAACTATGGAGTAGTGACAGGAATTGGAGCATTTAGAGTAATGGCTACAGTTGTAGAGATTGTCAAAGACTTTTTAGACTCAACATTCGATATGCACATAAACGATAAGGATTTATATGGTGAAATGGAGCATGCTTTAGAACCTAAAAAGATATCGTTTAACACAACAAAAGAGGAAGGAAGATCAGAAAAAGAAGATAGTAGGAGATCAAATCTCTATAAAGCATACATACAAAAACAAGTGCCTGGAGCAAGAGTAGAAAGACAGCCATCTGGAGCTCAAGGTGATGCTTACGTAATACACTTACCATGATAAAGCTTAAAGACATATTATATGAGATAGGTGATGCGTCTGCAAAGCCATTTGCATTTAAACGAACTCTTGGAAAATCTGCAGAAGAGTATAAAGGTAGTGATTCTAACATGCCGTATGAATCATATGATGCTAACATGATTGAGTATGAATTCACTACAGATAAACAAACTCAGTATGTCGTCAGTATTGATCTTGATGTGATGCGCACTCCCGGAACAATCCAATCAGAAGTAGATTTTCATGTGAAGACACCAGGAGGTGGGTTTAGTTTAGATGACACAAACCTAGGAGAACAATACCGAGTGATGTCAACAATAAAAGACATTGTGTTTGATTTCATAGAAGAATGGCAAGAGCATTGGTATATACATAACCTAGAAGTAGCTCCTATAAAATCATTAGATGGTGGTGATGATGATGTGGATTCAACAGATGGTGTGGATACCAGAAGAGGTAAACTATATCTAGCATTCATTAAAAAGAATCTACCAAAACTTAGTAAGCCATATGGAGTGAGAGTATTCAACGACTACTTTCTTATTCAACCAAAATTTGAGAATCCTAATGATCAAGCTTAAAGACATATTATTTGAAGCTACGATCAGCTACAAGAACGATACCACTAAAAAGAAAGAGTTAGGTACTGGAGCTCATTTCGTATTCTCAGGACGTCAAAAGGTCGGAGTATTTCATATAGAAGACACAGGAACTATACCGTTTGATCCGATGGACCGAATCAAGCAGAAAGGCAAGGGACCATCATCACCCAACTCAATATTCATGTATGGCGGGATGGCAATAATGCAATACAGACAAGGTATAGGAAAACAAGTGATACAGAAGATCTTCAAAGATAGTCCAAACACACAACACATAACACTATACACAACAGCTGGCCCAGACGGAGCAATAGGCTTCTGGAAGAAGTTAGGTGGAGAAGTCCTAGGAGAGAAGGATGGCATCTACTATATGAAAATAAATAGAATATGATTAAGCTTAAAGACATATTATTTGAAGCTAAGCAAGTAGGAATCATATACCACTATACCAGCTACTCTAGAGCTATAGACATTGTCAAGTCAGGGAAACTTAAAAGTGATGAAGGTGGAGCATTAGGTTCTTTGGATGATCCTTTTTATGCAATATCATTCACTCGTGATAAAAACTTTCACAAAGAGTCGAGATTCTTAACACAGGTTGGTTCAAATATTCCATGTAGGTTTACTTTTGATGGAAATAAGATGAGTAATGAATTTTCTATTAAACCATATGCTCAAAAAGGATTTGAGAAGGGAAGCCTTACAAAGGCAGGAAAGCAGAATTTTGAAGCAGAAGAGCGTATTGTGTCTAAAAAGAAATTTGATGTGCTACTTAGCAAATATGTAATAAGCTTTGACATTATCATAGAGTATAAAGATCAAAAGGAGTGGACTAATGATAAGCTGTATTACTTAGACATGAAAGATTGCATAAAGTTGTGCAAAGAGAAGAATATTAAGATCAACACTATAGATGGGAATGGTGATCCAATACCACCAAAAGAAGTCAAAAGCTTCTTTCAAAGAGTGTTATCAAAACTTGGACTTAATGAGAAAGCTAAGAGTAGTCCAGGTAGAGTTAAACGTGCAGGAGCTAGCTGCAAAGGATCGGTAACTGATCTACGAGCTAGAGCTAAGAAGCATGGAGGCGAGAAGGGAAAGATGTACCACTGGTGTGCTAACATGAAAAGTGGAAAAAAGAAATGATGAAGCTAAAAAATATATTGTTAGAAAATGAGCTAGATCAAGCAGCTGAAGGATTGTTTAAAGCACTCAAACCAACAATTGGATCTTTCAAAAACTATGATGAACTTTATATCCTAGATCGTGGAAAAGAGCGAGGAGCATTTGACTTAGAAATATCCTATAAAGAACGACCAAATTTAGATTATGCTTACGATATAACAGCCTATGGTGAAGGTGGTACTGTAGACATGCCAGGTGATTTAAACATAGTTGTACAGTATAAGCCTACTGAGTTTCCTCAAGCATTAAGTGGATTAGAAGCAGAGGTATACGAAACATTGAGACATGAATTAGAACATATCGGTCAGCAAAGCTTTGATGATATGTTTATTGTTGCGCACGATCCTAATCAAGACTACGACACATATGAAAACTATCTCACACAAGCTGATGAGATTCCTGCCTATGTGCAAGGACTTGTGACACGAGCAGTGCATAAGAGTATAACACTCGATCAGGCTATGGAAGAGTGGCATACAGAAAATATTAAGAACTTTGAAAACTCTGGCAAAAAAGGTACAGAGAAAGCTGATTGGTCACGTATCAAGAGTATATGGATGGATTGGGCTAAAGCTAACAGAGATAAGCTCAAAAAGCAAGACGTATCAGAAGATCTTCGTAAGTGGTTCAAACAGAAGTGGGTCAACATTGGAAAGAAGGACAAGTCCGGTAAACATCCAGAATGTGGAACAAGTGGTAAGAAGAGAGGATATGCTAAATGTGTTCCTGCTGCTAAAGCAAGAGGCATGAGTAAGAAAGAGAAAGAATCAGCTACTCGTAGAAAGCGAGCAGCACAAAACAAAGCTGGTAAGGGAGGAAAGAAACAACCAGGACAGGGAAATAAACCAATAAACGTGAAAACAAAAGTAACTGAAAAGCTTGAGTTGTTTTTAGAGAAGAACATACCAACCGATCCGTCGAAATGGTCCTACTACAAGTCGCAAGCTAAAAAGAAATTTGATGTGTATCCATCTGCGTATGCTAATGGATGGGCAGCTAAAAAATATAAAGCAGCTGGAGGAGGCTGGAAGAAAGGATGATTAAATTAAAAGATATATTGAACGAAAGCACGAACTACAATCCAAAAGACTTTGGTACAGTAAATACAACTTATGAATGGCTCGAAGATGCCTATCTAAAAAAGAAAATTGGTGACCCAGCTGACTATCCAAAGGTTAAAAAGGAACTTACAGCTCTGAAGAAAGCTATGTCTATTGCGTGGAAGTATTCTCCATTAATTGACGGCAATGTTAAACCAGAAGAATTTTTTAGATTAAAATGATCAAACTAGCAGAAATACTAAATGAAAAGCAGCTTGGCAAACGACTTGTCATATTTGACTTTGATGACACATTAGCTACATCCGAAGCATTCATATATGTGACAAAATCAGATGGCACCAAACTAAAACTAGATCCAGCTGAATATGCTACCTATGAAGAGGATCCTGGAGATAAGTTTGATTTCAAAGACTTTAACAGTATGCTAAAGAATCCACAGACTATTGATCGTAACATGAAGATGTTGAAGAAAGCTATGGCTAATGCACAAAACAAAGTAACCATACTCACAGCACGTGCACAAGGATATCCAATGAAACACTTCTTCAAGACACAGCACAACATTGATCCATACATAATACCAGTAGGCGATGCTAACCCGCAAAAAAAAGCTCAATACATTGAAAATGAAATCAAGAAAGGATACAACAAGATATTCTTTATTGATGATTCACAGAAGAATGTAGATGCAGTCGCCAAGCTTCAAGACAAATACCCTGACATTATAATAAAAACAGTTAAGGCATAAGTTGCAAAATCGATATAAAGTCCGTATATTTAATCAAATAAATTAAACATATGGACAAGTTAAGCACAGCAACAATCTACAATCTACTTCAGACAGATGAAGTATTAAAATTTATTCCTACCGGATTTACAAATGGAGATGTTCGTCTCTTCTATGTAATAAAAGAATCACCCTACAATCAATTAGAACCAGGAAGTGTGGTGAGTGCAGATGTTTTATCTGACAAGGAAGTTGAGTCTGCATTTGGTGTTAAGTTACCTACGAGATCAGGAGTTATCACCATTAGTCGTACAATTAAAGCAACACCTAATGACAAGGATTTAGGAACCACACTAAGAGATCGTCAGATTGAATTAGAGCAAAGTAATCCAACATTTGAATTTGATAAATACAAAAAGTAATGGCAATAAATATAACTGAATGGTTGGAGTATCCAGAGAGGGTTTCTCCTGAAGCTCTCAAAAACGTAAAAGCTTTCAAAGGACAGCAGGATTTGAATTCAATTCACTTTGTGAATGATCAACTCTATGCTGATTACGTTTGGCAGATGATATATGAACCAGAAGACAACGTAAAGCAGCTAGATGAATTTGGTCCTTATAGTAAAGATGGAATCGCAGATGAGTTTATTTCACCATATACAAAGGTGTTTATGTTCTTAGACACCATGCTGCAAAGCGGTCAAGATGCAGAATTATTTTGGCAAACCTCTTCTACAATGGCACTGGATGAGATTGGCAAATATTGTCAGATATGGTTTGAGAATCCAGACAGAGATGCCAAAGAGCTGTTCTTTGAAATGAGAGATGTATTAGAAACTTATTTAGAAGGTTGTTAATGGATATTAGATCACTAATAATTGGATTGCTGTTTATGGCAGCAGCACAAGCTTCAGCATGGTTTCAGCTCAATAGTCAGTTCTTTTGGGAATGGTGCAAGAAGCATGAATGGTTTATGATTATCATACCATCAATTCCTATTTCGTTTTTTTACCTATATGCTACTAAGTACCTATACTTAGCATTTGATGGTGCTCTATGGCCTAGCAGGATTTTCAGCTTTGGTACAGGAGTAATAATATTTGCAGCACTTGTGTATGTGTTTAATGACGAAGGTATAAATACAAAGACATTAGTTAGTTTAGTGCTTGCGTGTGCTTTAATGGCAGTGCAGGTTTTTTGGAAATAAAATACAAAAACATGAAAATGAAAGTAATAGTACCTATCGTAATCACCTCCTACTTTGCAATCGCATTGTATGGTCGAATGCATGAAAGTAGTCCCAATCAACATGAAGATTGCAATCATGATCACTCCAATCCAATCAAGACAGATGAAGTATTACCTGATACTGTAAAAGTTGTAGATCAAATTACAATTGTTACTGCACCACCATCTATAGATAGTTTGATTTATGCAATGATTCAGGTTGAGAGCAGAGATAATGATTCAGCTTATTGTGCATCAGAAGATGCTGTAGGTTGTTTACAGATCCGACCAATTATGGTTAAAGAAGTTAATCGTATTTGTAAGAGGTTAGGAATCAAAAAAACTTATGAACTTCAAGATAGATGGTCACGTTCAGAATCAATACAGATGCTCAAAATTTTTGCTAGATTTTATAAGCTTAATAATCTTGAAGATATAGCTAGATGTTGGAATGGAGGACCTAGAGGAATGACCTATGCTTCCACTAAAGGTTATTGGAACAAAGTACAAAACGAAATGATATGATGAAACCAGATGGATACGATGCAGCGATTATTGGCTTAGAGCCTTATTCGCAGAGGTTTGTATACGACAGACAAAAGATGATAACCATTTCAGTTTATGATATGGATATGACTCACGAAGATGCTATTGAGTATCTCGAATACAATGTGTGGGGAGCGCATGTAGGTGATCAAACACCAATATATATTGAGGTAGGAAAGTACGATGAGCTTGTTGACTTTCTGGATTAGAAAGAGTATAGTTATATAAATTTAAGTTATGAAGCCAGAAATAAAATCAATCACAATCAAAGTCAGAGATAGTCACTTTGATGCATTTATGAAAGGAGATTTTGAGGATGTCGTATGGACATTGGGAGAAGCAGATCCAGACAGATCAGGATACTTTGCTCACAGACAAGTAGAATTACAAATATCAACAGATACGTATCAACACCTATTGGATGTTAAGAAGGAAGATGAAGCACAGACTAAACTTCCATTTTAACTATGAGTAAAGGAGAACTATCTGTTAGAACATCAGCTTTGTTATTAGCGCTAGTTGCACCACTCGTGTGTGTAGCTACTTATGGTTGGGAACATTCGTATTCAGAATACTGGAACACACCACTCCAACCACTATTTATACTATCAAATATCATAACAGCTTATTATCTATTTGATTCGGAGAAATGGAAAATCCCTGCAGCATTCTTAGTGTTGCTAATAGGCTTTTCTGTTGAAGATTATTTAGCAATTCACAACTGGATGGCTGTATGTTTCTTCCTAGCGTGTGTTGTGCCATTAACAACAACCAACCACTTTAAGTGGATCTTAAAACCTTATCTTGCTTGCACGATACTTGTGTTTTATGATATGTTATTCGCTGAGATCTTAGCAATAGCGTGTTTAGTATTATTTCACGGATTGATGCTATACAAATACAAACGACTTACAAAACAAAAACAAATAAATAATGAGCAAAATGAGCGCTAAAGCAAGATTACAATGCCTCCAGGATTGGAGAAGATCGATGGGTATTAAGACCAAAGATGAAAGAAGACCACAAAAGAATAGAAAGCCGAAGAGAGCTAGATTCCAAAAGAATGTGATGTAATTTTTTTTATTTTTTTTACTAAACTGTTGCTAGTCTGGAAAAAAAGGGTGGTCTTTAGTATAGAGATGCAGGGGCAGGGAGCTCTAAGATCTTCACTAGTAAAATCAAAGTTATGAAAAAAGCAAAAGAAGTTAAGTACGGAATCGAGATCACAAAACCATGGAGCAAAGAGATGTATGCTCACAATGAGAAGGTTGGTGAAGATATTAAGACTCAGATACTCAAGAAGTGGAATGAGGCAATGGAACAAGCCAAGCTCGAATATGATGAGAATACTTGTGAGATCGAAGCTGAAGAGCATGGCTACGAGATTGAGCCTTTCTTAGAAAGAGAATACACAGATGTCCAAACTGAAGAGTTGAGAAGCATTCAACAGTATGTTACTTGTTATGGATTCGGAATGGGATATCCAATGAAGGATGTTGATGCAGAAGTTATTAACGAGCTTGAAAATGCAGCTAGCTATCGATTGAAAGAGATGGCAGAAGACATGGAGTTAGAGTTAGAACAAGAACTAATCGGATTAAAATAATGGAAAAGAAAAACAACTACGGAGGTATTGGTATAGCAGAAGCACTATTCTTAGTGTTTCTGACCCTCAAGCTAACAGATAATATTGATTGGTCATGGTGGTGGGTTACTTCACCACTATGGATCCCAGTGGCTTTGTTTCTAGTCATAATGGGAGTAGGTACGTTATGGATTTTAATTAAAGAGTAAAGAAAATGAAAAAGCATATAGAATTTTTTAAGAACTGTTGCATGTGGGTTACTATGATTGTTGCTTCCATGGTATTAGTTAGTTTTGCGATAAAGGTATTAGTGTGGTCATTGCATATGATAATGATTTATCCACACATTGCATTTGGTTATCTTGTCATTGCTACATTAGCTGGTATAGGTTTTTTTCAATTAATTGATAAAATTAGAGAAAAATAATTGGACAAACTGTTGCAAAGACGATAAAAAAGGGTGTTCTTTACTATGTAAAGAGAGAGATAATTAACACTAACAAATAATCACAATATGGCAATTATATTTAACAACAAGAAAAGAAAAGCAAAGGTCGAAAAAGATCACAGCTATGCAGGCTTCTGGCTTGACAGAGGAGCTGCTAATGTTACTCTCGATGGTAGGAGTCAGGCTAGTAGTGTTGTAAAAGCTATTAAGCTTCGCAACTATCAGAAAGCTATTGGTAACTTCGTAAAGATTCTATCTCAAAAAGATGTTCCAGTTTACTTTAAAGGTACTGAGTCTTACACAGACTTTAACCATGTAACTATTGCTGGTAACATCAACGATAAGAACTTCGATGTTACTGCTGGTCTAGCTCTTCACGAAGCTAGTCACCTTAAACATACTCAGAAAGAAGTGCTTACAGACTTCATAAGTAACTATGAAGGTAGCCACGGAGATAAAATGGAGATCAAAGATATGTTAAACTGGATTGAAGATCGTAGGATTGATACTATCGTCTTTAAGAATTGTCCAGGTTACAAAGGCTATTATCATAAGATGTATGATCACTACTTTAGAAACAAAGACATTGCTAAGATGTTAAAGAGTCCTAAGTATTGTACTCCTACTATGGAGAACTTCTTCGCTCACATTATCAACATGATGAATCCAGCTTATGATTCTAGAAGAATTGTCGGTCTTACTGAGATAACGAAGTTGATTGATGTTAATAACATTAGTCGTTTGAAAGACACTGAAGCTGCTTTAGAGCTTGCTAAGAAAGTTGTCGCTAGGATTAACGAAATTATCGAAGAGGCACAGAGTCAAGAAGAGGAAGAGCAGTCAGGAGCAGGTGAGAATAACGAAGAGCAAGAAGAGCAAGACACTCAATCAGGTCCAGGTCCAGATTCTTCTGACGAAGAAGAAGAAGAGGAAGAGGAAGAGACTGAGAGTGAAGGATCTGAAGGTGATGAAGAAGCTCCTGGAGCAGAGGGTGGTACTGATGATGAGGAAGGAAATGAAGGTCCAGAAATGCAAGATCTAACTCCTCAAGAAGAAGCTAAGGTTCAGAAAGCTCTTGAAGAAGCTAAACAACAAGTGAATCAGCAGACTAACAAGAAACAGATCGCTAAGAGTGTTTCTAAGAAGATCATTCAACTACAAGATTCAGAAGTAGACTTTGTTCCAGTTGGAGATGGTAATCAGAAGACTGATTGTTTGATTTACAGATTAGACAAAGAGACTGCTAAGTTGGCTACTGTTACAATAGCTAATGAGTTTCTTGCAGAGCTTAGAGTTAAAGATGAGTTCAAAAGCTCCTACAGTGATAAGATTACTAAAGAGCAGTCAGATGCTCAGAAAGTAATTAGCGCCTATGAAGGTCCAGCTGGATTGAATAGATTAAGTTATGGTTCACGTCAAGGAACTAAGCTGAATGAGACTCAAGTAAACGAAGGTCTTCAGTTAGGAGCTATGCTTGGAAGAAAACTTCTTACTCGTAGAGAGTCAAGATCGTTAGAGACTACTAGACTAAGAAGTGGAAGAATTGATAACAAGAGACTTGCTCATGCTGGTTATGGTATCGAGAATATCTTTAGTCAGATTCATATTGAGAAGTACAAGAAAGCTAACATTCACTTAACGATAGATGCATCTGGATCTATGGGAGGTGAGAGATGGAAAAACTCAATCAAGATGGCTGCTGCAATTGGAAAAGCAGTTAGCATGATTGATGGATTAGAGCTTCAAGTGAGTATGAGAGAAACTGATCAGAATGATACTCCAGTTGTCTCTATCATTTACGATAGTAGAACTAACAGACTAGGTCACTTAACTAACCTACTTAACATCTACGATTGTAACTCAATGACTCCAGAGGGATTATGTTTAGAAGCTATGATCAAGAAGAACTTACTAATTCCTTCTAACGAAGAGTGTGATAGCTACTTAATCAATATCTGTGATGGAGCTCCAGGGTGTGGTAACTACGGAGGATATAACGCTCGCTACCATACTAAGAAACAAGTAAAGAGAATCAACAATGAGTTGGGAATCAAACATGTAGGTTTCTTCTTTGGAGATCCTGATAGAAATGGATTCTTTCAATTCAAAGAGATGTACGGAGTGAAGCAGAGTAAAGCTCTTCCAGATGCTAGTAATGCAGCTGCGATTGCTACTCACTTGAACAAAGAGTTAATGAATAAGTAAACAACAAGGAGGCAACCAGAGTGGTGATAAGTCCTCCTCCACTAAATAAGTTAATATGAATACAATTAGTACAATTATTTTATTATCAATGCTGGGTGTCTTAATACTAGGACTTTCCATTAAGGCATATGAAAAACGTAAAAACAAATAACATGAAAGCACCAGTAATTAAAGACTACTCAAAGTTGAGTAAAAGAGAATTAGAAATCCTTGCTAGAAAGTATGGAGTAGAGTTGGACAGAAGATTGCGAAAGGATACACTCATACGTCTAGTAGAACTCGCAATTGAAAAGCATGACGAGGAGCAAGGTTCGTTAGGAGATTCACACCAAAAATTTTTCTTACGAGGAATTTTCATAGGAATGTTTATTGGAGCAATTGTAACGTCATTTGTGGCAGTAGCATTGTATGAAGGAGGATTGCTATGAGAAAGTGGAAAGAGTTATATTGGAATGACTTCAAGAGCTTCGTGTGGAGACATGGTTTGATGATTGTTGTTGTGGTAGGATGTATTGGATTAATACAATACTCAAAAGTACTAGCTAACGCAAAGAATGAATACATACAAGAGCTAGAGCAGTACGTCAAACTATTGGAAGATGAGCGGCAAGAGGTAATGGATAGACTTGTTACAATTAATAAAGAGATTGATTTTCTAACAGAAGACAATCAAATACTCGGATCGTATTTAGCAGAGATGAGTTTAACAGACACAACATATGAGCAGTGAAGAACTAGAAGACATGGAAGACCACGCATTTGATATGGCGTTTGGTAAAGCAATGGAAGAGTTGAATCGTTGTGAGTATAGTGGACTACCTTCACCTGCAGCATACGAGCAAGCTACTAAACTATCAGAAGCAGCACCAGCGTTGAGTCAGATTGCTAAGGAATATAACTTGAAGCTAGGAGTATTGTCAGACTTCAGAATAGCTAGAGCAATATGGGCAAAGAGCTTAAAACAAGTAAACTATGAGTAATTGTTATCCAGACCAAAGAAGACGCAATACACCTAGAGTAGATGTAGTGCAAGACTTAGACACAATGATTGGCAAGAGAGCTGCAACAAACATCTCACCAACATTCAGAGCTCGCTTCTTGGGTTATGATGACAAGTGGGGATACTTTGAAGTAACAAAGAACCATAGCAAGAGGAAAGGATTGAACTGGGGAAAGTATAATGATTGTGCTGGACAGATAATAGAGATACCAACACAGATGTTACGATCCCTAACATGGCTAACTAAAAAAGGACAAAGATGAGTGAGAAGAAAAAGATTAAGAAACACAAACTAATACTCCAGGAGTTAAAACGTCAGCTAAAAGAAAATCATCAATGCATTGATTCAAACGATGGTGAAGCTAGCCAATATATGACTGGCTGTAATGCGACTCTTATTGGTATGATTTACTTTATAGAAAAACAATTAAGATGATCAATAGCGGAAGAGAATGGGACTGGATGGATGCATGGGACAATGTCAACAAACCCTTGTACGACAAAATCAAAAAAGTTAGAAAACAATCCAACTTGGAGGCAATCGAAGAGATCCTCCAACAAGCCGACGCGCATGGTTTACGAGAGGAGGTCATAAGATCCGTCGCGCAGGAAATTGAAAATGGTGGCAGGGAAATGTCAATCGTAGACGCGTACATACACGCATACAACGATTGGGTCAAGTAACAAAAGGTAACATGGAACTAGCAAAAGCAAGTTGGGTAATAGCAATAATAATAATGATAGGAGTAACTATCCTATACGCAAACACACTAGACGATGAAGATTGAATTATGGAATATGTTGATGGACTCTGCTAAGGCAGACAAGTCAAAGGCAGAGCTAACATTAAACTTACTATCAGATCACCCAGCCGGCATTGGGGATCATTCGACACAAGACTTCTATAACAATGCAGAGGAGGCGTTGAGGAATCTAGTTGATGCAGTGGAAAGAATAGACATGTTGCATGACATTAAACTAAAACAAAGAAGATAGTTAATGGATATGATTATGTTTATAATTGGCTTCATTATATTTTGTACCTATGTCTTCTCTATTATGTTTAGCGTAAAGGAAGAGCAAAAGGAGTACAAGATTAAGGTAGATGATAGTATGGATTATGATGGTCACGGTAATTGGGGAAGATTCCCACCGCCGAAGAAATCTAAGAATTTTGAATGGTAACTAAAAGAAAGAGCAAATGAAAATATTTTATACCTTATTAGTGTTGGGGTGCATGGGAATGACTTTGTACAACTATGTAATGCAACCGGAAGAGTTACATGAACTCGTATTCTGGACCTTTTTAACATTATTTAACAATCAAGAGTTGCATGCACTTAAACGTAACTCGAATGACAACACGGAGCAAAACAAAGATGAGTAAAGAAGAAGATATGGAATTAAACAGCAGGTTACTAAAAGCAGCTAACGAAATTCACAAGAAAAAATTAGGTCAAGCAAATTATATACATCTACCAGCAAAATTCATACAACAACGAGCAGACGAAGAAGGAGTTACATTTGATGAAATGGTAAAGATAATTGAAGAAGAACTTAAACCAAACCAAAGATGATGAATGATAAAACCCCACTTTTAATAATAATAGCCTTTG